ACCGCCACCTCCGCCTCCTCCGATGCGTCCCCCGCCTCCGCCCCCTCCGCAGATCCGGCCGAACCCGCCGCGACCTCCGGGACAACCTCCGGCGCGACCGAACCCGCCGCCGCCGCCGCCGCCACCACCACCCGCGCGCCGGGGGTGCTGACGTGCGGCGGTTGCTGGTCGCAACCTTCATCGTAGGCGTCGGCGGGTTCTACGTGTCGGCGTTCTTCGAGCCGCTGTCGTGGCGCGTGGTCGCCGGAGCGTCGGTTTTCATCGTGCTACTGGCAATCGTCGTCCTGATGAGCGGGGGAGAGGCGTGACCGAAGGTCTGGACCCGGTGATGTCGGCTCAGCAGCTACTGCTCGCGGCGATCATTCTGTGCGCCGGCGGCTTTTTACTCGCGGGGTTCTTCGAGCTGCCGTTCAGGTGGCGGGTGGTCGCCGGAGTGCTGGTGTTCGTGGCCTTCCTGGTGGTCGTCGTCCTGACGAGCGGGGAGGGCACGTAGTCGTGGGCCGGAACGTGCTGCGCCGGGTCGAGGTGGAACTGACCGTTCGGATCACCGACGCGGATCCCAGCGGTCCCGGACGTGAGATGCTGGCGACCGTGACCGCAGACGCTCTGACGACAGGTACGCTTACATCGCTGCGGCGAGTCGCGGCCCGTGTGATCGGCGTCGCGGCCGCGGATGCGATGCCGCACGTTGACGTCTTTGCCGATCAACGTGAGAAGGTGGGTGATCACCCGTGACAGAGAACCTGGACCCGTGCCTGTGCACGGCGGCGCTGGGTGCCGCGGTCGCGGCCGGTACCGCCGTCGTGCGCCAGCGGCGCTGCGATGTCACACGACACCGTTGGGTAGGTCGGCGTCTCGTCGCGGTGGGAGCGGTTGCGCTGGCGGTATGCGTGGTGATCGCCGCGGTAGCTCTGCTCTGGCGATAGACCGCGGGTGTGATGTTCGATATAATATGACATGTGGAAGTTGAGACGATCGATGGGAGAGCTCAGACGTGTATGACGACTTTGTCTACTCGTTCGACCCGGGTGTGACGACCGGACGCACCGCCGAGCGCGACACGACACGGCGAACATCGCCGGCGAGAGGTCCCCGGGTCTCGGTGGCCAGCATCGCGGCCACGTTGGGTCAACTTGCTCAGAACTCCGCCCGGCGGGCACCGGGCGAGACGCTGCGCGACCGCCTGGTGCGTGAGCGGGACGACCTGGAGGCTGGCCTGGCCGTGGTCGCGCGGCAGCTGGCGCGCCGGACCGAGCAGATCGCACACCTGGACCGCTACCCGGCGAAGGATCCGTTCGCGGACGGGATGACGCTGGAGTTTATCAAGACGTTCCCGGGCGGCGAGCGTGAGTACACCTACGTCGCGCGGCGGATCGAGGACGTCTGGTACCTCACGGGCGAGCGGTCGCCGCAGGGCGTCGACTGGCCCGCGCTGGTCGAGTTCATGGGTCTCGGCGTCGCCGAGGTCTACCAGATCGGCGGCCGCGGCGGCCGGCACAAGGTGATCGGCTGATGCTCACGCCCCGGCAGGCCCTGCTGTACCTGGTCAGCCTCGTGGTACTCGTCGCCGCGGTGACGTGGCTGTTCGCGTCGCTGGGTAGCTAGGTGACGACGTCGTGGCGTACACGCGTCGCTCGTCGCTGCCGGTGGATGAGGTCGCGGTCGGGTTCGTGGTGAACGGTACGGCCATGCGCCTGGACAGCATCGACGACGAGGTCGAGGCGGTCCGGCGCATGGCCGCCCGCGGCGTGACGCTGGCGGAGGCCGCACGGCGGTTGCGTATGAGCACGGACACCGCCCGTAAGCGCGCCCGGGAGGCGCGAGTTCAGCTGGGTACCGACGTCCCGGAGGCGCACTGGACGTACGCGTACTCCGGGTACGGCGCGGCACGCCGCCGTCGGAGCGAGACGCGCGCGGCGAGGTTGCGCGGGGACGTGGGACGAGACCGAGATGCGTAAGGTCTTGGTGCCGAGTCTGCTGGTTCTCGGCGTAGCTTACCTCTGGGTGGTGGGCGTGTACGTCAACTCACGTGATGAGCCGGGCGCGCGCCTCGCCGGCGTGGCCCTGGTCACCGTGGGAGCGTTTATCGCCGGTATCTTCTTCGGCTACGTTGTGAGGTAGTGAGCGTGGATTCGTGTGGTCAGTAACCGATGAAGGAGCTCCCGTGGTAGATATAAGCGAAGACCCGATCATCCGGGAGGCCAACGCCCAGCGGGAACACGAACGCCTGATGCGGCAGGACGCCCAGCGTAGCGAAGAGAGCCTAGCGGAGATAAAAGCTGTCAGCGGGAAACACCGTCGTGTCATAGCGGCGGTTGCGCTGGGTGTCCTGGCGGCAGCCGCGGTGATCGTTGCGATCATCTGGGCCATAACTGATGCACAGGCTCAGGACCGTCGGTTCAGGGACGTCGAGCGGGAGCGCCAGGCCGGGATCGCACGCACCTGCATCGAGGCCGGCAACATCTGGATCGACGATGACTGCCTCTTAGCGGTTAAGAGCGAAGGGAAGTAGACGTGGATTTAATACTCGCGATCTTGGTCATCCTGGGTGTCTTCGCCGCGGTGCGTGTGCTGCTCCACCGTGATGTCACTTGGCCCTACCGGGTGTTTGTGCTGGTCTGCCTGGCCGCCCTCGGCCTGGCTCTCTTCATCGCGGCTAACACCGCGGGAATGTAGGTGACGTTGTGAGTGCTGCCGCGGCGGGTGCGCTGGTACTGGGTCTACTCGTGTTTTACGTCGGTAAAAACCTCGCGCTCGACCGGGCGTCGTCCGCGTTCACCCGGGCGCTCGGCGCGGGTATGGTCATCGTGAGCCTGACGACCGGGGTGGTCGTGGTCACCCGGGAGCTGGGTGCGTGGTAGCCTAGACACGTGTGGTGATTTACGATATAATCGAACCAACGAACCGGGAGGGTTCACCGTGACCGGTAGGCCGCGTCTCTGGGACCTGGACGACCTCGTCGCCGTAGGCGACATCGCGCGTGAGTTTCACGTGCGACCGGGCGCGGTGGTGAACTGGCAGACGCGCTACGAAGACTTTCCCACACCGGTTCACACGGTAAGCTCCGGGCGGCTGTTCAGCCGTACACAGGTGCTCGACTGCATGTGCAACCACGGCTACGAGAGCCTGGTCGCTAGGATGAGGAGATGATCACGTTGAAGTTCGACCCGGACGCACTGCCGAACGTCCAGACCGTACTCAAGCTGGGGCTGCGCGTGGCCGTCGACAACGGTCGTGTTGACTCCTATGAGGCGAGCGTCGCCGGAGCGGTGTTGCTGACGGCCCTCGCCGCCGACCCGTCGTTCGCCGACGAGTTGGAGACGGCGCTGGGTAAGGACAACGCCGGTGTGGCTAAGACCGCACTTACCGAGCTTACGGACATCACGGACCGGCACGCCCAGCCGGTCGACCTCCCCAGGCGTGTCGCCTAGGGGACGCAGACGCCCGTCGTCCAGGGGCGCGCGTCCGTCTTCCCCCGTTGACGAGGACGCGCGGACCGTCTGACGCGCCGGACCACCGACGTCGGGTCCGAGGTCGCGCGGAGGGTTAGGACACCGGCTAGGTGCCGGAGACCCGGGGTTCGAGTCCCCGGCGGGCGACGACAACGTCGCGTTAGGAGAAGTCTTATGACCAAACCGGTCGATGTGAGTCCGGCGGTAGACGTCACCGCTACCACCGTCGAGGAGTCCCAGGCCAACCGGGTCCGGATCAACTGGAAACTTCTGGGCCAACTTTACACCAGACCGCACCCGAACCAGAACCACGTTCACGTACGTTGTTGCACCGCCGAGCCGTTAGGTGTGGGTGAGGTTCTTCAAGAGGCCCTGGCCGCACAGCATCTTCTCGACCTGGCCGGCATCCCACTCGGACGTGGTGATGACCGGGACATCGACGCACGCACGTGGCTCGCCGTCGAGCTGATCGGCGGCCTGCGGGAGCGGCTCGGCCGCATCTCTGCTTGGCACTCACAGGAGACCGGTCCGGGTGGTCTGGTTGGCAGTCTCTGCGCCGAGTGCGGCGAGACGTGGCCGTGTGATACCCGCCGGATGGCCGACGGTACGTACGATAACTCACAGGTTGAGACACGTGACGTCGGCCTAGGCTAGGGTCGGTCCGAGCACGGGTAAGGCAAGGCATCACACGCACGCCCGGGCCGCCGGTCCGGACCCGGTATCGACGGGTTCCGGCCCGGCGGGCGCGCGAGGGCCCCGGGCCGACCTAGGAGCTTGTCCTGTCAACCACCGCTACCCACCACAGACCCCGGCACCTGCGCACCGCGGGACCGCCGCGGGTCCGCGCCACGGAGCCCGTCATCCGCTCCCACCGCCGCACCCCGAACCTGCGATCGCACCGGCCGGCCGGGCCCGCCTCGTACCGGACGCGCGGCGTCCTGGCGGTGCTCCTCCTGGCCGGCGGGTTACTCGCCTCCTCCGGGGTCGCCGGACCCGCCGGTACCGGCACGTCCGAGCGCCCCAGCGCCTCGAGCGTCACGGAACACCCGCCCTCATCAGGCAACTACGCCCCGGACCACCGGGATGCCGAGGGAGGACGTCCGGAGGTCGTCGAGCTGCGCACGTCGCGCTCCGCGAGACGCGGTCGCGCGGTCTCCGCCGTGCCGACTCCGCGCCCGGTGCCCGTGACCTCCCGCTGGGTGAGCCCGGTGCTCGGCGGCCGGGTGTCGTCGTGCTACGGTCCTCGGTGGGGCACGACGCACGAGGGCGTGGACATCTCCGCGCCGTACGGCACGACGATTCGCGCCGTGGGCGCCGGCACCGTCACCCAGGCCGGGTGGCGCTGGTCCGGCTACGGCTACACCGTGATCGTGCGGCACCTCGACGGCTGGTCCACGTTCTACGCACACGCGTCGACGGTCTCGGTCCGGACCGACCAGCGGGTCGCCGCGGGGCAGGTGATCGGCCGCGTGGGCGCGACGGGTCGCGCGACCGGGCCGCACCTTCACCTAGGGGTGGCGCGAGCGACCGAGCCGAATGTCGTCATCACATCGTTCACGGACCCGGCGCCGTTCCTACGTATTCGCGGGATCGCCGCGGGGTGCGGCTGAGACCTTCCTGATATGATGCCGTGCAACGGGTCGACGTTCGTCGCACGACGGGCGGGAGGTGTGCGCGATGACGGTGGGAGAGACGCCGCAAGAGGCCTATAAGCGCGGCGAGATGGACGGCGGCATCGCCGAACGTCTCGCGGAGTACGGACGACACTTTGATCGAATCAACGGATCCCAGGAGAAGGTTGCCGAGGAGCTTCAGGAGCTACCTAAGTTGCGCCAGGAGATCCAGCGTGTCGCGGACGGCGTCGAGTCATCGGCGATCGCCCAGCGGGATCTGGAGGCGGCGTTGCGCCGGGCCGGAGCCGCGCGCTGGTCACCGGTCGAGCGACTTATCGCGGTGGTCGTCACGTTCACCGCCGTCGTGAGCGCGGTGGCCTCCGTGGTCTCCCTGATCGCGGCCAACTAGGTGTGTTGGAGATCGCATATGTATGATATAATGACAACATGAGGACGCCGATCGACCTGCCGTCCTGGGCACGCTGCGTCAACTGCTACGTGCCGGCGACCGGCGGGCGGATCATCCACCGGCGCGGTTGCCCGGAGCACCGGCGACCGCGACGCGTCGAGCTGGAGCGCGGCGGCCGGGTTCGCGCGGGTGACCTGCCCGCGTTGATGAGGAGATGAAGTGCGTGGATTCTTGGTGGGGCTGACCACTCTCGCCGCCGGTATGCTGGCGATGATCGCCGTGTACGTCGCGGGTGTTCTGACCTGGGGATGGTTCGGGTGATCGGACCTAGCTTCTGCTCGTGTGGTCACCGACACAACCGGCAGGACGGTTATAAGCAGATCGACCGGGAGCGAAACATCTGGGGGTGCGGCACGTGTGGTCTTCCGACACGGGCGCACCTCGAGGCCGTGCTCCTCCGGGCACAGGCGGCGCGAGGACTGTAGGAGACCGAACGAGATCGACCGACGAGGAGATGGAACGCGTGCTGACGCGCGTAAGACGACGACTGTTAACCGCCGCCACGACCGTCTTTGTGACCGCGCTGGTCGCGGCCGGCCTGTGGCTTCAGGCGCCGCAGCTGCGGCCGGGTAAGGAGCCCGATCCGGACCGCGTGCTGCTCAAGCTCTACGTCCAGCGACTGCCGAACAGCAAGATGTTGACGATTCGTACCAGCGTGAACACCGTTCCGCAACCAGACCTGTCCTCCGTTCCGTACGGCGCCCCGTACAACTGGGAGCGGAAGAAGGTGGTCCTGGAGACCGACAGGGTACTGCTGTCCGTGACCCAGGAGGGTGAGGGCTTGGTGACGTGCAGCCTCGTGAAGAAGAACCTGCGAACCGGTAAGGTGGAGGTCGTCGACGACTCCCAGCGGACGGATGCCGGCTCCGTTCGCTGCTACATGAACCGCTAGCCAGTGTGATCCTCCGCGGCCCAGACCTCGCCGCGAGTCCTGACCGTAACATATGATAGGAGGTTGTGCGTAGGTGTTTACGATTAGGAGACTGATCGTGGCGTTCGGTGCGCTGGTGGTGGCGACGGTGGTGTTCACCTACCTGGTGCTGACGTACGGACGGGGTCTACCGTGAGGGGGAAACTGATAACCGCGTTATTCGCGTTGCTGGTCGCTGTGGTAACGGTGATCGTATACCTGTGGGTTACGGCGAACTTTCAGCCGCGGTAGAACCCGGCTGACCGGGTGAACGAGACGTAGGGAGGAGGTGATAGGCGTGATCCACGGAGGTACCGGAGTCGCCGGGATCCCCGACGTGGATGTTCCCGTCCCCAACCCGGCGGACGGGTTGAACGAGGACTCGGTGTTCGACGGGTTCGCCAACTTCGTGACCGAGCACTACCGGGTCGTGTCGGTCGGCATCATCATGCTGGGTCTAATGATGATGTGGAAGCGTCCGGTGTGGCGCGGTATACTCATCGGGGTGCTGCTGCTGAGCGGCGTCTTGTTTTTCGCTACCGCGTAGTGCGTAGACGTACGCGGGTTCGACGCCGGGTACCTGGGAGGAGGTAGAGAGACTTGGGAAAGAGTAAGGGTGGCTTGGGTAAAAACGTCATCGCCGCCGCGATCGGCATCAGCATCGCGTTTGTGCTGGCGCTCATCGTGTTTGGCCCGCCCAGCTGGCTGTAACCGGAAAACACACCCCTAGTGCCGATCGGACCGGCCGCGCGGAGCCGCATCCTCCGCGCGGCCGGTCCGTGTGCTAGGATCAGCACTATGAGGCGAGTTCTGCTGACGGGGGCGGGCGGGTTCACCGGGTCCCACGTGTTACGTCACCTACTGATGAACACCGACTGGGACATCATCTGTCCCGTGACGTTTCGTCACCGGGGCAACTCGGACCGAATCGCATCCGCGCTGCGGAGCAACGACGACTGGCACCGACGCGTGTGCGTAGACATGTGCGACCTGACGGCACCGGTCGCCGACACGGTCGCACGGCGGTGGGGCGAGGTGGACTACGTCCTCAACATCGCCAGCGAGTCACACGTGGAACGGTCTCTCGAGGACCCGGTGCCGTTCGTGCGAAACAACGTGGAGCTCATCCTCAACGTCTTAGAATACGCACGGCGCGTGAAGCCTCGGCTGTTTCTCCAGATGTCGACCGACGAGGTGTTCGGACCGGCGCCGAACGGCGTCAACTACCGGGAGTGGGACCCACACGTACCTAGCAACCCGTACTCAGCCTCGAAGTCAGCCCAGGAGGCCATCGCGATCTCGTACTGGCGGGCGTACGGCGTGCCACTTGTGGTCACGAACACGATGAACCTCTTCGGCGAGATGCAAGACACCGAGAAGTACTTCGCGAAGATCATGCGCGCCGTGACGCGCGGCGAGAAGTTGACGGTGCACGTCGGTCCAAACGGGGAGGCCGGCTCACGGTTTTACATTCACGCTCGCAACTTCGCCGACGCGTGGCTGCACCTGGTGCGGCTCTTCGACGAGCCGGGCTACTCACCGGACTTCGTTTTCCAGGATGGGCACACCGGTCCGATGGGGCTTCCCGCGTACGCCGACGGCCACGACCGGCCCGCGCGGTACAACGTCGTCGGCAACCGCGAGGTGGATAACCTAGCACTCGCGGAGATGATCGCCGACGAGATAGGGCGATCACTCCGCTGGATACCCGTGAACTGGCACGAGTCGCGGCCCGGCCACGACCTACGGTACGCGCTGGACGGCTCGAAGCTGGCGGCGACGGGGTGGAAGTCGCCCGTGTCGCTGGAGGAGTCGGTGCGGCAGACCGTTCGCTGGACGCTCGATCATCCCGAGTGGCTGTGAGTGGCTGGGACCTCATCAACGAGGTTGTCGGTCCGAGCTTCACGTGCGCTGTGTCCTGCGGCGGGATCATCGGTGTGATGTACTTTCTGGTCGTGATTCACAGCCGACACCGACGCCGGTAAGCCACCGTGCGACGCGAGGCACGGTATCTGCGCGAGATGCTATGCTGTCGACGTACCGCAGACCCCGACGGCGAGGAGGCCACGGTGTCCGTACCGCTACCTACCGGGTGGAGTCCCGGACGCAACGAGGGTGAGAGTGAGGCTGAGGCCGCCGCCCGCCTGCTCGTCGAGTATCCAGGTACCACGGGAGTTCGGAAGTTCTTCGGCACCAGCACGATCAACTCGGGCGCCGGCGCGCTGGGCGTCCTGCCGAACCACGCCGGAATGCGCGTCTCGATCAGCTTCGAGCAGCTCACGGTGCCGGTGAACCTGCGCGGTGAGGTCATCGAGCTGGTGCAGCGCGGCTTCGAGGTCGACGTCATCGGGTACCACGAGTTCGAGAAGAAGGTGACGCCGACCCAGCTGCTGTCGGTGTACCGGCAGCTCGACACGATGTTTCCGCGCAGCGACCCGCTGCGCGCCGCCGGCACGGTACAGCTGGTCGTCGTGGCCACGGTACAGCGCGCCCGGGTGTACGCGCCCGACGACCTGCGACGGTTCATCACGCCGGACCTCGCCCAGCTGGTGGACATCATCGGGTGGGACTGGTATCCGTCGTACGCGAAGAAGTCGGACATCGATCACTACGAGGATCCGGCCGAGGCCTTCGCGCTGATGCTGAGCTTCGGCGACGAGGTGGGCGTCCCGGCGTGGGGACTCTACGAGGAGAACCACGAGCGCATCACCGAGGCGAACGGCTTTGCCGTGAACCTGGACCCGTCCGGTGTGATGTGTGCCGACTGGATGCTTCGCTCCTATCGCTGGGCGGTCCAGAACCGGTGCGTCCGGTGGTTGCACTTCCACACCAGCGGCGGTCGACTGACCGCACCCGGCAACGTTCGCGCCCCCGAGTACAACGCCCTGTTGGAGATGATTGCGATGTCAGGACCGGTCACCGAGCCCGTCCCGGGTCCCGACCCGGTACACCCCCAATACGTCTACGGCTACGACGCGGGACTCGCCGTGGGCACGGACGCGGGACGCGCGGCCGGGCTGTCAGAGGGCCGGATCGAGGGCGCTCGGTCGTTCGCCGACGGCGTCACCGCGTACGTCGCGGACCAGCGGCCGTAGCACCGGAAACTCGTAGGACATTTATCGCAATGTGTCGGCTACGGCCGTGTGATGTATGGTATGATATATCCATGCTGAACGACGGACAAGTGATGATCGGGGTGTCGGGTATGCCACGTAAGTCGGCGTCGATGATTCGCGCGAACAGACACACGGTGGTGCTGTTTGGCCGCGACCATAAGATCGTGGCGACTGCGGTTCGAGGCGAGGGCGCGGACCAGATCGTCGTCTTGACGACCGCGGACGGCACCGAGATCCGGCGGTCTCCGGGCGCCAAGCTAGAGGTTCGGTGACCACCAAGCTGTTCGACCTGTACAGCTGGGTGGCTAAGCTGGCACCGCTGAGCGTCGTGTCGGCGGACGGAAGAGCGCTAAGTTGCGGCAAGCCGTGGGAACTCAGGTCGATCAACGTTCCGGTTATGTTGCACTCACCTCGTGTGATGATCGGACACGTCACCGCGCTGCACCAGACGCGAGACGCGCTCTACGCCGCGGGCGTGATCGAATGCTACTTTGTCGCTCAGGTACGCGGCGATAACCTGAGGCCCCAGGTCGACCTCGGCGGAGACTGCGTCGTGGAGCGGCAGGGTGAGGTGATGCTGTTTCACGCCGGCAGCGTGGCGGCCGTGACACTGGGTAAGACGCCGACGTTCGACGACGTCTGGTTTACGATCGGACGTGGGTTTATGAGCGGACGTGTGTTGTGAACAGCATAGGCGTGCGTATGGACGAGAACGGACATTTGGTCTTACGCAACACACGAGGTGAGGTGACCTAGTGCTGTACATCGAGCGCGGACCCGCCGAGGTTCTGCGAGCTCTGCTGTCCGACGATCCGGTGGAGCTCCAGGATGCTATCAACTTCCAACGCGAGTCATTTCGTGCGCGATACGGCTGCTACCCGGAGGAGTGTGAGATACTGCCCGGCGACCAGGTTGACGTCGACGAGCACGGCAATCCGGTCTGGCCCGGTGACTCCTGATGCGCTGGGTGCTCGGTAGGATCTTGATCGTCGCGATCCTGGCACTGTGCATGCTCGGCGGTGTCCTCGGCGCCCTCGGTCTGGACGGGTTGCTGGGACTGATCGCGGTGTGTCTGCTGGTGTGCGGTGTGGCCTGCTTGATGCTGTTGCTGGACTACACGGTGAAACGAGGACGACACCGTCGCTGACCGGCGGTGCGACGAGAGATGAGGTGTGTGTGTGTGGTGGGTGAGTGGTGGTGCCTCGGTGCGGCCGGGTTGGTCGTGGCGGTGGTCGTCGGGTACGCGTACGTGTGCGTCCGGTGTAGCCCGGCGGGCGGGAGGCGCGGTCGGTGATCCTCGCCACGAAGGTTAAGATGTGGTTGACCGGCGTCATCGTGATGCTGATCGGCGCGTTCACGTGGTCGATCTTGCCCGAAAACGTACACACGCCGCCGTGGACGGATGACGGTGAGCGGATCGTGCACATGTACGTGCGATCGACGTGGCGAGCGGTGCACATTCACGCGACGGGTAAATCACGTGTGCGCGGCGAGCTGGTGGGTTATGATGACACCACTAAGCCGCCGTGGTCACGCGAGGTTGTGTTGAGGCGTGGCGAGACGGCGACGTTTGACGTCGTGGCGAACATCCAGGCGAACGCCGACAAGCCGTACGCCGTGGACTGTCAGATCATAGTGAACGGCGTCGAGGAGTCGGCGGAGCATGAGACGACGACAACGCACGTTCCGCGCGGCGCGGTGTTCTGTCATCACACGGTGATCGGATGAGGCTGCGACACGAGAGTCACGCACCGCACTGCTACGCATGCTCGTTGATCATTCCTAACCCGCGTCGTAACCAGCGGGTAATGGCCGAGAGGCTGGAGCTCTACGAGCGTGTGGTCGAGCTGGTCGAGGACTGGATTCCTAGCATATCGGTGACCCGCGGTCGCATCCGGTGCTACCTGTACTGGGATGACCTACCCAACATACGAAGGTACACGATGAACTGGGTCGTGGACCGCGCGGTGGCTGACATGATACTGCACGGCGTACTGGTGCGTGAGAGTCACGGTGCGTACCGGGTTCAACGAGAGGATGATAAACTGTGCTGACCGGTATACGTCATAAGATCACAGCCGCGCTGGTCGCGCTAGGCGTGGTGGTAGGTCTTATGACGTGGTTTTCGCCGAACGCCGATCGACGTCACGGACGGGTGAGGGTCACCATCGAGGTGATCGTAGAGCCGATGCGACACGCCGAGTTGACGTGGCAGATCGGTTCTGAGCAAAACCACATAAGTCAACGCGTGGGTCGCTGGGATGTTACGCGATACGCACAACCAGGTGACGTGGTTGTCATAGACGTTCGGTCCACCGATCCCGGGGGCATGTCATATATCGAGTGTAAGATACGGGTGAACTGGGATGTGGTACGCGGGCCGGTGCGCGGTCGAAGTGCGTGTCGTCTAACGATGATTGTGCCACCTGCGTAACCTGTGCGTGTGATCAGATATGAGATATGAGAGATGCGAGGATGATAAGCGGTGACGCAGACGATAACCTTGCGGTCGTGGCTGGTGCGGAAGCTCGTGATTCCTGTGATCGTGGTGGTAGCCGTGGGTCTGGGGGTCGCCCGGTATTCGGTGGCCGATGTGGAACGCGAGCGACCTTACCGCGTCACGTTGATCGTCTCGTACGTACCCGGCGACCGGTATCCGTTCATCACGTGGTACGCTGGCAAGCGGTTCGACGAGCTCAAGGCGAAGACGCTCTCACAGTGGGACCTAACCATATTCGCGGATGCCGGCGACGCGGTACAGCTGGCGGCCGGTTCGCCGCACATCACCGGCATGGGTCGCCTGCGATGCACGATCAAGGTGGACTGGCAGCACGTGCCTGGGTCACCTGACGAGGACGTCGACAGCTGTCAGGTGCGGTATGTGATCCCGCACGTGCGAAGGGCCTTCTAACAGTAGCGTACGGTATAGTGGAATCGTGATCGACGCACGCCGGAACCACATGCGCTCGCCGCCTCCGGAGTACGGATCCGCGTACGCGCTGGCCGCCGACATGGTGGACCCACCCAACCTGCGGTACCGAACCGACCCCGCGGCGTGGGCGACGGAGCGTGCGGGCGTCGAGATCTGGTCGCGCCAGCGTGTCGTGATGGAGTCGGTGCGGGATCATCCCAACACGGCGGTGAGATCTTGTCACTCCACCGGTAAGAGCTTTGTCTCGGCGCTGATCACATGCTGGTGGCTGGACGTTCACCCGGCGGGTGAGGCGCGCGTCATCACGACCGCGCCGACCAGTAAGCAGGTGGACGCCGTTCTGTGGTATGAGATCAACAAGCTGCACACGCGGATCGGCCTGGCCGGCATCTGTCACCTGCGCGACTGGTACCTGGGCCGGCAGCTCGTGGCGCTCGGCCGGAAGCCGCCAGACCACGAGGAGGCGGCGTTCCAGGGCATGCACGCCAAGTACCTTCTCGTCATCTACGACGAGGCGTTCGGCATCCCGAAGAACCTGTGGAACGAGGGGTCGTCGCTGGCCTCGAACGAGTACGCGCGCCAGCTGGCGATTGGCAACCCGGACGGACCCGGCGAGTTCGAGAACCGGTGCCGACCGGGATCGCCGTGGAACGTGATCCACATCAGCTACCGCGACACACCCGCGTACAGCGGGGAGCGTGTGTCGCGTGGTCTGCTGGAGAACCTGATCAGCGAGCGCTGGGTGGAGGAGCGACGTGGCGACTGGGGCGAGGACAGCGCCCTGTTCCAGTCGAAGTGCGAGGGTAACTTTCCGGGTCAGGGTGACCCGTTCTCGACGATTCCCCACCGCTGGGTGGCCTCGTGTCGCGTGCTGGAGCTGCCCGAGATCGGAGCGGTCGAGGCGGGGATCGACGTCGGTGCCGGCGGGGACCGCACGGTCATTCGCGAGCGGCGGGGACCGCGCGCCGGACGCGAGAAGGTGTTCGTAGACGAGGATCCGATGCGGTCGGTCGGCAAGCTCGTCGAGAAGATCAACGAGTGGGGTGTCACCCGGGTAAAGATTGACGTGACAGGTATCGGCTGGGGGCTGGCGGGACGGCTGCGCGAGCTGTCCAGCCGGCACAACTCGGCGGGTGCGCTGCACGGTGACACGACGCACAACGCGGAGGTCGTGCGTGTTAACTTCGGCGCCGGTCCTAGCCCGGGTAAGGAGAGGCAGTACCTGAATAAGCGTGCCGAGCTCTGGTGGGGCGTCGGTCGCGAGAACTCACGCCTGGGTCTGTGGGACCTCACCGAGGTGGACGACCAGGTGGTTCACGAGTTGACGGCCCCGCGGTATCAGATCCTGGACTCCTACGGTAAGATTAAGATCGAGCGCAAGGTCGACGCCATTAAGCGCCTCGGCGTCTCGCCAGACCGCGCGGAGGCGCTGTTACTGGCGTTCTTCGACCCGGGTCACGACGCACCGGGTGTGTCGCCGAGCGTCATGTCAGCGTTCGCGGAGGCCGACATCCTGGGTGGGATCTCACCGCAAGACTCGCTGGTCGGAGTTCGATGAAAACGCACGTAGGTGCACACCTTAGTGGTGTGCACCTACGTGCGCCTACGTGCGTTGTACTTTAGCCGACCGGCCGCGCCCAGACGTCGGAAGGAGGCGCGTTGGTGCCGTCGTAGATCAGGAACTGCCACATGCGGAACTGTGTCGGCGCGTCCAGACCCATCACCTTGTACGCGGCGGCACGGCTCTCTAGTTGGAGTCGCTCAACCTCGCCGTACGCCACGGCGGCATCGGGCTCGCTGAACGTACATGCGTGTGCTAGCTTGCCGTCGAAGACGCTCAGCAGTGTTCGTCCCGGTACCCAGCAGCTGGGTGGACAGCTCAGCGTGTGCTTGCGGCACTGCTGTGTTACGGCTAGTTTTAGGTCCACTTCGGGCTCCCATCTATCGTCGCCGTGCTCTACGGCTATTTTATCACATGATGCAGTGATCAGCAACAGGTACGTTGCTTGTTGCACCGATGGTGTAATGTATGATAAAATAGAACCAGCAACCGGTTAATCGGATGAGGCGATGATCTGTGATGACGCACACGGTACGACTCGACATCACTAACATGGTGACGCGTGATCACGCCGCGGACGGGATCGTACATCTGCACGAGGCGTTGTGTGACCTGGTGGCCGGGCTTGACGTCGTCTTTGACATAGGTGACATGATGAATGAGTTTGGTCACCTGACCGTGCCCTTCGTGGGTACCAGGACGGCGCTCGAGGTGTTGATCGACCGGTGCGAGGAAGACACGGATCTGCGACCGGAACTGTATGAGTCGATCGAGGTTGTGCCGTACTTGACGTAAACGTATCGCCGACGATAGGATGATGCTAGGATGCTGGGCGTAGGTACCCGCGTACGCGCCGCTTTACTCGTAGGTCTAGTCGGTGTGGTCGGGTGCAACGTCGCATTTATGATCTCCTAGCGAAGGGAGCTCGCCGTGAGTAGGCCGTTCGACATCCAGATCAGCCACGTTCAGACGTACGCGGCCGGCGGCGAGCTCGTGCTGCGGTGCACGCACTGTCGCGCGCAGCTGCTGCGAACCCGAAAGCCGATAACGCTGGTCGAGCAGATGCGCGCGGCGCGGCATCCCGACTGCCCGGTGGAGAGCGAGATGTTGATCGAGGCGCTGGGTGATCTCTACGTAAGAGAGGAGGCGTCGAGCGCCGCCGTAGTGGGAGATTCGTCAGAGACATAACGTAACGTTAAACGTCTTAATGAGGAGGAGCTAGGTGGATCGAGAGACGAAGAGGGACATCCGGGAGGGCAGCGCGATCACGCGCGCCGTCGGCTGGCGGGCGATCGTGGTAATCGTCGTGATTGTCGTGGTGATCGGTGCGATCGGCGCCGCGATCTGGTACTTCGGCGTCGTCACGTCCGGTGTGAAGGGCGCCGGTGAGCAGACCAAGATCGTCAATGACGGTCGGAACCGGGTCAACGCCCAGGAGTGGTTTCACACGCAGTACAACCAGATCCTCGCCGTGGATCGTAAGATCGACGAGTCTGCGCGAGCTCTGGCCGGTGCGATCGCAGCGAAGAACGAGACCGATCGCATCTTCTGGAGAGACACCCTCGCCGGGCAGAGAAACCGGTGCGCCCAGATGGTGGGTGACTACAACGCCGAGGCCAACAAGATCTCACGCGGTGGGTGGCGCGATCCCGCGTTACCGTACCAGATTGATGACACAGACCCGAAGACCGACTGTAAGGAGACCACTAAGTGAGGTTCGAGATCAACATCAGGTGGAAGCACCTACTCGTCGTACCGGTCGCGCTGATCGCGCTGGTCGCCGTGAGCGCCAGCTCGTGTGGGGGCGACGAGAGCATCCCGCAGAACGACCCGGTCGCGCAGGCCAACTTCGAAGCACAGAAGAAGAACGACAAGGTACCCAACCTGAACGACTCGCTCGAACGCGGCAACATCATCGAGCATCTCAATCGTAACAACAGGTCAGATCGGCTGCGGTACATCTACCTACTCGCGGACACCGGCGGGATCTACGCCTACTTCGTCATCAAGGGCAAGGTCACCTCGACCGGCGCACAACTCACGCCAACGGACTCGATCGTGGACCCGTGTACATCGTCTTACTGCCCAACCGTGGTGCAGGGTCCCACCGATGACGGGTCGTTCGGCGGGGACGAGGGAGGCATCTACTTCTTCACGGACACCGGGATGGAGGTGCAGTGGAACGGTCGCTGGCTGGTCACCGACGAGCCGATGACCATCAAGACGCCGTCGTTGACCCTGGTCACTAAGTAGGCGGTATGCCGATGACACCACACCACCGGGTTGTCCGGTGGTGTGGTGTTGCGATATAATGAAAACCAGAACGGACCGCGACGAGTGAGGAGCGACGGCGTGATGAGTATCAAGGTGGATGTGGTTTTCAGCGGTGACCAGGCTGACGGCGTGAGCGATAACGAGGCGCTCCGGCGCACGGTCGAACGCCTCACGGCGAGCACGTCGGTGACGTGGCGTGACACCGGCGTTCGCACCGGCGGCGGGTGGCCCGAGGTCGAGTTCGAGGGTTCTCCCAGTGAGATCGAACTGGTCGCGTGGCGGTACGCACACGGGCCGAGTGATGACGTCAATCACATTCTCACGGAGCTGTTGAGGTCAACCGGGTAGCACCAGCACATAGCACATCATCACGCCGTCGGGGTTGCTCGGTGGCGTGATGATGTGCTATAGTAGAACCAGGACGGAAGCACAACACGACGAGGTGATGACGGTGGCTAGGAAGTCCGCTAAGACGTTACGCGCCGAGGCTGAGGGCGCCCGGTACTACGCAACGGTCGAGACCGTTCCGGTGGCCATGTGTGACCTGAGGCCCGGTATGGTGCTCGTCCGGCCGAGCGGCGAGCGCCGCCGGGTGGTTACCGTGGGCGAGGACGTTTGCGGGATCGTCACGGGCCGGATCGAGGCCGCCCGGCTGCGCGGCCTGCCCACCGAGGGCACATTGTGTTACACCTCGCTGCGGCTCGACACGTGGGGTCTGCAGGGCGCGGATTTCGAGCAGGAGTGTGAGGTGAAGACCGGTCCGACGCTGACGATCGCGATGCCCGACGTCTCCGCCGACGTCGTCTACCGAGTCGAGGTCGACTCCGTTCTGACGACGCCGTGACGCACGAGGACGCACCGGTCCGACCTGAGGACGCGGTGCACCAGCAGCTCGACCTGCTGCTGCGCATGGGACAACCCAGCTTCGAGCAGGTGGTGGTCGGAACGCTCGGTCCGGCATGGAGCAAGGCGCTGGGTGAGCGGACGCTGGAAATGATGCCCGATGTCATGCGGCGTCACATTCGGGTGGCGTCGACGTACCACGTAAGCGCAGACATGGTGACGCTCGTCGAGCGCGCCGCAATCCGTCTGAATGATGACGACACGTATGACGTCTCGTCGCCGCCGACGCCCGCCGGGTTCGCGGTGCTCGATCGGCCGCTGTCGGTGGGTGATGTGTGGGGCAACGAGATGCTGGTGCACGCGGTCGCGTGGGGCCCGATGAAGGTCATCAGCGTGCGGGACCCGGAGGACTCGCGGCGATACCGCGAGACAGGTGTGATTGAACGCGACGTGTTAGATCACGACGGCAACGAGGTCAGCGACGCGACACTCTTCGTCATGTACAACGACGTGAATCGGCGGCCAGACTTCTACGCAGCTAAGATACTCGAGGAGATCGGAGAGCGCCGGTACCGCGAGTCATTTGGTCACCTGTCCCTGATCGGCGCCGAGCTGCTGAAGGACGGCTCGCAGGTAGGACCTCGTACGGTCGATCCGAAGCGTCTGCCGCTTAGTCAACTACAGCAGGATCAACGGTGGGACACCGAGAAGCCGCGTCCGTTCACCAACTCGTTCCGGCTTATGTTGGCGATGTTCGAGCTGATGACCCAGCGGGTCACCACCACCGCACGCCGACCGGCCGCGAAGACCACACGTAAGCGTGCCGCCCGGGAGGGTATGGCCTCCGGCGAGGTGACCGTCGTGACGCTGCGGCGTCACAGCGTGCCCGACCCGGACCGGGAGCGCGAGTCACGGGAGGTGGACTGGAGCTGCCGCTGGGTGGTCGACGGGCACTGGCACCGGTACCGCGTGGGACCGGGCCGGGCGGGTGTCCGGCGGATGTGGGTAGACGACTACGTGAAGGGTCCCGACGACAAGCCACTCAAGGTAACACATAAGATCTACGACCTGCGGCGCTGATAACGCGTAAACGATCTTTGACGCGTGCTACGGTGGTAGCCGTACCTACGGCCGGGTCGATAGGAGGTTCTATCATCGACATCGACCTAGGCGACGTCGTCGCCTCGATCAGGCTACGCACCAAGTGTTGCACACCGCCGCGACTGGTCATACGCGTGGGTGTGCCATACCCAACCACACCGGACGACCGGATCATACACATTCGGTCATTCGGTCGCTTCGACAGGAAGGCAGGAGTTAGCGTGGACCTCAGGGCCGACATGCAGGTACCTCTCTCCGTACAGTTCACGGACGAGGTAGGCAACCCGGTGGGTACGCCGGCGGGTGCGACGGTGACGTATACCGTGGACGACCCGGCGATCATCAACCTCACCGACAACGGCGACGGCACCGCGGTGGCCGCCGCGACGGGAACCCTCGGCACGGCGAACGTTCACGCTACGGCGTCGTTCAACGGCACGACGGTGACGGGTGACCTGCAGATCGTCGTGGTCGCGGGTCTCACCGAGCGCGTCACGATCGTCGCGGGTGAGCCGACCGAGGTGACGCCCGACGCGTAGCAGATCACACAAGATTACCGCACGACCGTATTGCCCGGTCGTGCGGTAATGTGATATAATGGTTGTAGTAGGTAGTCGAGCGATGAGGGAGCCCGCCGTGGACGTCAAGGTCAACTCACTGGGTAGCATCGAGATCACCGGTGCGTCGCGCCGGCCCGGCGAGGTCGAGGCGGACCAGATCATGAAGCTGGTCTCTGAGGCGCTGGGTCGCCGGCTCGAGGCCTTTAAGCTGAGCGGCGCATGGTTCATTTGGGATGACGTGTCACGTACGATGATTGCGGGTGACCAGGCGCGCGGTCAGCGACGTCGCGCCAGCTTCGCCCAGGCGCTGGCCGACGCGACCGGGCGCGCCGTTGTGCAGAGCGTTTCGCTGGTCTGAGGACGAAACCACCCGCGCGCGGGGGTGGTCGGCGGCTGGTGGCCGTCCCGACGAGTCCGACGAGTGATGAGCGATGAGGAGTTGAGCGCAGTGGCGAAGGACGGGAACGGCACGGGTCTGGTCTACCGTGTCGACGAGAAGACGTGGTCCGTCTACGACATGTGGTTTGAGGATCGGGTCATCTTCGAGGTGGCGGTGAACAACACCGACCCAGAGCTCAAGATTTACGTGGGTCGTCTGGCCGCTACGTGGGCGATGGTTCACGATCTCGATGACGATGAGATGAGCTTTGGCGACCTGATCGAGACGAAGGGCCGTGCCAAGCGGGGTACCCACGAGGTGGGCGGCACACCCGTCTCGCCCGGCGAGATCAAGGATCACATCGACGGCGCGACGATCCAGTCGTACGTGTACCCGCGGCTGCTCTTCCTCATGGCAGCCGTGTACGTGCCGCTGAAGCCGCAGGTGCCACCGGTGTCGCCGACCCAGGAGCCTCAGATCGTCGATAAGTCCGAGGACGTCGACCCGCTGGGTGACACCCAGCTCTGACGAAAACTTATCATCATATCACACCACCGAGCGTTGCTCGGTGGTGTGATATATGATATAATAATCGTAGAGAATAAAAACTGATTGAAGGATGAATCGATGAACGGTCGACCCGAGCACCAAATGCCCGACATGGACATGCGTCAGCGAATGACAGCGTACGCCGAGGTCTCAGAACACTTTGATCTACGTTCAGCACAGCGAGATGCGTTGGATGCCACTATGTTGTATCCAGATATTATGCGTGCGGCACACGTTAAAAATTGGAATCTCGTTGAGGCGTTGCTCATAGACGCGGCTATCTTGAGTGGAAGGTGACGAAAGATGATCACGCGAGACAAGATCGCCGGCTCGTTCTACGGCCTGGCCCTGGGTGACGCCCTCGGGCGACCCACCGAGTTCATGTCCCTCAAGCACATCAAGCGTACGTACGGGAGCTACGGCGTCATGTCGCTGCCCCGGCCAGCGCTGTTCACGGACGACACCCAGATGACCCTCGCCGTGGCGAGGGCCGTCGGCGCCGCGCGTTGGTTCGGGCCCAACGAGCTGGTTCGCACCCTGACGACCGAGTTCCTCCGCTGGGCGGTGCAAGACCCATCTCGCGCGCCGGGCGTCACGTGCGTGACGTCCGTGCGGCGCCTGGCGATCGCCCGGGTTCGTCACGAGGCGTGGACGACGGCGACCACCGTGTCCCGAGGTTGCGGCGCCAACATGCGCGTCGCGCCGACCGCGCTGCTACCGGACGCCGACCTGGCCGTCTCGGCGTCGCAGCTGCAGGCCGCGCTGACCCACGGCGACCCGGTGGCGATCGCGGCCACCGAGCTGACCGCGCTGGCGATCCGGTACGCCGCGGAGGGCGCCGACCTGGTCGAGCTGCCGCGCATGCTGCTGGCTCGTGCGTACACCCAGCGGGGCATATACCGCGACCGGTGGCTGCGCGGACTGCATACCCGCTGGGTGACCCGGGGCAACCTAAGCGCCGAGGTCGTCATGGAGCGGGCGTGGGACCGGATCGCCGACACGATCCGAGGCGTTATGATGGCGCTCGCCGACTCGCAGACGCCCTATGACGTCTGCCGGACGCTCGGCGCGGCGTGGACGGCGGACGAGGCGCTGGCCTGCGCGCTGTACTTCGCCGTGCGGTTCGGCGGGGTGCCGCCGGTAGCGATCTCGATGGCGGCGAGGACGTCGGGTGACAGCGACTCGATCGCCTGCATCACCGGGGCGATCGTGGGCGCCTATCACGGCGAGTCGGTCTGGCCACTGCACTGGCGAGCGCGGATCGAGCGTCGCGGCGACGTCGAGGACGCGGTCGACACGATCTGGCAGCTGTGGGAATAACGTACGACTAACGTAATACTTAGGAGGATCGAGATGCGTCAGGACAGGGCACAGCACACGGTGGACACAATCATCGACACGCACGTCGAACAGCTCGGCGGAACGGGTGACCCGTCCCGGGTGGCGCAGGCGCTACGCAACGCGAAGAGCGACTTACACCTACTGATCGAGCAGATCTTTGACGAGTGCGGATTCGAGGCGGCTGCGGACCAGGCGATCGAGTTAACCCGGGAAGATCCGTACGGCGATCGTGCTGAGTCGTTGCGCAAGCGCCAGGCGGAGCTCGAGGCGGAGTATCCTGATGATCAACATCACTGATGTGTACAGATCAGCAACGGCAACACCTAGGTAAAACAGCTTCCAGGTGATGAGGATGACGTGGGTGGTCGCAACCGTGCGGCGGTACAACTAGCCGCCAACCTAGGAATCAGGTACGTACACGCGCTGCGACTGTTTCGCGGCGTGTCGGCGGAGTGGGCAGATCTTGACACGTACGATAAGCTGCTCGACCGCTGCCGCGCCGCACTTACCGAGGAGCGCGGTGGAAGGAAGGTGACGAGTGATGAACCCAGCACGTGATAGGTACGATGACCGGCACGTTCGCGAGGACTCGAGTCTCGCGGACGTCGCCGAGGACTACGTCCAGAGGTACGAGGGCGACTTCCTCTTCTTGCGCGACTGTCGCGAGCGGCTGGCCGTAGGCACGCGCCTGTCCGTCGCACAGGTGCGCGGCGTCCTGAACTGCATGCGCGGTGACCCGCGTGTCGGGAATCTGCCGGTGCCAGCCCGAATGGTCGACGTGGTCGGCGAGGTGGTGGACATCCGCACGCGGCGGCGCAAGACGGTGGTACCTGTGCGACCCAGCCGGATCGACCTGCCGACTAACTGGAAGCTGGTGTACGGCGTTAGCAGTCACAAGCTTGCGCGGACGGTCCACCGGGTGGACACGCGGTGGTCAGGTGTCCGGTACTTTCCGCAGAGCGACAGCCCGTTCGCTGACCGGTTTAGCGTCCAGCTGCGCTGGGTGTGCCCGGCCAACGTTCCGTACCGTTACCCGTCCGGGTGGTTGGCGCCGCGTGAGTACGCGGTCGAGCTGCTGTCACGGACGGACGCGGTAATGCTGGTTAGGGAACACGTGGACGCCGGCTGGCGGCTCTGTCCGCGGTGCGAGCGAGACGCCGCGCCGTACGGTGGTGACGTCGGGTGAACATCCTGTTGGCCGGCATCGTCGGCTCTACCGCCTATGGGCTGGCCGGTCCCGGCTCTGACGTGGACCGCCTGGGGATGTTCGCCGTTCGCACGGAGACGCTTCACGGCTTACACCCGCCGACCGAGTCGGTTGTCGCCGTCAACCCGGACCGGACATTGCACGAGGTGCGTAAGTACGCACGACTCGCGCTGGGCGGCAACCCAACGGTGTCGGAGCTGATGTGGCTCGAATCGTATGAGACGGAGACCTCACTAGGCCGTGATCTGGTGGATATCCGCACGGCGTTCCTGTCGGCAAAACGTACGCGCGACGCTTACCTGGGTTACGCCACCCAGCAGTTCCGCAAGCTCGAGTCACGCGGTGACGGCTCGTTCTCCGCCGACACGCGTAAGAGAACGGCTAAGCACGCCCGGCACCTACTAAGGTTGTGCTGGCAGGGTTATAACCTGTACGTCACCGGCGAGCTGATGATCCGACTGGATGACCCACAGAGGTTTTTCGACTTCGGTGAGCGGGTGGCCGCCGGTGACATTCAGCACGCACGTGAGATGATGTCCAGCTACGAGACGGCGTTCGACCGAGGTCGGTCGGTGCTGCCGGATCGACCCAATGAAGCGGCGGTGGAGGCGTGGCTACTGCGGGTAAGACACGCCTACCTGGGCAGCTAGGCGAAGTTCTTCGAACCCGCCGCGACCTGGACCTCTGCCGGGTTTGGAGAATTCGGTGGCGCCGCTTTGCCCATCCTCCTGGTACGGTAACACCGTGCCGCTGTGGCTTGTTGTTCTCCTCGTCATTCTCGCGACCCACCGGGTCACGAGGCTCATCTCCAGCGACGCGATCCCGCTGGTAGCCGTTCCGCGCGAGGCGTTCGTCCGGCGGTGGGGCGTCTACGCGGACGCCCCACCCGAGGAGCGCTCGCGCGTCTCGATGAACGGACGCCGCACCAACGTCGTCATGCGATCGCTGGCGTACCTGTGGGAGTGTCCGTGGTGCGTCTCGATGTACGTGGGTGCGGGTATCTCATATGCGGCGTGGACGTGGACCCCGCTGGGTGACCAGCACTGGCTCATCACCGTTCTACTCGCCTTCTCGTCCTCCGGCGTGACGGGCCTGATCGCGGAACGGGAGAAGGACTAATGACGGGTACCCACTTTCGCGACGTCTGCGTTCACGGTGACGTGGTAAGGCAGTGTCGCTGCGCCGGACCTAAGACGGACCACATCGTACCGTGTCCGCCGAGTTGTGCGACCCGGCCGCCGGCGTACACGGGACGACACCAGGTCGAGGCACAAGTAAACACCGTTGTCATCGAGGGTGAGTTGGTAGCCGATGACTAGGCCTAGCGTCTGTCGCATGGTGCACTACACCAGCTTCGGAACACCTGGCGGCGAGTATCTGCCTGTTTGTCGCGCCGCGGTGATCACCGAGGTCGGACAGTGGGTCACCGTCTCCGAGGTTAAGGCCACGAGTTACTCGAAAAGCGAGGGCCGGCCGATCCGGACGCTCGAGCAGTGGTGGTACGACGACGCCGTGGCGCTGGTTGTGTTGAACCCGACGGGGTTGTTCTTCAACGGAGCCGGACCGGTCGCGTGTAAGCACGACGAACCCTACGCCGGTCACGCGCCGGCCGGCGGCACCTGGCACTGGCCCGAGCGCGTCGAGTAGCCGAGGAGACACCCGTGGGAGACCGTCCCGTCGCCGTTATGCGGCGTCAGTTGCCGCACGAGGTTGCGTTGCACGGTGCGAACGGGCGTCCGGTAGCGCCGTTCGCCGGGCAGCTGACGGCGGCCGCTCAGCTGATGCTCGGCAGCGATATCCAGCGTCCGTACATCTCGGAGAGCTGGCAGGAGGAGGCCTGGGACTTCTACGAGGGGCTGGGTGAGTTCAACTACGGCGTCGAGTGGTTCGGCGAGGCTATGTCCCGCGTTCGTCTCACCGCCGCGGTCGTCGGCCCGGCGGGTGACGAGCCCGAGATACTGGACTCGGGTCCCGCCGTAGACCTGGTCGCGGGACTCGTCGGAGGTACCGACGGCCAGGCGCGCATGCTCCAGTCGTTCGGGATCCAGTTGAGCGTTCCGGGTGACTGCTACCTGATCGGTCGCGAGGTCGATCCCGGCGAGCTGGAGCTCGGGACCCTGCTGGACGGCGAGCCCGACGAGCACGGCCGGGTGTGGAGCGTTCAGCCGGTGCACACCGTGCGCCCCTCACGGCGGCTGATCGATGTCTCACTTGGGTTGCTAACCGGCGGTCGACGGCGACGCACCGGAACGCGGCGTGGGTGGCAGGTGCAGGTCGACGAGTCCCGCTGGGTGGACCTCCCGGGTGAGTCACTGGTCTGTCGTGTGTGGAACCGAAACGAGCGGCTGCCGTGGCGTGCCATCTCGCCGGCGAAGGCCGCGTTGTCAATCATGCGTGAGATCGACATGTATAACCGACAGATCATCGCCTCGCTGGTGTCACGCGTCGCTCTCAACGGCATGCTCTTCATTCCGGACGAGGTTACGTTCCCGGTCAACCCGGCGTACCAGAACGCCGGTGATCCGTTCGTCGCCGAGCTGGTTGACATCATGCGCGCGGCGATTAAGAACCCGGGCTCACCGGCGTCCGCGGCGCCGCTGCCACTGCGAGTACCCGCCGAGTATATCGAAAAGTTTCGCCACCTCACCTTCGCGACGCCGTTGGATGAGAAGCTGTTCCAGTACCGTGAGCAGGCGTTGCGGCGACTCGCGACGACCCTCAACCTGCCGGCCGAGGTCCTCACCGGCATGGGTAACACGACTCACTGGGCGGCGTGGCAGCTCGAGGAGAGTGCCATCAAGCTGCACATCTCGCCGAAGGTCGAGACCGTGGTGCAGTGTTTGACCGTGGGCTACCTACACCCGATGCTGCGATCGCTGGGTGAACCCGTTCGGACGTCGGACGGCAACCGCATCGTGGTGTGGTATGACACGTCCGAGCTTACCCAGCGGACCGACCGTTCTGATGTCGCGCTTAAGCTACGCGACATGCTGGTGATCAGCGATGAGGCGACGCGGCGGGAGGCGGGCTTCGATGAGGCCGACGCGCCGACCACCGACGAGCTCGAGAGCATGGTTCTCCGGAAGCTGGCCGTGCAGCCGCAGACGGCGGCGCCGGCGCTGAAGGAGCTGACGGGACTGGAGCTGTCGGTCCCGTCACCGGAGGCCCCGACGGCCGGCGCGTCCTCGGACGCCGGCGGCCCCGTGGGTGCCGAGACGTCGGAGTCCTCGGACGCCGGCGATGACGCGCCGTCCGTCGGTCCTCCGACGACCCGGTACGACCAGCCTCCGACCGACGCGACCACGGCGGCGACCGTACCGCCACCGACGCCCGACGAGCGGCGTCGGTTGGTCGTACGACGCATCCACGGACCGCTCCGGAGAGCGCGTGAGTCCTCCCGAGACGGCCGCCTGACCCGCGTAGGTAGGTAGCCCGTGGTCCAGGCGTGGGAGCCGCAGAACGAGGATCATGCGTCGTCCTTGGGTGTGATTACCGGTGATATAATCTCATCTATGAGCGCGCAAGACGATGAGGAGCTCGCGTCGCTGGTGGCCGCCGCTAAGTGGACGCCGAGCGCGCACCCGCGGGGCAAGGACGGTAAGTTCATTAAGAAGGGCGCGCTCCAGGAGCTGCTGTCCGCGAAGACCGTCTCCGTCACACAGGTGCTCAACGCCGCGGACGACCTCACGGCGGATGACTGGCAGAAGCTGACGTCAGCCCAGCAGGACTACGTACAGACGACGCTGAGTAAGCTGCCCGCTACCTCGAACGCCGGTCAGAAGGCCGCCGCGAAGCTGGCCGAGGTGAAGGCCGCATCCGAGAAGAGTACCGCACAGAAGTCACAGGTTTCCGCCGGTCATAAGGGCAAGCCCGGCGATCCGGCGAAGGTCACCACCTCGCTGATCTGGGGTAAGCACGAGCCGGGAACGGTTATCCTCGAGTCGCCTGATGGTACCCAGCGGGTCACGTGGACCGGTAAGAAGTATGTCATTCAGGATAAGATCACCGATACCGGTGAGTGGGTTAGCGGCACCGAGTGGACTAAGAAGGACACCTATGACATTCTTAAGAACGATGCACAGTGGGTGATCCCGGCCGGTAGTGGCGATCAAGGTACTGACACGCCTACACCACAGCCGACGCCGGAGCTCGACGTAGGATCTAACAACCCGGATGATCTCTGGGCTAAGGGTCTTATGACGACCGAGGAGTATGAGGCTACTACCGGTCAGATGCCTCCGTACGAGACGCTGGGTGTGCAGCCTTCCTCAGATATGACGAAGAAGGCTCCTGAGCTGCCTCACCTACTAACCGGGCAGCAGACGCTCGCCGACGTTAAGAAGTACGTCAACGTGCAGCATCCGCCGGGAACGGCGATCGCGTACTCACCAAATGGCTCGGAGCGGATCGTCGATGGCGTCGACGGATATGAGCTTGAGAGCTGGCTTCCCGTGGCCGGGGAGTGGACGCACGAAGGTTTTGAGACGAATGCTGCGGTTACTGAAAAGATTTGGAGCGAGTGGCCCGTTCCCGCGAACCTGTGGCAGGCGTCGCACGCCGCAGAGCAACTCGAGGCAGATGAGCTGCTCGAGGGCCTTGATGACCTAGGTACCGACTCGTTTACCCAGCAGGAGAAGGACGCGTATAACACGTACGAGGACGCCGGCGGGTCAGCCGGGACTCTCGAGGAGTCGTGGCAAGCCGTCCAGGACGGCAAGGCGCTGCTGCCGAAAGGTACGACGGACGCGGAGGCCGTCGCCCTCTTCGATAAGATGGGTGCGGTGAAGTACGGCGGCTCGCCCGGGTATCTGCAGAAACTCTACGAGGACCTGATCGGCGTTAGTGATGAGCTTGACCTAGGCGGCTACGAAACCGATGACTCGTTTGCCGACGGTTTCATCGTAGGAAACTCGACGAACATCTCGCTGAAGAAGGCGCACGACTTCGTCGTTAAGACGAAGCACCCCGGGGGCACCGTCATCGCGAGGTCGGCCAACGGTAAGCTGCGCATCGTACGCAAGGGCAGTGGCTATGAGAGGCAGCTACTCGAAGCCAACGGCGTGTGGGAGCCCGTAGGTGACGTATCAAACGTATCGGTGATTCATCGGATTCGCGGCGGCGTGGGCTCATCACAGGAGTGGCACGTTCCAAAGAAGCTGTGGGAGCAGACCGTCGGCGACCAGACGGCTCCGTCGGTATCACCAACGTCACCGGTGCCGAACACACCTACTGCGACGCCGAACTTCACCAATGAGCAGGTCATCTCGAACTGGCCGGGTGTGGCCGGTAAGAAGTACGCCGTTGGTGAAGATGTGGCGTTTTCGACCGACGGCTCGTACAAGGTGGTCTATGACGCGGACGGTGACTTCACCGTCGTGGGGGTGCACACCGGAACCGTCATCTCTAGCTTCGGAGTCGGCGAGGTTAAGTCCGGTACGCTCGAGTATGTGTTCAACACCGAGTGGTACGTGCCGGCACCGAAGTCACCGTCACCGCAGCTTCCCGGCGCCGGGGATCCGGTAACCGCGCAGGCCGTCTTCGACGTTGCCGGCGTGGGCAACGTCCCGGACGGTACGGTGCTCGCCGTCGGCAGCGACGGCATGGGTGGCGAGTATAAGATGCTGGCCGCCACGTCATTCACGGGTAAGCCGTCCGTCGAGCTGCTGGTCAAGCAGGCGGCGCCGAGCACGATGTTCCAAAGTGCCGGGACGTACAAGTCGCACGCCGACTACAACATAGACATGGGCATCGTCGGCGTTAAGTGGTATAAGTATGATGATACGTCTCAGCCCTTTGCGCCGGGTGCGAAGACCGTAGGCGCCCCCGAACTCACGTCTCCGGCCGAACCCGAGCCGTTCGAGGTCACCGCCGCCGATAAGCTGGGTTTCAAGGCGGCTATGAAGACGGCGAACGTCGGCTACTGGTCGAAGCCCGATAAGATCTGGGACGCGGTCACCGCGATTCAGAAGCAAAACGTTCGTGATGACGACCCGGGTCACTCGAAGTTTTCGCCGTTACAGATCTTACAGGCGCTGGACGAGCAACTTAAGACGGCCGACCCGAACCCGTACCAGAAGAAGATCCAGAAGTGGTCTAAGACGGCGGTCGGCCAGGCATACATCTCGGGTAAGAAGAAATCGGCAGATACGACGTCGTTTGCCGACTCGTCAATCGTGCCTAACTTGTGGACACAAGCTCAGAGTGCGCCGAATGACACCGTTGTTATGACGGGTAAGTCACAGGCCGGCAACGACTACCGAATGGTTGCGGACTACCCATACATTCACGTTCAGATCTTTGATGCGAACGCAGGTATGTGGTCCACTCTTACGTCGGCGTACTTTGATAGTCCAGCCGACCTAGTCGCCGTACTTGATGATCCAGATGTGAAGTGGCAGTTAGTTGCACCAAACGTGTCGGTACCGGCGCCGACACCTGCAACCGTGGGACCTGACACATCCGCCGTTGAGCAGCCAGTAGCCGCTAAGGTTTGGGATGACGTACTGAAGTTGCCCACCGGAATCATCATCGCAAAAGGCACTTCTAGCACGGGACTCACGTATCAGATCAAGGTTGCGACATCCGGTGCCGGCAATAAGATGGCTATGGTGTTCATGCACAGCAAGAACACCAACACGTGGGAACACGTCTCATCATTGTTTAGTGAGTCTGATGTAGCCGATATGTTAAACGCTCCTGGGATAACCTGGCAGGCGTGGACGCCTACGGAGGCACCGGAGGTCGTGCCTGCGATATCTCAGGGGTTGGCAGGATATCCCACGTCCGACGCCAACGTAAACGTGCCGTACACGCTTAAGAACAACCCGAAGATCTCGAACGATGAGATCTTCGAGAAGCTGAAGAGCGCCGCGCCGGGTCAGGTGCTCGCGTACGCCCGTGGGCAATACGGAAACACCAAGTATCGCTTGGTAGTGAGTCAGACGGACGACGGAGTGCCGGCCGTCGCGCGTGAGGTGTGGTTTCCACAGACCGGCTGGTCGTCGAACAAGTATGCGAAATACACAACGTCCGCGTCACTGCATGACAGTACGAAGTTTACCGTCCCGGACGGCAAGTGGGTCACCGCCGAGAACGCGAAGATCATCACGGCGAAGAAGGTCACGGCGAAGAAGGCCACTCCGGCGGCCGCGCCGGCGCCGACACCGCTCGACGGTCAGCTAAACATGGGTGGCAGCAACACGTCGCACATCGCCGAGACGCAGAAACAGTCGCTCTACACCAAGTTCAAGCACCAGCCTGCAACGTACCTCGACTCGCCGCCCAGCGACATCTACGCCGCGCTTAAGACCATCGCGGACGACGAGGGCCTGAGCCTACTCCAGATGTTGCGCGTCGTCGATGAGGTGGGCGCGAAGAAGGTTAACCTCGAGGATAAGCACCTCTTCGAGGCGAAGATCAAGAGCTGGCTGCAGACGCCGCAGGGCGCGGCGATGGCCAGCGGCAAGCCGATCCCGCTGCCCGACACACCGACGTACCACCCGGGAGTCGGTCCTCAGAACTTGCCGTCGTTCGAGGCGTCCAGCGGGTTGAAGTACGATGTCGTACCGTCCTCGCAGGCCACGAGCGTCTGGCAGAAGATCATCGCCAAGCACGGAGACGAGTGGACAGCATCACAGAAGGCCGGTCTACGCGTGTACACCGGCGGTTCGTACTTCTCCATGAACGCGTACCTGTACGGCAAGCTCGACAGCGTCTCCGCGGCGCACATGAAGAACATCAAGCAGGCACAACTGGGCATGCGGCCGTCCGACCGGCCGATGTTGCTTCACCGGGGCGTCGGGTGGAACGGTGTCGGGGACGGTAAGAATCACGACGATCTGGTGAAGAAGATCGGCACGACGTGGAAGAGCGGAGGCTTCTTCTCGACCAGCGTCGGCGGCCACGCGGCGTTCGGCGGTCCGGTGCTCATCGAGGTGGAGGCGCCGCCGGGCACGCCGATGGCGTGGGTCGACCCGATCTCGCTCAACAAGGGTGAGAACGAGATGTTGCTCGCCGCCGGACTGCACTACAAGATAATCTCCGTCAAGAAGGTCGGCAGTACGAGTGTGGTCCGCGTCCGGGTGGTTCCGCCCCCGAAGGAGGAGTCGTGAGCGGCCTACACGCCCCGCTGGGCGGGATGCTGGACGTGATGGTGGAGGCTCAGCGGGGGCTGACGGAGGCGGAGGCCATCGCGTTTCTGGCGACGGGACAGCTGCCCGACCTATCACGTGATCCTGAAGACGAGGGAGTGGACGTCGACCTGGGACCGGTGCTGCTGGACGACTACGAGGCGGTGGCGCTGCTGGGGAAGCTGGCGCTGACGGCGGCCGGCGGTTTTTTATCGTCAAGTACGTTGCATCACACGCTGTCTCGTAGTGTTACGATGCGCTTTGATCCGTCACAGCCGCGTGATGAAGACGGTAAGTGGACCGACGGCGGGATCGGCAGCCCGGCGAAGCTTCCCGGCCTCGCGTCATCCGGAGTGCGGCTGACCCCGGCGAAGATCTATAAGAAGCACGCAGACGGCGCGGTGGTCGCCGTGGCGTCCGGCGGCGACAAGCGGATGCGCTGGGCCGCCGATCGCAAGCGCTTCGTCATCGAAAAGCTGGCGGCTGATGGCGGCTGGCAGGAGACCGCCGCGCTGACGAAGACCGCGGCGTACGCGGACGCCAAGAAGCCGGGCCGCTGGGATGAACCAGACGCCGCGACACCGACGGCTGTAGAAGGTACAGATACGGACAAAATTGTACCAACAGAATCACTTCAGACGCCCGAACCTGAACCGGCCGTGGTCGAACCAACGGCGAAAACCACATCGCCCGTGGTCACTCAGCTGCAGTTTGATGTGACCAACGAGAACATTGATCCCACGCTGGTGGATGACGTCATCGCCGGGATCGGCCACGACTTTCCGACGGTCACCGAGGGTACACGTGCGATGATCGTAAAGCAGCTCGCCGAGGGCGGACCGAAACGGCTGGGGGAGTACTTTCCCGGCGCCAACAGTTTCCAACTGAACCAGAGCTTGTGGAACGCCGACGGAACGCCTAAGCCACCCGAGCAGACGCGCGGTAAGTGGTGGTCGCACAACGACGCCGAGACCGCGGTGGAGCACTTCGTCACGCATGAGCTGGGTCACCGCGTCGACAAGCTGCTAAAGATCGAGCAGCGCAACGAGATCTTCGCGCGGCTGTCGAAGTTGTGGAAGGTGTCGCCGCCGACCAACCTGAACACGTGGGTAGAGACCAACCGCGCGCTGATCCAGAAGCACGTGGGGCGGTACGCCTCGGAGAACTACAGCGAGCTTCTGGCAGAGTTGTGGGCTGAGTATCGTCTCGCTAAGAAGCCGCGACCGGCAGCCGTTGCGTTCGGAGACGTCGTCACACCGATTCTCGGCGATGTGAATAAAAACGGGCTGGAGCTTACGACGACGGCAAAAATCGTCACATCTGTGCCTAACACGTCTGGTGCGCACAATGATCTGTACGCAGGTCCTCGTTTCGAGATGCCCGAGGACATCAATCACGTGTTCGTGGACGAGTACATGGACCTCACGAAGCGAGATCACCTAGCGGCCATCGCCGGCGGAAAGAAGCTAACCGCGACTGAGAGTGCGCGTCAGTATGAGTTGCGAGATGCGCTTTACGGTCTCCTACCTGCCGTGCGAAGTCGTATAGACCAGGAGGCACAGGTCACTGCTGCTCTCGAGAAGTGGCAGCGCGATAATGACTTACCGGTTGACTCGTCAGCTAAGTATAAGCGGACGCTCGCCAGGCAGGTACATGAAGCGTTTTCAGGTAAGCGGATCGGCGTCCGGGTGACGCCGAAAAACCTGGAAAACATACTCGATGACGGGCGCTTCAAGTCGCAGTTTGAGTCGGGTAAGTCGAAGGGCAACAATGACGCGATGTTGCGGGCGAACGTTGAGGCGTCGTGGTTTGGTATCGGCCAGGATCAACCGGTGCAGAACGCGATCCTCACTGAACCCGAGAAGAGACCCATCTACGGCTACGTAATGGTCGACGGCGTCCGACCGGTGGGCATCGGTTCAGGTGACTTGTTCGGACCTAGCACAGATGCGCTGTCGCAGTACGGTCAGATCCAGGTAGTTCTCCGAGATCATGTGCGTGATCGAACCACGGCTATGTTCGGCGACTCGCTCAACAATCGACACCAGGGTATTCCATCACCGGTAAATCAACCTACGTGGCAGTCATTTACACCGGCGTGGAAGTCTATGGTGACGCAAGGTCTGGCCGGTCCGGTGCGTGACACAGACTCACCGCAGTTTCGTCACGGTAACTACGCCGAAGCTCAGGTACACGGCGGGGTTAGCCTGGCCGACATCGCGGAGGTCGTCCTGCCGAGCAACCCGCCGCCCGCACTTCGTAAGAAGTTGGATGACGCCGGTGTCTCCTGGCGAGTTCTTACGTTTAAGACCGCGGCGACCAACTCATCCGCGGAGGAACGTTCGATCGCACTGCGAATCGCACGTGAGGACCGGCAGGTTATAAGTGACGAGTTGGACCACTTACGTGAAAAACTGGCTGACTACCAGAGCCGCGGTGACACATATACCGCTGATCAGACGAGTGCAGACATCAAGAAGCTGACGCGGCAGCTTACGCTGATTACCGATGCGATTCCCGCGCTGGAGAAGGCGGTAGCACAGTGAATGTCGTAGCTGTTCGAGATGACGGTGCGCTGTTGGTCACGACCGGTGGTCAAGTCGCCGCGATTGTCTCTGACGAGGGTGCGTGGCTCACCACCCGCGGTGCGGCGTTGGCGCGAGGTACCTGGACTGAGCCCGGACCGGGTGATACCGTCCCAAGCGCTCAGTATGACGCGATTCAAGTTCGTCTAACTGCGGCACTTTCCTCCGAAGATGGTGATGAAACATCACTTGTGGCGACATTTGACGCGTCGCAGCCGCGCGACCCGCTGGGCATGTGGACCGCGGACGGCGGTTCGGACGATACCACCGAGGACGACTTCAGTAAGATGTCCGAGGACGCGCAGATCGACCTGCTCATCGCGACGATGAACGCGGCGGATGCCGGCGAGCCAGGTGCCCAGAGGGCGCTCGACCGGCTGCACAAGTGGATCGAGAGCGACGGCAAGGGCGGCGGTGGTGGGGGCGGCTCCGGGGGAGGCGGTAAGAGCCTCAGGGAGAAGGCCGCCGAGAAGGTGAAGCAGGCGACCGAGAAGGCGGAGAAGGATCGTGAGCGCGAGACGCAGGACGGTCTGCGTCCCGAGGTCGCGAATAAGAAGCACCCCGACGGGTACGTCGCCGGCGAGTCGAGTACCGGTAAGAGCCGGATCCGGTATGACGCCGAGAAGGAGGACTACGTCGTCGAGCAGCGCTCCGACGTTAAGTCCACCGAGTGGCATGAGTCGCGGCGTCTCAGTGCGAAGGAGCTCTTCGACGAGCTGTCGGAGCACCCGGAGCGCTGGGAGAGGCCCAGCGACGTGACGCGGTCGCCGGCGAGGTTCGAGGATCCCCACGAGAGGGCTCCCGCGAAGAAGGCCGCACCCGCCGAGCAAGACGCCGACGAGGATGAGGTCAACCGGAGGCGTCGTATGATCGAGGATGTACCTACGGTCTCGGCAAGTGAGCCGCACTCCGGTGCGATGGTGGCGCTGGTGCCGTCCGACGAGGACGGGGTCTGGCTGGCGGTCGACGGTGGCGAGGACCCAGACGACCTACACGTCACCCTCTGCTTCCTCGGCGAGGCGGCCCTGGTCCCGGCCGAGGTGCGCGAGCGACTGGTGGAGTGCGTCGCACGGTGCGTCGAGTCGTCCCCGACGGTCATCGGACGTGTGTTCTCGGTGGCGCTGTTCAACCCCACGCCTTCAGGCGCGCCGGGCGACTCGGACGAGACGGCGGCGCTCGGCGGGCACGAGCCGTGCGTCGTTCTGCTTACTGGAGGGTCGCAGCTCGAGCGGATGCACTTGCTGGTCGCAGAAGACGTGCGCTCGACCCTGGCGTCGGCCGGCGTCGAGTACCCGAGTCAGCACACCCCGTGGGTACCGCATATCACATTGCTGTACGGGGACGCCGACCCGCGCGAGTACGCCAATCGTACCGGATTCGTGACGTTCGACAGGGTGCGTGTGGCGTTTGGTGACGACGTCTACGACATCCCGCTGGGCGACAGCGATGCTTATGACATTTCGCTAGGCGATAGCGACGGTGTTTACGACGCGGTTTCATCCGGCTTTGATCCGAGTCAGCAGCGAGACATCGAAGGTAAGTGGACGGACGAGTCGGGTGGCGGCAGCCTTGGTGATCTCTGGGAGAACTTCGGAGACCACGTTGGTCAAGTCATTGCCGAGACACTGAAGAATGAATTTGGCGTCAAGCAGCGTGCTGTAGTGCGTGAGAAGAACGGCAAGCCGTACGTCGAGGTGCAGTCGCAGACGAATGACGGTCCGTGGAAGAAGTGGACTGACATTCGCAAGCAGTCTGACTTCAACGAGCAGATCGCCGAGAACGAGTGGGCCGGGTGGAAAAGTGTCTCGCCGCACGAGCCCGACGAGTCTGGTGAGCAAACGTCGATCGGTAAGCAGTACACGCCCATTAACCCGCCGGGTAGTGACAACTACGGAACACCGCGCGACGAGTGGGTAAACGTCTCGGCGGACGACACGCCCGCTGACTGGTCTACCGGATCGAACGTCATAACGGCCGACGAGGCACGGGAAATGCACGACACCGTGATGAGTCAAAAGTCGTGGGACGAAGACACGGCTACGACGATCTACGACTACACGCAGTCGGCGCAACCGATAAATGAGGCGCTGCGAAATCGAAGCTCTGTGACCTTCGAGGGAGTAGAGGTCCGAGAGACAACGAGGTATCTGGACAAGGCGATGTATCCCGCGCCGCGTGATCTCACGGTGTTTCGGCAGGTGAATCCAAGTGCGTTTGGCGCAACTAACGTTGCCGAGCTGGTGGACGTAGACGGTAAGATGTTCAAGGATCTGGCATATCTGTCCACGTCGGTAACGCAGGACAGTCACCTGGACTTCATTTCAGACGTGCACATGAGACTTGATGTTCCAAAAGGTACGAAGGTCGCGTACGTCGCAGATGTTAGCCAGTTTCCCGAGCAGAACGAGTTACTTCTTCGCCGCGGAGCGAAGATTAGGATTAACCGCGTCGAGGTGAAGAACGGACGCGCGTTCATCTACGCGGAGGTGGTAAAGTGACTAGGCGATCGCCGATGAGTCCAAACGACGCGCGATTTGTCTCGGCTGTAAGTGAGAGCGATGTCAACGCTCCGGGACCCGGTCACAACCTGCGAAACTACTGGGTGCGCGGCGAGGGTGCGGTGAAGATCAGGTGGGGCACCGACGGCTCGTTCGCGCGGTGCGTCTCGTTGCTCGGAGAGCACGTGAAGAATCCACAGGGTCTGTGTGCCGAGTATCACAAGGCGGCGACCGGCGAGTGGCCCGCCGAGAAGGGCGTCGAGAGTAGCGGCGAGACGACCGCCGCACTAGGCTATGCTGGATCAGAGACGGAGGTGGCTGATGTGACTATCGCAGCGACCAAGGAACCCTACGGTGACGTCGAGTACGCCGACACCGGGTTGCAACCCGACGGCGTTAAGCGGTACCCGCTGAATACCGAAGCGCACGTTCGTGCGGCGTGGTCGTACATCAATCAGCCAGACAACGCGGCTAAGTATACAGCGGTACAACTGCGCCGGATTAAGGCGCGCATCCGTCGCGCGATGCTCGACATCGGCGCCCAGGTCGCCGACTCGGACGGCGACTCAGAGGTGTTTCGCAATAACGCTGACGCCGAAGCGGACGGTGACTGTCCGCCCAAGCACCACAAGATGCCAGACGGCACGTGTATGTCTGATGACGAGATGACGTACGCACTCACGGCCGCTGCGGCGGAGGTGGCAGAGAAGCCAGAGGTCGACACACAGGTCGACGAAAATGTTGAGGGTGACGTCACCGGGCCAGACGCTCCGACCGGTTCCGCGCCGTGGCACGGTGTTCTCACCGTGGAGGGCATCGAGTCGGGTGACGGCCGCATGTTCGCCGCGGGCTCACTGACGTGGGACACCCCGCCGCTGCCGTTGATGTGGCAGAAGGTCACCAGCCACGGCGGACAGAGCGACGTCTCGGTCAGCGTCGGCAGCATCGACCGGATCTGGCGCGAGCCCGATCCCGCCGGTCGCGTTGACGTAAACATCATCAAGGGCGCCGGTACGATCGACCTCGGCAATCCCGACGGCCTCGAGGTTCGCCGCCGGATGAGTAATGACTACATGCGTGGCAACTCGGTGGACGTCGACTCGGTGAAGGGCGCGGATGTCGAGCTGACGTTCCCGGAGCCGACGGTGGAGATGAGCGCCGACGGTGAGACGACCGTGAGCCCGGTGGTCGCCGCCGAGCCCGTACTCACCACGTTCCACCGCGGCCGAATCCGGGCGACGACGCTGGTCGAGATACCGGCGTTCACCGAGGCGCGGCTGCAGCTCGGGGTGGCGCCCGATGTCGACGGCCGGGGGCAGACGACCCGGATCGAGCTCGGTGATTCGAACGCCGATGAAGACAGCGGTGATGACGTTGTCGACGGTGAACTGTCCGATGACGAGACGCTCGTCGCGGCCGTCGCGGTGTTCGAGATTACCGACGCGCCGCCGCGCTCGTGGTTCGAACGTCCTACCGATGTTGAGATTAACGGCGCGCTGACCGTCCTGCCCAGCGGGAGGATCTACGGCCGCCTCGCACCGGCTCGCGTTCGTCACCGGGCGTACACCCACGTGGACCGCTACGTGCCGATGCGGAACGTCGACTACGACCGGTTCCACGGCGGCGAGACGATCGTCGCCGACGGCGGTCGGGTGTCGACCGGGGTCATCACCATGAACTGCGGTCACGCATCCACCCTGGTGCGACTCAGCGGCGAGCAGGCCATGCAACACTACGATAACACGTGCTCGGTGGTGGCCTCGGCGCGCGTGGGTGAGGACCGCGACGGCGTCTGGATCGCCGGCGCGCTCTTGCCGGACGTGACACCGGATCAGGTACGACGAATCATGTCGTGCCGGCTGTCGGGCGACTGGCGGGCGCACCTGGACCGGTCCGGCTGGACCGAGCTGGTGGCGGCACTGCTGGTACCGGTGCCCGGTTTCCCGGAGGCCCGGTCGGCGCCCAGCGTCTCGCTGACGGATGGCGTCTTGACCGCGGCGTCCGTACCGGTTCAGGTCGAGCTGCCCGAGGCTGTTCCGCTGGGTGACCGTGTGACGGCCGCCGCGTCCCGGGTTCGGCGGGCGCGCGTTCGCAGGTCGCGTAGTCGCATCACAGAGTATCGGTCGCGCACCGTTGTGATACAGTAGATCTCGCCACCGAGAGGCGGGAGAGACACGTGGGATGCGGATGCGGACAGCGTAGGATGGAACAGGTCACGTCCACACAACTGGCGCGGGCGGAGGCGGACAGGGCCGCCGAGGCCGCCGCCGAGGCGGCGCGTGAACGTGCGGCGGCGGAGCGTACGCAACACGTGGGAGCGTCCGCCGGCTAGAGACACAACACCGCACAACCGCACCCCGGAGCGACCCGGCGCTCCGGGGTGTGATGCTATGATATGCTGCTTCGCCGTGCTACCTTGCACCGTGATGCGCACCGTGCTACTGTTAGCCTCGGGCCGCAAGCTAATGTTCGAGGTTGCCGAACACCTCGCTCGAAACGCGAGGTTCGAGGCGGCCACCAGTCCACACGTAGAGTGAGGTATCCCACGTGGACGCGAATGAGGCTGTGGTCTTTCCCCAGGATCTCTCCGCGCTGTCCCTGGACGAGCTGACCGCGCTTCAGACGCGTGCGCTCGCCGAGTTCGACACACTCGCCGGAAACGAGGCGATCGACGAGGCCGGGGTGACACGGCTCGAGACGCTGGCCGGTGGCATCGAGGCCGTCGAGGCCGCGGTCGTTTCCGCGCGCTCGCAGACCCGCGCCGCGAGCGGCCGTTCCACCGCCATGGCGCGTATCGACAAGGTACGGTCCGCCGCCCAGAGTCGCGCCGACGAGCCGGCCGCGGAAGACTCCGGCGCCGGTGAGAGTGACGGTGACGGGGACGGCGGAGGCGACGAGGGTGAGGGAACGGTCGCGGCTAAGGTCGAGACGGCTACCACGAAGCCGACACCGGCACCGGCGCCAACACGTACCGCGCCTCGAGCCGCGTCGCTGGCCGCCGCGCAGGCGAACGCACCGGCCATCCCGAATCCGGAGACCGCGGTCGGCGGCAGCCTGACGATCGTCGCGGCCGCACCGGCGTCCGGCATCCAGGTGGGTTCGAACATCACCGACATCGACACGCTGGTCCGGGTCGTTCAGGCGCAGGCGCGCAGCGCCGCGATCACGAACGGCCAGCCCGGGTTCCAGCTCGTGGCGAGCGTTCAGAACGACTTCGAGTTCGTGCTCGACGGCGAGGGCACCAAGCCCGCCGAGCTCGAGGACCTGCTCCGGCACATCCGGACGCCCGATCGGATCGACTCGCTGGTCGCCGCGGGCGGCTGGTGCGCCCCGTCCGAGACGCGGTACGACTTCTTCAACATCGCGTGTGATGACGGGATGATCGACCTACCGACCATCGGCATCCGGCGCGGCGGTCTCCGCTGGCCGGTGTCGCCGTCCCTGGCCGACGTCTTCACCGGTACGTTCACCAACGCGACCAACCCGTGGGTGTGGACCGAGGCGGACGACATCCTCGCCGCCACCGGCTCGCCGACCAAGCCGTGCGTCCGGGTGCCGTGCGCCGGCTTCGACGAAGCCCGGCTGGAGTGCTACGGCATCTGTCTCACCGCCGGCAACCTGACGGACAACGCGTGGCCCGAGGCGACGCGGAACTTCCTTAAGCTGCTGATGTCGGCGCACTATCACGCCATGAACCAGCGGTACATCCAGCAGATGGTGACGCTTTCCACGAGCTCGTCCACCATCCCGTCGGGCTCCTGCCGGGCGATCTCCACCGACCTACCGGACATCGTGGGCCTGGCTGCCCAGGACTACCGGACGCGGTTCGGCATGTGCGACGATGACGTGCTCGAGATCGTGCTTCCCCGCTGGGCGCGCGACGCCATCCGGAGCGACCTCAGTCGTCGTACCGGAGTCGATCCCACGAACTTCTCGAACGCGGACATCGACCGCCTGTTCACCGCCCGCCGGGTGCGCATTCAGTGGGTCGCCGACTGGCAGATCCGGACCGCGGGTCAGCCGGGTGGCGCCACGCCGCTGCTCGCGTGGCCCGACACCGTGACGTTCATGATCTACGCCGCGGGTACGTTCTTCCGCGGCAACGGCATGTCGCTGGACCTGGGTGTCGTGCGGGATTCGGTGCTCAACGCAACCAACGACCACACGGCGGCCTGGTCCGAGGAGTGTCACCTGATCGGTCGGCAGGGTCACCAGTCGCGCCTCTACACCTTGCCCGTCTGTGTCGGTGGTCTCACCGGCGGTACCTGCTCCGAGTGCCACGTCGCGTAGTGTCGGGGTTCGTACGAACCACGACGCATGAGCCACGAGGGAGGTGAGCGCGGGTGGTCGCATTTCGCGAGTATGTGTCGGCACCCGCGTTCACCTCGCGCCCGTTCGGCCTACTCTCGACCCTACGGACGGAGACGCGCAACCCGACTAATCGTCACTGGCAGGCCGGGGTTACATACGAGCCGCTGTGCGCGGTGGCGTCAACCACGTATGACGCGTGCTTCGCGGTCACGGGATCGGGGTCGGCGCCCGCCCCGCCGGCCCCGGCGAAGTCCGAAACGTCCCAGCTAACGAAGCGCGGCGCCACATCATTCACCGTCTACAGCACGGTGGACTGCTCCGCGCCGGGCTTCTGGGAGCGCCTCGAGGAGCTTCGCGATCGCGCGCTCACCGAGGCCGAGCACTACCAGGTGGAGCGGGCGTTCTGGACCGGTACCGCGGCGGGCCAGCCCGTGGTGTATCCGCACCTGGCGGCCAACGCCGCGGTGACTGATGACGCCGGTGTGACGCTGCAGACGGCCGCGACCGTCGTCGTATCCGGCGCCGTGGCGTTGGACATCGTGGAGGCGCTCGGCCGCCTGGAGGCGACGCTGGGTGACTGCTACGACGGCGTAGGCGTCATTCACGTTCCGCTGGTGCTCGCACCCGCTCTGGCGAACGCGAACCTGCTGATACGTGACGGCTTCCGCTACCGGACGCCGACCGGGAACGTCATCGTGCTGGGCGCCGGGTACACCGGGTCGTCGCCGGCGGGGGTGTCGTCCGGCGCGTCCGCGTGGATGTACGCGACCGGTGCGATGTTCGTGTATAAGGGTGATCTCGAGGTGGTGTCGGGACGCGAGTCGATCAACCGCGCAACGAACAACCTGCGTACCCTGGCCGAGAGGACGTTCGTCATCGGCTGGGAGTGTTGTCACATTGCGGTCAACGTCTCGACCGGCGGCGTCGTCGCCGGCGCGGCGGGCACGTCTAGCTAGGAGGAAGCCGTGGTAGCGAGGTGCGTGTCGCCGATCCAGGCACGGGTCGCGCGCCTGATCAAGCTGGACGTGTGCGGTAACCCGGTGACCGGCGCGTCGAGCGCCGTCGTAGTCACCGACGGCTTCATCTCCATTGAGCCGTCGCCGCAGTACCAGGACGGCGAGGAGCACACCCAGCGGAAGGCCAACGGGGCGCTGTGCGTCTATCAGAAGGACGCGTCTGAGCTGACCCGGGTGGACCTGACGACCAACTTCTGCGTGCTCGACCCGGACGCGATCGTTGTGATCACCGGCGAGAGGCTGCTGACGACCAACACGGTCACCGGCACGGGCGTCGCGTACGGCGAGGGTCTGCTGACGTCCCGCCACTCGCTCGAGGTGTGGCAGCCCGTCACCGGGCTCGGGGCGTGTGATGCGAGCGGACAGCAGCAGTTCGTGTACTGGGCGTTTATGAACGCGGGCAACGCGAAGATCCAGGACTTCACCTTCGAGAACGCGCCGTTCCAGTTCACCACGCTGGTCGAGACCCGGTCGGTCGGACCGCTGTGGCTGTCTCGGTCCGGCGCGGCGACGTGGCTGGGTATCAACACCGTCGAGTCCGGCGAACACTTCCTGCACAACATCACGACCGCCGCGCCGCCGACGGCGACGTGCGGCGCCGTGCTCCTGTAGCGGGAGGTGACGTCGCGTGCCGCTTCCCTCGGGACTGTGCGAGACGTGGACGCCGACCTTCTCGTGTGCCGTACCGACGAGTTCATACGCGTTCACCGGCCTAGCCGCCGAGGCATCCACCGAGATCTTGTTCGCCCTGACGGGGCGCCAGTTCGGCCTGTGCCCGGTGACGATTCGTCCCTGTCGCGAGACGTGCTACGGCGGGTGGGACGGCGGCGCCGGGTTCAGCACGTACCCGGTGCCACTTCTTCACGCCGGTTCGTGGTACAACATCACGTGTGGTGAGTGTACGACGGGATGCTCGTGCTCGCCCGTCTCCGAGGTAGTGTTGCCGGGGCCGGTGTACGCCGTCATCCAGGTCAAGGTAGATGGGATCGCGCTACCTACGGGATCATACCGTCTCGATGACGGACGACGTCTCGTGCGCCTCGGCGGAAGCTGGCCCGAATGCAACGACCTCAACCTGGCCGATACCGAGCCTAACACGTGGTCTGTGACCTTCCAGATCGGTTTGCCGATACCGACGCTCGCTCTGCTGGCACACGGGGTCCTGACGGCCGAGATCGCGAAGATGCTCGCGTGTGACGAGACGTGCGGCCTACCGAAGCAGGTGCAGTCGCTGTCACGTCAGGGCGTCAATATCACGTTTTTGGACCCAAATGAGGTCTTCGCGAACGGTAGGACCGGACTCTACCTGCCGGACCTGCTGATACAGACGTACAACCCACGCGGACTCACGCGTCGCGCGCAGGCGTACGACATCGACAACCCGCCGCGGTACACGTAGTTCGGCCGCGCACTAACGACGGAGGTGGGACAGCACGATGAGCGTAACGATGACTCCGCTAACGGTACGCAAGCTGGCGGACCGGTCAACGGGTACCCGGGAGGTGCGCTTCGACCCGGTGACGGGACTGAAGAAGCTGGTTAACCCGGCGACTCCGGGTGAGGAACACGAGCCGTGGCCCCTCATGGGCGTCGAGGTCGTAGGTGACGTGCCGGCCGCGACGCGCGTGCCTACCCGCTGGGTGGCACGTGGCATCTCGGAGGGATGGCTCCAGGGGATCGGCGGCAACCCGGTGGTTCGGCCGGCCGGACCGGCGCAGACCGACTGGAACAGCTCACAGACCGGTGCTCCGCACATGTTCATGCACTACGACCGAATCGTCATCAAAGCGGTGACCGGCGACGTGGTGTATCGTGTGACACACCAGCCCGACAAGTACGTCGCGGACGGCGCTGATGACGCCTCGGTGACGCCGGAGTTGTACGCGGCCGGCGAGACGCGGGTTGACCACTTCTACGACCTCGTGCTGGAGGGCTGAGTCGTGGCCGATCTCGTGTTCAACATCGCTAAGGGGAAGGTCGCGGAGTACGCCGCGCGCGTCAACGCAAATGACCCGACCAACTCGGCGCTGATCATCTCGATTTGGAACAACGACGGCAGCTCGACCGACGACCAGGTGCGTGACGCGAATACGGTGGCCGACGTGGAGGCGTTGACCGGCGTCACCGAGCGGGTCGCGACGGGGTGGACGCGCAAGACGCTGAGTGATGCCGGCGGCATCACGGTAACCGTGGATGACACGAACAACTGGGTCGACGTCGACTGCCCGGACCAGACGTGGACATCGGTTACCGCAGGTACGGCGACAGACCTGTCATTCTCGTATGACAGTGACACCACCGCGGGTACCGACGCGAACATCGTACCGTGCACCTGGCACGACTTCGTGGTGACTCCGGACGGCAGTGACGTCACCGCACAGATCGCGACGGCCGGCTTCTTCCGGGCGCAGTAGATCCCCTAGGAGCTAGGGGGATGCGCACATGGCGCTCGGCGTACGCACACTGGCCAGCAACACGGCCACCACCGACGGTGCCACCACGCTCTCCGTGTCCCCGACGGGGATGGAGCAGTTTGACTGGTTGATCATCGGTGTGTGTTCGGCCGGCGGCACAGGGGCGCACACTAACACGGCCGGTGGGCTGTCACGAGCCACGGCCGCAGACATCGCCGGCGGCACGGTCACCGTTGCGTCGACGTGGAAGAAGAAGTGCGGGGCGGGTGAGGCCGGACCGTACACGTTCTCCTTCGGTGGGTCGACACGCCGGGCGGTGATCATCGCTGTCGCGTACTCCGGCGGCGACGCGACAGACATCGTGGAATCGGCGCCGGCCGGCGTCGCCTCGGGCGCGTCTGACTCGTCACTGGCCGTTCCCGGGGTGGATCCGGCCGGTCTCGGTACCACTCACCTCGTCTGGGAGTTCTCCCGCACGGCGGGTGGTGTCCAGCAAGACTTCAACGCGATCACTAACTACCCCGAGACGGTTGAGGTCTCCTCAACACACGCCACGAACGCAAACGCCAACGCGGCGGTGTCGACGCGGGCACTACCGAACGCTAACGCAACTGGTGACATCACCTTCTCGGTCGTTACGGCGGACCGGCTGTCCGGGACGAGCGTTCTTCTCAAGCCCGGTCTTCAGACCGTTGCGATAGGGCAGGTCACCGAGACCGACTCCGCGGGGGTTCTAACTCGTCGTCACACGTACGTCATCGGCCAGGTTACCGAGACAGACTCCGCCGCGGTCATCACACCGGTCCAGACGGGTGGCGGTCAGACGATCGCGGTCGGTCAAGTTACGGAGACCGACTCGGCCGGTGTTATTACCGTTCGTAAGACCGTAATTCTCGGCCAAGCCACCGAGACGGATGCGGCCGGCATCGTGACGATGCGTAAGACGATAGCCGTCGGCCAGGTCACCGAAACCGACACCGCCGGTGTCGTCTCACCGATGCGTGTGTATGACGTTGGTCAAGCCGTCGAGACCGACACGGCAGGTGCCCTCGAGACCGCGAAGACCGTCACGGTCAACCGGGCAACGGAGACGGACTCAGCCGGCACGGTAATCGCAACGCACGTTATCACGGTGGGACAGGCGACCGAGACCGACGTCGCCGGGGCGCTCGAGGTCGCTAAAGCTGCGGACGTCGCACAAGTCGTCGAGACAGACTCCGCGGGTACCGTGACGGCCCGTGAGACGTTCGCACTAGGTCAGGCCGTCGAGACCGATACCGCGAGCGCGATCACATTTAGCAAGACTGTTCACCTGGGTCAGGTGACCGAGCTCGACACCGCCCAGCAGATCACATCGCAGGGCACCAAGGTCATCGAGGTCGTCAAGGTCACGGAGACCGACTCCGCGGGTACGATCACCGCGCTCAAGACGGTCGACGTAGCCCAGGTGACCGAGACCGATACGGCCGGAGCCGTCGAAGCGGCGAAGACCGCGGCGGTTGGTCGTGCGGTGGAGAACGACTTGGCCGGCGTCGTATCACCGCGTCACACGACGGCGATCGGCCAGGTTTCGGAGACGAACGTCGCCCTCCCGCTGGGCGCGCTCAGCACGGTTGGCGTCGCGCAGACGACGGAGATCGACACAGCACAACCTATCACCTCGAGCGGGGGTGCAGCGCCCGAGCCCGGAACGGAGGTGGACCTCGTGACGCTGGCATTTATCATTGTGACAGGTGTCGGGCAGTGCGTCGTGGACGCGCTGGCCGAGACGGAGGGAGGTCCGCCGGCACGGGCCTGCCTAGCCGTTCCGGGCGAGATCGCCTGGGATAACTGCGAGTGTGGCCAGTTCGCGCAGAGCATCACCAGCGACACACCCGCGCAGACCAACATGACCGCGGCGACCAGCTCGCCGTTCAGCGGATGCGGTCCGCCACTTCTGGTGATGGACGTCACGGCGTCCATAACACGGTGCGTTCCGGGCATCGACAGTACCGGACATCCGCCGTCGTGCGCCGCGCTGCTCGACGCGGCGCGGATCCTCGAGGATGACCGGGAGGCCATGCGCCAGGCGATCACGTGTTGTCTCAAGACGCTGTTTGAGGCGTACCGGATCTCCGGGTACACGGTGGGCGCGTCCGTCACGGTGGGTCCCCAGGGCGAGTGCGCGGGCGTCAACATCACATATCAGTTCGGGCTCAGCCGGGCGTGCTGCTAGGAGGACGCCGTGGGCATCGACCGCGCTAAGTTGACCGCGCGTCTTCGAGAAAAACAGGCGAAGGATCTGCTGCGCCGAGGTTTCAAGGTTCAGGCGCGCGCCCGAGTCCTCCTCGGCGGAGCCGCTGGGCATCCGCGGCGTATCCGTACCAAGCGTCTCTGGTCGAGCGTCCAGGTACAGCTCAGGGCGTTCGGAGGCAGCCCCGTCGTCCGGATCGGAACCAACGTACGGTACTCCCGCCGGGTGCATGACGGTACCGGGATCTACGGTCCGCGCCGTCGGCCGATCCGACCGAAGCGCGGCAAGTTCCTGGTGTTCACTCCGAGGAACGGCATCCAGAGTCGAAAGGTGTTCGTACGTGAGGTTAAGGGTATGCGTCAGAACCAGTACCTGAGAGACGCACTACCCGCGGCCCGTGATTAGGTGCTCGTGCGCGAAGACGCGCGGAGATGAGACCTACCGTGCATCGGCTACGGTTAACCTCGAAGGGGCCGCACACAGCGAGGAGACGCACTATGACGTACCCGACCGCTCTGGTAGAGCTACCCGACGCGGATGACTCGATCGAGATCAAGGACTTTACGATCCCCGTCCGGCGGATCAGGTTCAGGATCGCACCGGAGGTCTACGAGGCGCATCCGATGCTCGGCCTGCCGCTCATGCAGCAGCTGACACGACTCGGTCGAACGATCGGAGACATCACTCGGTCGACGTCAAGCGACGATGACGACTCGGGGATTGAGAAGAAACTAGACGTCATCTACGCCATCTTCGACAAGCTGCTCCTGCCGGAGTCGGCGGATAGGTTCAAGGCTCGGATCGCTGCGAACGAGGTCGACACGACGAGGCAGCTGATCCCGATCGTCATGCACCTACTGGAGGCCTACGGCGCCCGCCCTACACAGCCGTCATCGGACTCGTCCACTGGATCACCCAGCGGGACCGGTGGCACATCTTCCACGGACGCTGCGTCGAGCGTGGTGTCCGCCTCGCCGAGCTGAGCGTCCCCGAGTTTCTGGACCTGGTACACGTGTACCTGCTGGGCATGCTCGAGCAAGAGGAGGACCGCGTGCGCGTTAACCGGACCCTGGTCGGTCCGCCGCGCGTCGACAGACCGACGGTCGTGGACGAGCGCACCGGCATCGTGCCTCCTCCGTGGTGGCGCGGCGACGAGTACGCGTCGCGCAGCTCGGCGGCCGCCGCACTGACCCTGCGGCGTAGGGCGTAGTCGAGGAGGTAGCGACGTGACCCAGCCGGGCGGACCGATCGACGTCACATACGTCGAGCTGCGCGCCTCCGGGGAGCGCGATGCGGTCCGGGACATCGACCGTGCCGCGGACGACATCGAGCGTCGGATCGAGAAGCTGTCCAAGGACATGAGCCGGGACATCGACCGGTCATTTAACGAGTCCACGAAGAGCGTCGTAAAGCATCTGAATAAGTTAGATGACGGCGTTCGCGACGCGTCGGCACGGCAGCGCGCGGAGATCACCAAGGTCACTAAGACGCTCGGCGACAGCTTCGAGGAGGGTGTGGACGCCGCGGCCGCCGCGGTGGGTCGGCTGTCGCGTAGCGTGGACGGCGAGCTCGAGAAGGTTCGGCGACGGGGTAAGGACACCGGTGAGTCACTAGGTAAGCAGCTAGGCGAGGCGCTGGACGGACCGGGACTATTTGCCGACCTGGCGCGGATCGGTACCCAGCTCAAGGGGATATCGGCGTTGCTGCCGTCCCCGCTGGTGGCCGCGCTGGTGGCCGCGGTTCCGGCGATCATAGCTCTGGGTGGCGCGTTGCTGGACCTGAGCGCGTTGCTGTTGGCCCTGCCCGCGGCGATCTCGGTAGTGATCGCCGCGTTCGCGACGCTGAAGGTGGCGTTCGGCGGCGTCAACGACGCGATCAGCGCGCTGGCGACCGGCGACCTGAAGAAGATCGAGGAGGCGATGCGCAACCTGTCGCCCAGCGCGCGCCTGTTCGCGCGTGAGGTCGACAAGCTCAGGAAGCCGTTTCTCGAGCTTCGGAAGGTCGTCCAGGAGTCGTTCTTCGGACCGCTACGCGGTGATCTCACGGCGCTCGCCAACGCGACGCTGCCGACGCTGCGAACCGGGATGTCCGCGGTCGCGGCGGCGTTCGCCGGCATGTTCAAGCAGATCGGCGAGCTGCTCGGTTCGAACGACATCGTGGAGGCGCTCGGGGATGTCTTCGAGTCCACGGCACGCATCATCACCAACATCTCGCCGCAGCTGACCAAGTTCCTGGGTACGCTGTTCGGGGTGATTGAGCACGGGTTGCCGTTCATCGAGCGTGCGTTCGCGGCGCTGGGTCGTGGGCTGGAGTCGCTGTCTGGTTTCTTAAGTGGGTCGCTCAAGACGGGCGACTTCGAGGATTTCCTCGAGACCGCGTTCTCCCTCATGAAGGACCTCGGTGCGCTGACGGCGTCGGTCGGTAAGCTGTTGGTGGCGCTGTTCGGCAACGCCGGCGACGAGGGCCAGAACCTGATCCGGTCACTTACCCAGATGGTCGACAAGATGACCGAGTTCCTGAACAGCGCGGAGGGGCAGGAGGCTCTCCAGCGACTGCTAGACAGCTTGCCGGTTCTCATCCAGTCCCTTCAGGCAGGTCTGATCATCTTCGGTGCGCTGATCGTTCTGCAGGAGCAGACGTTCCAGATGTTCGAGCTGATCGGTCGCGGGGTCGTAGTTGCCGCGCAGGCGGTCGGTGGCTTCTTCGCGATGTTGTGGGGCTGGATCCAGACCGCGGGAAGCGCCACCGGTGGCTTCTTCGCCTCGGTCGGTAACTTCTTCGCCACGATCGGCGGTAAGATCGCAGCGGGTGCGGCGGCCATGTTCTCATTCTTCGGCCAGGTGGTTGAATCTGTGAGGACTCTGCCCGGTCGTCTGCTCGCGGCGCTCAAGGCGCTGCCGGGTGTCGTGGCTGACATCTTCAACCGGACGTTCGACCAGGCGACGTACATCGTCGGGTTTGCGATCGGGTCGATCATTAAGTTCGCACTGGAGCTACCCGGCAGGATTAAGACCGCGATCTCGACCATGATCACGTTTGTGTCACAGGTGTTTACACAGACCAAAGACGCGGCTATCCGGCTCGTGGTCAGTATGATCGAGGGTACCCTGGCGTTCCTCCGGGCGCTGCCGGGTCGCGTACGCGCCGCGATTGCGGCGATTATCGGCTTCATCGGCGGCGTGTTCACGTCAGCTAAGAACGCGGCGCTGGGTCAGATCGTAGGTATGGTTAACACGACGCTGGCATACCTAAAGGCGCTGCCAGGACGTGCTAAAACGGCGGTGTCGGCCTTGCCGGGACTGGTGCTCGGCGTCCTCAGGTCGGTCGTTAGCGGCGCGTATAACATCGGTCTGGACATCCTGCGAGGTGTCGCGAACGGCATTAGCGCGGGCATCGGGTGGGTGTATGACATGGCGCGCCGCGCAGCTAGCAACATCCTCCAAGGTATGAAGGACGCGTTAGGCATCGGCTCGCCGTCGAAGGTCTTCGCGGATGAGGTCGGTCGGCAGATCACGGCGGGTATCGGTGTCGGCGTTCGCGCCGAGATACCGGATCTCCGACGACTGGTGGACTCGCTGGGTGGTCGACTCGTGCCGGGTAGTGCAAGTACGACGGATCGGAGCATCAACTTCGGTCGCGGCGCCGTTCAGATCGACATGCACGGCGACCCGCCGGACCGCGCGAACGCCGAACGACTTGGGGGTACGGTTGGCACGGCGATCGCCCGAACGTTGGCGAGGCGGGATGTTCGGACCGCGGTGAGGACGGCGTAGGCCATGGGTGAGTACAACGCACACGCACCGTACATCCTGGGTCAGGAGTGGGTACCGATCCGGTACGCGCCCTACCGCATGGACATCGAGACCGAGACCGGACACACGTTCCGGATTCCGACGTCGACGACGATTGTCACAGGTGCCTACTACCTCGACAACTTCGTTGAGAGTGGCATCAACATGATGACCGCGCTGATGAGTGTGTATCCGCGCGGGCAGGAGACCCTCACCGGTCCGATTAAGAAGTTGACTATCCCGGTCAACGCGACCACAACCTTGTTCGGTACGCCTCTTCTCAATGGTGCGGTTAGCATCGTAGACGCACTTCTGTTGCCGGATGACGGTAAGTCTGTCGCATTTGACGACATACCCGGAGTGACGGCATTTTCTATGTTTTTTGACGTAGACTCGTTCGCGACCGAACTCCAGGGAAAGCGCATACTCAACGTGGACCTGGTGTACATGGCGAGTGGTCCGCCACCAAACACCGCGATTCGGACGCTGTACTCGGTTCTTGAGCTGGTGGCAACTCCCAGCTCACGTGCCTTCTACTCGTTAACACCGGAACTCTACGCCAGCACCGGAAACGCCACCCGGATGCTTCGTGTAGGCATGGGCAACGTTAATCACTTTACGGGTATCACACCCGACGACCAGCGCCGATACCCGTGGCGACTTCAAGACCTACAGCGGATCCAGTCGGGAGCACCCGCGGCGACTCGCCTCGAACTGGTGTGGGAATCAACCGGTACAAACGCCACAATTAACGACAACATCAGTATGACCTACTCAGCTCTCGAGGTGACGTACTGCGAGGAAACACGTGTCGCCTACGGTGGATGGTCCGGTCGTAAGAGTAGCCTCTTCTCAGACCTGACGACTCAGGTTCCGTTCAAGGCCGGACAAAACATCGTTCATCTTCGTACGGCGGCAACCGGTGCGACCACCGGAACGGCGCTCGCCGCAGGTGAATACACGGTGACCGTAGGCGTCGCGGACGCCGGTCCCAGCATCCAGAACGTTGGGGCCAAGCCGGTGATACGTGCCCTGCACGAGCTGTACGGCATGCCCGCACACACCGGTGTGCAGGTCACCCGGTCGCTGGTCCTCGATGACACGCCTAGCATCGACACCGTGAATGTGCTGCCGCAACTGTCGCTACATACCAGCAGCGCCGCGGTGACCGGGGTCCACGGCTACGGCGTGCAGGTGAAGGCACCCGTGTACGCGGGAAATGATGTCACACAAGACGTGTTACAGCACGCCGGCGCCTCCGGTGTGTCATTTCCGCAGGTTCGGTTCTACGCACGGCGATACGGCACGGCGTCCGGGACACTTGAACTGTTTCGGACGGCCACCCCGACGCAGACGGTCAACATCACGCAGGCTGACTTCGACGCACTGGCCGAAATCATGAACGGCTGGCGCGAGGTTAACCTGAGGTTCTCGGTCGTGCCAACGTTCGACAACTCGGGAAGCAACTCCGAGTGGACGTGGCGCGCGGCGGCCGCAGCGGTTGGTAGTCAGTGGCAGATACTGGTGGCCGACGCGCCTAGCGTCACAGGTACCGGTGTGCTGAACATCGACCAGACGACGTACGGAGGCCGAGGTACCGACGTGTCTTACCTCGGCGTCGAAGACGACTCGGCGGATGCCGTGTTGCTGTTCTCACAGGACCCGCCGGCCGTGACCGGCCTAGGTGTGTCTGTGCAGACGCAGACTCTGACGACCGGGCAGGAGTGCTTACTTCCGCCGGAGTGCGTTCCGACAGGGCTTTACTACCACAGGGTGACGTGGCTACCTGTCACCAGCCTGCCCGCGACGGGTTTCGGTTACTACGAGCTTCAGCGACAAGATGACGTCGACACCGAGTGGAACACAGTCCTTCGCGCGACGTCGACGGCGGTGACCGGATACTCGGACTACGAGGCTCGCGTGGGGCTGGAGTCCCGGTATCGGATCCGTACGGCTAACGTGCTAGACTTCTTCGGTGCGTGGTCCGCGACAGCGTCATCGACGCTGACGACTCCCGGTGTGCTCGGCGTCGCCGACTCGGGAAACTCGGTACTGATCTTCACCACCAACCACCTACAGGACGGGAGCGCCAACCTCGCGTACGTCGAGGTGTGGAACGGCGCGGTGGCGGAGGACGTGCAGTTCCCGGAGGCCGACCGCGTCCGGATCAACGAGTTGTACGGCCGGGACTACGCGGTCGCGTTTCGGACGGCGGAGCGCGGCGGCGAACGGTTCTCACGCACGATGCTCGTTCAGAACTCGGCGGTGTCGACCGGCCGGATGCGCGACGGTTTCACATCACTACGCGACATGGCGTGGCAGGACTCGCCGTACGTCTGTGTTCGAAATGAGTTGGGAGACCGCTGGCTGGCGACGGTGTTGGTGCCGGGTGGCTCGATTCGACGAAATCGCCAGCTGTATATGGCGCGTGTGGACATCATCGAGGTCACCGTGACACCCGAGATCGTCGAGCTGCCGTAGCCGCGGTGAGGAGGTAGTACGTGACTGAACCGTCGCACTGGGGCGCACAAGCACTAACAGTCGTAGATTCCGACCCGCCATCACTCAACCTACCGACGTATGTCGGACAGGTACAGGCACGGTTTCGGTTCAACTTGGTGGACGGTGTGACGAATGAGCCGCTGGGTGAGGTGCATCCTCGGCTGGACTCGCCGCCGACCCTCACGCACGACACCACACGTGTGATCATGCGGTCGCTGTCGCCGATTAACCTCGAACCGGATGAGGCTGAGATCGTTAACCCGGTGCGCGACCGCATCGAACCGGTCATGATCATAGGTGACGTCGAGTATCCGCTGGGTCGATACATGTTCGGAGATAGCACCGCGTTTGCGGTTAAGCTCGGATATCCGACGTCAGTGGCGGCTGACGCTATGTGGTCGTCCAGCGCACTTCTTGACGAGATGTTCCTGGTGGATCAGCAACTCGACGTCGGGTTTAGCACGCAAGAGTTTCGTTTGCAAGACATTAACATCGAAAGTGCCGACGCGGCGATCAGGAGACTTCTTAGGGAGCTTCCCGTAACTGTGGTTAGCGAGCCCACGCAGTTCTTCTCGAAGGGTGCGTGGCCGGCAGGCACCCAGCGGGGAACGGTGGTCAATGACCTCGCACTGTTCGGAGACTACCTCGCACCGTGGTTCGGGCACGACGGTTTCATGCACCTCGTGCGTGTGTTTGACCCGGCAACGGTGCCACTTAACTTCAACTGGGACGAAAACCTCGTCGTGGTACGCGACTCGCCGGCGGTCACCAGTGACCTGCTGGTGGCGCCAAACCGGATCGTCATCGTGTCGAATGATGTGATATCCGAGTCGAGCGCGCCGATCGTGGGGTCATATGATATCCCGGCATCTGCTCCTCACTCGATCACCAACCGAGGATTCGTCGTGCCGGCCGTCTATGAGATGCAGGTGACGACCGTCGAGCAGGCGAGCGCCGTGGCGGCCAACATCGGCCAGCGGCAGACGATCGTCGAGCGACTCGAGGTGGTCACACCGCCGGACCCACGGCACGACTCATATGACGTGATTAGGTGGCAGGACATCAACTGGCTGGAGATCGGCTGGGCGATGCAGCTTCGTGAGGGCGGCGAGATGCGTCATACACTTCGAAGGACGTATGTATGACGCAACCTATACTGCCACCCGAGCTGATCGGCACGTTAATCCAGGAGATAACGGCACGTGCTCCCGCGCTCGGACTGACCTGGCGGCTGCGACCGGGTGAGGTTATCGCGGTGGTCGGGGACGGCACCGCGACGGTCCGGTATGACGGCGACGAGACCGACATGCGCACCATCATTCTGATCAATCGTGTGCGCATTGGCCAGCGTGTTATGGTGATATTCGTACCGCCGGCCGGCAACTACATCATCGGAACGCTGGTGCGTGGCGGAGATCCGGTTGTGCAGACGTTTCCCGGCACCGACACGTGGACCAAGCTCGACGGTCTGCTGTGGGTGGATGTTGAGGTGCAAGCCGCCGGTGGGCCAGGTGGCGGAGCACCGGCCACCGCAGCCGGTCAGACCAGCGCGGGAGCAGGTGGACAGGGAGGTGGGTGGGCTCGGTCGATCCTACTGGCCGCCGACTTGACCGATACCGAGACCGTTACTCTCGGAGCCGCGGCGTCCGGCGGTACGGGCGCGGGTAGCAAGTCGCCCGACTCCAGCTTCGGCGTTCACGTCGTCGCGGAAGGTGGTGCCGGCGGTGGAATTCTCAGCGCGTCCGCGACGCCGTTGATCGGTCAAGGCGCCGAGGACAGCATGATCCTTAGTGGTCAGGTTGTCGCAAACGGCGGTGGCTCGGGAGGGGCGATTCGTCTCGGCGCAACCGGCAGCGCCGGTGGCCACGGCGGCAACTCATACATGGGAGCGGGAGCCCGAACCACCGGTACGGGTAACAACGGAGGCACCGGCGGACGGTGGGGTGGCGGAGGCTCCGGTGCGTCGAACAACCCGTCGGGTGGAGCGAAGACGGGTGGCGACGGAGGACCTCCTATCATCATTGTGAGCGGGTACTTCTAGCGATGATAACCTCACCACGTGGTATGCTGGGAATGTGACAGAGATTCCCCGGATCGCGGTGGTGACCACACGTGATCGTCCGCACCACCTCGCCGACCTCGCCCAACAGCTCGGCACCCAGCGGGTCGAACTGATTGTCGTTGTGGACAACTTATCCGATCCGCCGGTGATGTCCGGCCAGGTAAGAGAGGCCTCCGGCGGCTGGTCTGCCGTGGCGGTAAAGCCGTACGACAGTGATCCGCCTAACCTCTACGCGATGTGGAACGTTGGGCTCCGGGCCGCGACCCGCTGGGCGACCGAACACGCCTACGGCGCGTGGGATGTCGGCCTGTTCAACGATGACGCCACGCTACCGGCGGGGTGGTTCGACGCCGTGGCGAGTGCGATGCGCGCCGGTTCCGCGGGCGCGGCGTCTGGCGACGCGCACGGTCACATCATCGCACCGCACATCGCAACACGGCGGGGTGAGGGCAGCATCGTGACCCGCATGTGTCCATGGGCGTTCATCATCCGAGGTGAGCTCGGGATCTTCGCAGATGAGGACTACGGATGGTGGTACGGTGATACCGACCTGGAGTGGCGAGTGCGTGAGCAACACGGCGGGGTGCTGGTGCTGCCCGGCCTGATCTGCGGCAACACGTGCGCTAACTCGACGACCGTCGGGGCGCTGGCCGAGCAAGCCGGCCGCGACGCGGAGACGTTCGCTCGGAAGTGGGGAGGTCGACCGTGGTAGATCTGACATCGGATTTGACTTCATTGATAGCTAACACACGCTAGGAGAGAGCGATAAGTGACGAGGATACTCACCGAGTGCGCCGTCTGCGCCGGCGACATCGAGACGTTTCTGGACTTGGGGGAGTCGCCGCTGGCGAATAAACTTCCGCAGACCGTGGATGACAAGGAGGACTTCATCCCCCTCCAGGTCGCCGTATGTACCACGTGTTGGCTGGTCCAGCAGACATACGTACCGGCGGCCGCGGACGTGTTCGAAGACGACTACTCGTTCTACTCGGGTACGTCGCCGGCCCTGGTCGCGCATCACAAGACGCGTGCCCAGGAGCTACTGAAGCTGTTCCCGCAGCAGGCTCGGAGGCTGACGCTCGAGGTCGCGTGCAACGACGGCGACCTGCTGCGACACTTTCAGGAGGCGGGTTGCCGGACTCTCGGCGTCGACCCGGCGGTAGGTCCGGTCGAGGTGGCACGTGAACGCGGTCTAACCGTCTGGCTCACCTCGTTCGACGTCAACGTCGCGGCCGAGATACGTAACACCCACGGACCGGTCGGGTTGCTGATCGCGAATCACGTCGTGGCGCACGTCGAGGACCTGGTCGGATTTATGACCGCGGTGCGTTCGGCACTCGCGCGCGACGGCGTCGCGTCGCTGGAGTTCCAGTACCTGCCGGACCTCCTGCTGGGTAACCAGCTCGACCACGTGTACCACGAGCACCGCTACTACCTGTCACTGACGGCGTTGAAGTTTGTGTGTGACCAGGTTGGCCTGGACGTGATCGACGCCCGGCGCGTCTCACCACAGGGCGGCAGCCTGCAGGTCACACTCGCGATTCGCGGAGACGGCACGTATCCCGCACAAGACCCGGGCATCTCGCGTCGTTTGCTGTCCGAGAGGTGGCTGCGTCAGAGCGAGTCATACCACGGCACGCAGGGTCGTGCCGAGTACCTACGAACACGCCTACAAGATGAGCTGGCGGAGGCCTGGAAGATCGGCTCGGTGGCCGGCTACGGCATGCCGGCCAAGGCTGCGACGCTGTTGAACTTCTGCGGCATCGGACCGGACACGTTGACACACATCATCGACAGCACACCTCACAAGATCGGTCGGCTGTCGCCGGGTATGAAGATCCCGATCGTCGGACTTGGTGACAGGCCGGATCCGGTGACGTACCTGCTGTTCGTGTGGAATTACCGAGGTACGGTGATCCAGCGAGAGGTCAACTTCATTAAGAACGGTGGTCGGTTCATCATACCGATCCCGGTCCCACTAACGACTAAGGCACTAGGTGGTTAGAAAGTGGGGTGGCATGCTGTGACGGTGAGGCGTCGAGTTTTCGCGTGGATTACGGCTGTGGACGCCTGTTTCATCTACAGGATCAAGCTACCACTTGAGGCGCTCGACACGACCCGCTGGGCGGCGACGTGGGGACCACCTCCGCCGGACATTCACGACTACGATGTTGTGATCGGCCAGCGGCTTGCCGGTTCGAATCCCGAGTGGCTGGCGCTGTGCGCCGATCCGAACGTACTTACCGTCTACGACGCGGACGACGACCTCATCTGGCTGGATCCCGAGAACGAGGTGCCGTACTCGATCTACGCGCCGCTCTCGGAGGACACGAAGAGAAACGTCCAGGCGGCCGACGTCGTAACGACATGCACGCCGTACGTCGCCGAGCGGTACACCGAGCTCAACGACAATGTGCACGTGCTGCCGATCTGCGTCGATGCTATCACGGTCGAGCGTCCGCTGCTGACGACGCCAGACCGACTGACTGTCGGCTGGGCCGGCTCGCCGTTCCACAGGCACGACTGGGAGGCCGAGAGGCTTACTGAGGTCCTCGTCAAGTACCTGACTACGCAGCCGCGTGCGACCTTCCACGCTCTCGGCTCCGACTACACCGACGGGCGTCTGGAAGGTCGTGCACGGGTTAGTGGATACCAGACACACAACGCGCACCTCGCGTCGTTTGACATCGATATCGGTCTGGCACCGCTCAACCGGACGTCGCACAACCGAGGTAAGTCGTGGACCCGGCCGCTCGAGTACGCGGCGCGCGGAGCACCGGTCATCGCCACGCGGTGGGGTCAGTATCCGGACTGGGTCCAGCACGGCGTGAACGGCTTTATCGTCGACACGTTCGGCGAGTGGCTGGATGCGCTAGATGCGCTCACCGATGACACGATGCGTGGGCCGATGAGTACCGCGGCACGTGAAAGTGCGCGTCGCGCTACGATTGGTAAGCACATTCACTTGTGGGAGAGAGCGTATGAAGCGAACTGAGTGCTAGCTGTGAGACTTAATCTCGGCTGCGGTGACCAGTACGCCCCGGGGTGGGTTAACGTCGACTTCGGTTCTCCGCACCCGAAGGACCTGGAGGTCGACCTCACCGGCGAGCTGCCGTGGGCGCCACTGACGATCGAACGCATCTACGCGGGCCACGTGTTGGAACACCTAATGCCACAGCAGTGCGTCGCCCTGCTAACGCGGCTGCTCGACTGCACAGTGCCGGGTGGCCAGTTGCTCGTCGTAGGGCCAGACCTCGACCGCGCGCAGGCGATGGCCGACGCGGGAACGCTTATTGACATTACCCTGGGAGAGTTGCGCGACGGTGCCGGGCGCTGGAGCGGAGACGTGCACCACTGGGAGTGCACACCAGGCAAGATCATCGATATGATGCGGGATGCGGGATGGTGCGAGGTATCCGAGGTGTATATGCATACGGTGCCGCCGGACTGGCCGATCGCGTACCGGGGACCGGCGTGGCAGTGCGTCGTGAGTGGAGTGAGGTGGGCGTGAGTGAGAACGACGGTCTGCAGAGTAGGTACCGTGTTCAACGGGTCGACGGCCGAGATCGCCCCGGCGGTGACAAGGCCGGCGCCCGCTACTTCGTCCTGGACTACGTGCACGACCCATACGCGCGGGCAGCGTTAAACGCCTACGCCGACGCGTGCGAGATGGGCCTGCCGAAGTTGGCAGCCGACTTGCGTGTAGAGCTGTCGAACACACTTTCGTCGATCGATAAACCGACGGGTGTCGTGCGAGATGAGGGTGGGGCTGTCGTGGACTATGAGTGGAGCTAGGATGAGTAAGGTTTCGGTCACAGTCGCGCTGCCGACCATTCCGCCGCGCGTCGGCGGTCTCCTCAACCGTGCCGTTCAGAGCGTCAAGGACCAGACTAGGCAACCATCCGGCGGCATCTCGTGCGCCTTAGACGTGTTGAAGGAGGGTGCCGCGGCTACCCGGCAGCGTGCGCTGGATGCCGTGCGTACGGAGTGGGTGGCGTTCTTGGATGATGATGACTACTTCTACCCACATCACCTCGAGACGCTGATGAAGCTAGCCGCAGATCACGACGCGTCATACTGTTACTCGTGGTTTGACGGCAACAACCCGTTTCCGATGCACCGGGGACGGCAGATGAATCCGTCCGATCCGCACCACACAACGATGACCGTCATGGTGCGAACGGAGCTGGCCCGTGAGGCCGGCTTCCGAAACCACGAGGACGAGAATGACGTGTGGCCCGGTGAGGACTGGCGATTCACGTTGCGATGTCTCGAGCTAGGTGGTAAGTTCATAGGTACCGGTGATATCACGTGGTGTTACGCGGTGCACTCCGGTAACACCAGCGGACTGGCTACTAGGTGGTAGCAAGCTTTCCGAGCGACGTCACAGCCGTGATCCCCAGCGTACCGCCGCGGGCGCACGTACTGGTGCAGGCGCTGGAGAGCGTCACCGCGCAGAGCCGTTCAGTGCGTGGGATCAGCATCGCCGTGGACACACAGCGCGAGGGATCTGCTGTGACGCGCACGCGCGCGTTGGCAGCAGCAGACACGTCGTGGGTGGCGTTTCTCGACGACGATGATCTCTGGTTGCCGCATCACATCGAGACGCTGCTGGATCACGCGGAGCGGACCGGAGCTGATGTCGTCTACACAAACTGCATCGTCACGAACGAGGCCAACGAGGTGGTGTGGAACCCGTTCGGTCAGCCGTTCGATCCGGAGCTGCTGTTCGTTCGACCTTACATCACCGTTACGATGCTGGTGCGTACCGAGTTGGCACAGCGGGTTAAGTTCACGAACGAGTGGGATGAGTGGGGTTTTCAGCAGCGTGCGTTTCGCGCCGGCGCACAGTTCACACACGTCCCCGAGGTTACGTGGATCTGGCGGCACAACCGACACAATACCTCTGGACAACCTGATAGGTGGTAGAACGTGAACTTTCCGCGAGACGTTACGGCGGTCATCCCGCACATCCCGACCCGACCCAACGCCCTGGCGACGGCGGTGAAGAGCGTGGCGGTTCAGACTCAGCGGGTTACCGCCATCGCCGTCGAGGTGGACGTCGAGCACACCGGCTCGGCCGCGACGCGAAACCGTGCGCTGTCACGCGTGGACACCGAGTGGGTCGCGTTTCTGGACGATGATGACCGGTGGCTGTCGCATCACGTGAACGTGCTGCTGGAGGCTGCCGAGCTAACCAATTCCGACGTCGTGTATTCGGGCTGCCAGGTCTTGGATAAGGACGAAAATGAGATACCTCTCCGGGAGGAGTGGGGACGCTTCGGTCAGGAGTTCTCTGCCGCGCTACTGCGTGAGAAGTCGTATATCCCGGTGACCAGTCTGGTGCGATCGGAGCTCGCGTGCAGCGCACAATTCGGGCCGCCGGTCGGGGTGGAGATCGACTACGACGACTGGGGCTTTTACGTCCGGTTGCTGGACGCCGGTGCGCGTTTTCACCACGTACCTGAGGTGACGTGGATCTGGAACCACGACGGCAAGAACACCTCGGGAAGGCCGGACAGGTGGTAGTGACCGGGCAAGTAGCGCTAGGAGCTCTACTCGGCGTCGTGATTCTCGCACTCACGTGGTGGATTACGCGGAGAGGTGGACACAACCTGTGAAAACGTACGTGTATCCCGCCGATGAACACGGGTGTGGGTATCACCGGCTAATATGGCCCGCACGACAGCTTCATGCAGACGGACACGACGTTGTCATTGTTATGCCCAAGGATCGAAACGCCGCGTTCCAGGGACGGGTGGACGCGGACGGTAAACTCGTAGACGTCCAGGTACCCGAGGACGCCGATATGATCATTTTGCAACGCATCACACACAAGCACCTGGTGGATGCGATCGGCATGCTGCGTAGGCGTGGCATCGCAGTGGTGATCGACATGGACGACGACCTCGCCGCTGTGAATCCGAACAATCCCGCGTTTGCCGCCATGCACCCGGTCTTCGGCGCAAGCAAGGATCATAACTGGCAGTACGCCCAGCGAGCGTGCGAGGAGGCCACCTTCGTCACCGTGTCCACGGACGCGTTGCTGACGCGGTATGCACCGCACGGACGCGGCAGGATCCTGTACAACTGTGTGCCGGCGCGCTATCTCGCGGTCGAGCGGGTAGACTCGACGGTAGTAGGTTGGGCAGGTTCAACGCACTCTCACCCGGATGACCTTCAGGCAACGGGAACCGCACTAGCTCAGTTGTCTCGAGACACCGGAACGCCGTTCCACGTGGTAGGTGACGGCATCGGGGTCCGGGACGCGCTACGGCTGGATGTCGAGCCTACGAACACCGGACCGCAGGATCCGCTGGTCGGCTGGCCTGCGGAGGTCGCTAAACTGGGCGTCGGAGTCGCACCGCTGGCGGCGACGAAATTCAACGACGGAAAGTCGTGGCTCAAGCCGTTGGAGTACGCGGCGCTGGGTGTGCCGTGGGTCGCGTCGCCGAGTCCGGAGTACTTACGCTTTCACCGGCTGGGCGTAGGTCTGATCGCAGATAAACCGAAGCGTTGGTTACGGCATCTGAGGTCTCTGGTCGAGAGTCGTGACGCACGTGATGAACTGTCTGGTCGAGGACGCGAAATCGCGGCGAACTGGACGACGGAGGGCAACACGTGGCGCTGGGCGGAGGCCTGGGCCGACGCGTTCGAGACCGAGCGTAGGTTGGCCGGAGAGGTTGCCCGGTACCGTGTTTGAGTCACTTGAGAGCACGCTCGGAACGCCCGGCCGTAGTTCGATCCGGGGTAAAAACCGGCACTAACTGAGCCACGATAGGCCGCACGCCCGGCAGATCTGGCCACGGCCGGTAGGTGATGCGTAAACCTCGTGCGACCGACAGCCGGGACAGCGAACACGTGTTTTCCGGTAGACCAGGACCCGCCGGGCGTCCTCGGTTAGTCCGCCCCAGACGCCGTACTCCTGCCTGGTCTCCAACGCCCACGTTAGGCAGTCGAGGCGAACTTGACATAATTCACACACGGCGATGGCCTTGGCTGCACGGTCCTTGTCGAAGAACATGTCACGGTCGAGATTACGACACGCCGCTCGGGACCAGTCTACGTTAACCACAAATCACCACCTCATCCTGGCGCGTTGACGTACGACCGACCGTCGGGACCTGAGGTCCCGACGGATCGGACGTTGCCTCCCCTAGGTGGTGACTTACGTGTGACTAAGAACGTTTCCGGCGACCTTGTTGATGACGGCGTGCGTCGGTCCCTGGAGGGCGTTGAGGAACCGAGACTCCGGGGTACCGCCGGTACGACACCAGTCGTAGTACTCGGAGGTGGCGTTTACCAGTCCCCACCCGGTCCAGTCGAAGCCAACCTGCTCTGAGGTGTGCCAGAGTTGCATGATGCGGTCGACCTGGTCGCCGCGACGGGGCCGGTTGGGTAGGGTGTCGGTCAAGATGCCGCGTGCCTGATCGTCGGTGATTTTTGTCTTGATGAGACGCCTGACGACCAGCGGGTAAGCCTGGCCGTACTTCAGCAGGTTGGTCAGCGACTTCTGCGCCTCGGCCAGCTTCGTGTGCATGTTGGTGGTGTGCGTAACCGCCCAGCGGTGCTCCACACCCGCGGAGAAGCTGCGCAGCGTCAGCTGATTCATGCACCGACCTCGCAGCGGCATCACCATGGCCTCAACCGCACGTGAACCGTCGTGGCTGGTACGTAGCACGAGGAACATCTCGTGCGGGTCGACGTCCGCGAGTACGGTGTGTTCGGGGAGCTGGGCGACCACGAAGCCCTGTCGACCGCCCTTGAGGGCGCCGGCCGCGACGTAGATCGGGTTGACGTGATCGAGGAAGTCGAAGGCCTCGGCGTACTGCAGCAGCGGGTAGTTCTTGGACATGATACCGAGCCACTTACCGGTGTCCGCCCGAACGATCGCGAACCGCTCGGAGACACGGTGTGACGGCTGCGACGTCGCCGTGTCATCGCTGTCGCCGTACCACAGCGGTCGCTTCTCGACGGTGAAGTTGAGACCGCCCAGTTCGGCGGCTTTCGCGGCGGAGCCGGTCGGTTCGCCGAGCTTGCCGAGCTTCAGCCACGGCACCTCGCGGGTGCTGAACTGCGTGTTGGTCTGTGGCGCGGCGGTGGTCGTCGGCGCCTCGATTACCTGGGTCATCTCTCATCCTCTCATCTGAGTGTTACGTCTTGCATCTGACTGTCCTCTTTGGTAGCCGAGGTCCCACATCACGTTGAGTAGGTGAACGTCGGTCTCTTCAAGATCCTGGAGACAGCACTCACACATGTGTGTTTGTCTTCGTGTGCCTAATCTCACCGCGCATTTCCGGTCGCCGTACTTACAGCCGTGTAAGGCGCAACAGTGTTCGGTGTGGACGTCTCCGTCATCGGTCAGATGACCGATCGACTCTCTCATTATGACATCTTCACCGGTATGCCACCCAACCGGTCGATCATTGGCACCTTTCGTTGGCCCGTGATGATGATTTCCGGTGAAGTGATGGTGATCGGACGCGTGAACTTGGTGAAGATCTGCACTTGCACGTGGAATGTGTACTCGTGGGTGTAGATCTCGTAGGTGCTGACGAAGGGTATTCACCACTTCCAGCCCCAGATCTTGGCGCAGTCGTGACCGACCTTGGCGGCGCGCGACCGCGGGTTGGACAGCGGCGCGTCGCAGCGGGCGCAGGTCTGGAAGTGCGTGGCATACAGCTTCGCCGAGGCCACCCAGTCACCCGAGATGGCACGCGCGGCGGCCGCTTGCAGGTTGATCGATAGCTTGTCGCGGTTCCACGTTCCGGGGTAGCCGAGCAGCCGGTTCACCCAGCGGGTGGGCGGCTTGCCGTTCTGATCGGGACGCTCGATGATCTCGAAGAAGTCGAGCACGTCGTCAACCTTGCGCGGCAGCGCGTAGTGGCCGACCTGCAAGGTCCTCAGCAGCGTCTGCAGCTCGATGAACCCGGTGGTGGCGGACTTCAGCGTCTGGGTAGGCTTCAGCATCTGTGTGGGCTTCGCGACCGCGAACAGCGCCTTGATCGCGGCTTTGGCCTCGAACAGCGACACAAACTTGGGGTCCGGGTTGCCCACGTTGCCCAGGATGTCGAAGACCGTCTCGTACGGCTGACCATTAAGCTGGTCCTGCCAGGCGGGTCGCTCGGCGGCCAGGTTGCGGATCAGCTCCAGTTGGGGACCGGTAGCGTGTCGTGTGTCCGTGGTGATCATCATTTCGTCGCCTCCTCGGGAGGGTGGTGCGTCGCCGTCCGTTTAATCATATCACAATTGTGACACTGTGTAAACAGGCAAACACACACCTAACCGTGAGGTTTTTGACCGGTCTAGCTACGTGCGCCGGACGCCGTCCTCGCCGACGGGTGCCACGACGCGGTCGCGGGTCCAGATAGCGACGACCGCCAGCGCGATTCCCATGATTACCGCTTGCCGGTCCGGCGGCAAACCCCAGCCCCACGCGACGGATACGGCCAAGCTAGCCTCCAGTAGGCCTAGGATCGCCGGTACGACGCGCTCCCTGAGGATCGTTAGCGCGACCAGCAGGCCGATCACCGCGGCGCTAATCGCGTTTACCCAGCCCTGTTGGTCAACGGTGAAACCCATGATGAACGTAGACACGAGCAGCACGACGGCGCGTGCCAGCGCACCCCACAGTGCGGGCTCCCGACCAAACAACATTGTGATTCCTCCTCCACTGGGTGGTACGTGTTTTCTACGTGATACGCTTGGTGACGGGATCATCGCGGTGCTCGTGAAAGATTTTCTCGATCAACCAGACGCGGCCCCAGATGACATACGTAAGGACGCCGAGCAGCGTCGTGACCAGCAGCTCGCGTCCTGGGTAGTCGCCGAGGAACGCATGTGCGACGTCGAGCAGCATAATGAGTGCTAGTGACATCATCAACACCATGACGTTGCGGCCGATCGCCGTACGACGCCACGCACCGCGGCTCCTCATCCAGTAGAGCACGATGAACACGAGTGTGCCGGCCGCGCCGACGCACAGTTCGATAAGTGTGATGATGTGGACCCACGTCACGGTGAACCTCCTACGGCCTGTCCTGGAACAACCTGTGCATCTCCTCACCAAAGTGGTTTCTGCCGCTCTCTCCGATCAGGTATGAGGTAGTGCGGTGTACACGATCCCATCGCTCGTGCGTCTCCTGGAGATGCTTATCTGCCCGCTTGCGAGCCTGTCGAGCTTCTGTGGTGCAACGCGGCCGTCGGCGGCCGATACCGAACAGTCGGGCGACACGTCGAAGTATCTTCACGTACGACCTCCTCGGTCGTCACCCCTGAGGGCCCGGATGAGCTGTTCGAGGGTCTCGAACCCACGAAGCATCTCCTCGATCTGCGCACCCTGCTGAATGCGGCTCTCCTCGCTAACGCGGTGAGCCTCGCGCCACTCCTGGCGATCCTCACGAATGTCATCGTAGGTGCGCCGCGGTACGAGCAGCCCACGCATGAGAAAGAACACGGCGAGCGCGAGCAGTACCCAGGGCGACGACGACAGGAGCCTAGCTCCGGTGATCCCGTCCAGCAAGGTTGGTGTCCCCCGAATCTCGGTCGCGGTGCGTCACGCACCGCCGGTCAGCTCTCCGAGTCTCGCAGCTACCGCGGCGGCACGCTCCAGACCCCACGCCGCCAGCAGCGTCTCGGCGGCGATCTCTACGGTGGTCGTGCCGAGGGTCTCGATGACGCGCTCGGACGTACGTGTCGCGATCCTCTCCGACAGGTCGGCGCGCAGCTCCTCCGGTACGTCGACCGGAGTCTCGGAGTCGTTGTGGGCCGCCGCCAGCACGTCCTCGACCGACAACTTAAGCTCGGCTTCCGTGACCCGACGCGCGGCCTCGTAGTTGAGGAACGCCTCGAACGTACCCACGAGTGTCCGTCCCGGGATCGCCCACGCCTTGCCGAGTACCTTGGCCGCGGTCGCGTCCGACACGCGCTTGATGTCGTCATTGGTGAGCGGCACCGTGACCTCCCAGTCACTCGTGTCGTCGGCGATCGACATCCCGACGACGGAGACGTGCATGTGCTTGGTGTGTAGGTTATCCCCGTCGTACGGACCCCACTCCCACGCGTCGCGTAGTGATGTTGCATATGACGAGAAGATTCGTTTATCGAAGATCGTGTACTTAACGCGTTGATCACGGGACAGCCGGATCGCCTCGGCGATCGCGTGCATGTTGGCCCCGGCCATCGGATCGTGAGTGAAGTCACGTGCCCGGACGACGCCCTGGTCGTCGGGGTTGTGATCGGAGGACGTACCCTGGTGCGCCGGGTCGCCGATGGAGCCGTCGGACACCTTCGAGCGATTCGGCGCGATCTCGTTGACCTGTGCTAGCAGCTTCTCCAGTCCGCGCGCGACCCGCCAGTCGGCCACTACGTCACGTCCGCTCGACGCTTGAGTGATACCTCGTGCACGACCAGCTCTAGCTCGAGGTTACCAGACCCGTCACCCAGCTGAAACGTGGTTCGGCTGTCGCCGAGACGCATCACGACTCGTCCGGCACGCTCCACCTGCTCCGAGGTCACAGTGCCACCGCTTACGGCTAGTTCAACCAGATCTTTCGCGTTCACGCAATCACCTCTTCCTCAAAACGCACGAGGACCGGGCCGCCACGAGCGCCCGGTCCTCACGCGTGTCTGCGTCCACCGGAAGTACCTCCGTGCGGTCGTCTCCGCCTAGGCGGGCGCCGGCTCGGTCGGCGTTACCGCCGGCTGCTCGCCCTCCGGGACGCGCTCCCACGTATGTGTCGAACCGTTGCGGATCGACCGTACACGCTTGTTGTAACGCAGTCGCCACAGGGAGAGGTAGGCCTCCGACCGGCTGATGCCGGCGACCTCGGCCACGGTGTTCTTCGTCATCGGCGACGTCAGCACCTCGTACACGTGCTCGTCACGCTTGAGGGTCGCGTCCGGTCGCGGCCGACCGCGCCGGCGGCCTTCCGACTCCTCACCCGCGCCGGCCGTTGTCTCCGGGCTCGCCTCTGTTACGTCAGTCACAAGTTGTCCTCTCGCCTCAACATCTTACTGTCTAGGGTCTACATTAGCACATCTACAGCGGTATCGTCTCGCGCGACCACGCTGCTGCGCGAGACGGCGCTCTTCCAGGCGTGCGTCACATCGATATCATACTCACGCTCGCCGATCAGAGATCCTACGTGAGTGCCGGGGTTGCCGTCCAGCGCGCGGGCGATCCACCCGCCGATCCACCGGCCGCAGTGCACAGATATTCCCTTTCCCCACGTGAGATTGAGACCGCTGACGCCGCGCAGTGGCTTGATCAGCCAGTCGTCCGGGAAGCCGAGGATGCGCGCGGCCTCACGGTGTGTGATCATGCGGTCGAGCCACGGGTGAATGACCAGCTGCAGCGACGCGCCGGTAATGACGCGCGCCGGCTGCTCGCCGCGCCAGCGCGTCACGGTCGTGAAACCCATCGCGAAGTCGTTGGCGACGATCTTAGCCTCACCCTGTGCCATCGACGCCGGTAGCCGGCCGTGCTTCTCGTAGTACCGGCGACAGATCTCACCCAGCGACGCGCCGGGCTCCCAGCCACAGCCGTCGATCAGGTCGGCCACTCGCTGTGTGAGTGGGTTGCTGACGTGAACGTGGCCGTCCACTGCGCCGGACGCCGACCGCAGCTGCTCCGTCCACATGTGTGTGACGGGTGCCCGGTACGGCTGCGCGTGCCACGTCCGCCCGAGAGGCGCGAGGTCTGCTATCACGTCTGCCAGTACGGGCAGTGTTCTCGGCTGTGGCACCTCGACGCCGAACGGAACCCGCGAGATGAGCCAGAAGTAGCGCTTCCGCTGGGCACATCCGCCCACCGAATACGCGTTGTGCCGGACGTGGTAGAGCGTCCACCGGTCGCCGGTGTCCTCCTCCACGTGGGCGCGCAGCCGGCGCATGAGATCCAGACCGTCGGGGCGGTTGCGCGCCTGCTGAACGCTCTCGAAGACGGCGATCGTGGGACGTGCTCGAATGACGTAGTCGGCAAATGCCCACATACACGCGTTCACTTTAGAGTTTGCTCCGCGAAATGACTTGGCGCTCATGACGGAAAATCCTGAGCACGGTCTTACGGGGGGTTGCCGAATACAACATCACAACCCCCACTGATCACCTCCCACGACTCGGCAGGTCCTATCTGTGCCTGCCAACTATTACCAAGAAGTGCGCGATTAGCGAGACAGTTTGCTACACCGAAGCCGCCTGGAAGTTCCTTCTTACCAACCAGTTTAAAGCCCGCCTGGACCATCCCGAGGGTAAAACCTCCAGCAAACCCAAGAACGTCCACCGCGGTGTATGTCATGTGTTCACGTCCATAGGTACACACATTCCGTTGTCCTTGTGGCGTTGCATCCAGCGGGATGCATAAGGTTTACCGCATACCTGGCAGATCACCTTAGGCTCGATACCACGCACACGCACAACACCGTTGACTGTGATGCACTTTTTCGGCTGGCAACCACTTGCCTGGTGCCGACGAATCCAGTGCGCTGCGATCTCGACACCACACATTTCACAAATCACCATTCGCCGGTTGGCGCGGCTGATAGCTTGTCGTGTGTGAAGTGGTAGTGGTTTTCTAAACTGGTGATTGTCTGATCCGTGATGCGCTTTCTTGGCATTCACCTCTGCGGAGAACCGCATACCTTTCGTAGGTGACTCACGTCCGCGAAACGCATCACTTAGCTTACTTCTTGCGACGTCAGACAGCCCGTGGTGTTTTCGGTGACAAAGCACGTGTGTCATCGCGAGATTATCTGCGGTGTCATTCGTAACATCATCATCAATGTGATGAATGTTACCGTTCCATGTGCCACGCCCAATCTCTAGCACCGGAATCACACAGAAGAAACACGACCAGGGACCGTAACCGTACGCTTTGTGAAACGCTTTAACCGTGCGTCCACGGTTGCGACTCGGGTTTGTTCCCATGGACTGTACTGTATCAGGTGTTGTGGGTGGTTTCTGATGTAGCGGAGAGTGTACCGGGTCCGACCAGCCGACCGGCTTCCACGCACCAGGCCGGCGTTCCGCCGGTCGCGACACACGACGGGGTGCACCGGACTCCTTGGTCATCGTACGACCGTCGACAGTGCGGGCACTTGCCCGTCACACCGTCGTAGCCCTCGCGCTGGCGTCGCTCGTTCTTCTCACGCTTTCGGCGGTAGCCCTCGTACAGGTCATCTGCGGTCACGTTAAGGTGCAGCGCGAGGTTCATGAGAAAGTGCCAGCAGTCAACGACCTCGCCGCGTGCCGCCTCGTAGTTGATGTGACGACTGGTCGCCCAGCTCTTCCAGCCAATCTCATCCAGAACCTCGCCGAGCTCCTTGATAAGCGCGACGTAGCTCTCCTTGATGTTCGCGATGCGCAGCTCGTCTGACTGACTCTCGAGCGTGTAGCCGTTGATCAGCTCCTGGAGCTCCCGCTGGGCGTGTAACATCTCCTCGAGGCGATCCATCAACTCACCAGTTTCTTCCGAGCATCACGCATTGCACTTATCATTGTCCTACGCGCGGCGCGATGTGCCCGCGCCTCGATCAGCTGATCGATGTAGTTGTGTTTACGACGCTCGGCGGCAGCCGTACTCTTCTTAGCCGCGCGCCGGCGCTGGCGCGGGGTCAGCTTACCTGCTCGCATCATCTCTCATTTTTCCTAGGTCACCCGGCGTACCGCGTCGGGCGTGCCGATATCCTGCGTTAACACGTGTACCAGCGCGAAGCTGGGCGCCATCTCATTGAGCACCGGACCGATCTTCTCCTGGCCGGCCAGTGCGTTGAGACCGCGGTACCGGTCGATGACCAGCGGGCCGCACCAGACCGTTACCGCCTGTGTAGCGTCGTCGCTCCATTTCGCTACCTCATCATCGAGCGGGTCTTGGTCATATCTACGCTCCACCCAGCGGTCGCCTCGGAGACGAGTAAACCTCTCGGCCTCAACCCGGTGAACGACTCGCACGCCGACCGCGTAGTTCGCCGCCGTGCATACCGCGTAGACGTCCTCGGGTCCGTGGATGTTGTCGCTCATCAGCACCAGAACGCGTTGTGTTTGACACAGCTCGAGACCTCGGCGAAGCGCGCGGCCGGGTCCGCCGGTGGCCAGCATCACGCGAATCTCCGGGCGGTGACCCACCAGTTGAAACACCGGCAGGGCGTTCTCGCCGGCGGACACCACGATCACCCGACGCGCACCCATCGCCAGCGCGCTATCCACCGCGGCGACCAGCAGCGACCTGCCCTCGATGACGACGAACGGCTTGAAGTAGGGAGGTACCACCCCGTTCAGTCGCTCACTCTTACCACCGGCGAGAATCACGGCGTCCAACCCGGCGTGGTCGATCACGCTGTTTTCAACTCTCTGGTGATAAGTTCTCCTAAGACATCGGCGAGCTCGGCGCGTAGTTGCTCGTAGGTTTGCCCGGTGTAGTGCAGCAACCGGAGACCCGGAACGTCCTCGGTGAGTCGCTCGACGGTGCTGCCCATGTCATCAACATATACCACGGAACCGGTACCTCGATGCTTGGCGACGGACATCGCACGCGACAAAATCACGCGTCGTGCGTCATACGTTAACTGTGGCTTGACGGGTACGCTTAGACCTAGTCGACGAAGTAGGGTACGTGCACACTCGTGTGACGCAGCCGTTAGACACGACACGGTCGCCGACCGCCGAGCATCACCGTACAGCAGGGTACGTGCGAGTCGGGTCGGCGGCAGAGCTAAGGTGTGCGGATCTACGTCACCCAGCAGGATGCCGTACCACACCTGCTTAGCGGTGTGAACACGCTCAACATCACCGATACCGACCAGATCGCCGAGCCACTCACGGTATGACAAGCCGGCGGCGTTCGGCGGTACCTCAACACCAACTCGTCGATATGCCTCCCGGTTAAGCGCGTCGGTGTCGGCGAGTGTGCCATCCAGATCAAGGAAGAAACGTAGTTGCGTCACCGATCATGCCTCTCACGTCATCTTGAACCTTAGGTGCCGCACATCGTGCGAGGTAGGGTAGGGTGCGTAGTAGGTGAATGACGCACCAGAGTACGGCCGCGTTCCACTCGTTATCATCTTGCGCGTACGTTTGCACGTGGTACGGGTTGATTCGCGCACTGCCACCGAGCGTGTCGAGAGCTCCCGTTACCTCACGGTAGCCGTACCGAACCCGCTCCCAGCCCAGCGCTGATTGGAGCATCTTACCGAGGTCCACAGCCCGGATGTCGGGCACCGCCGAGGTCGCGGGAACCGGGTCGATGATGACCAGTTCGGATGTACCGGGCCTAAACATCACGTTGTCCAGCGTCGGGTCGCCGTGCGTTAGGCACCGTGGAAGTGCGTTCCAGTCGATCGACTCGTGCGTCTTTTCCAGCCACAGCTGAACCTCAACACCGACGTCGAACATTCCGAGTAGGTCTGCCACCTTGTCGACCGTCGCCTGCTGTGACCACTCGACCTCGGCGGACTGTGACCACACGTGCTGCTCGAGTTGTTCCACGATCCCGGCGAGCACCACACGGTGGTTTAACCACATGTAAGAGATGTCGTCGAGCCGCTCCATCTGGTAGCCGTGCTCATATACCGACAGTACCTTCGGAACGGCGGGAGACTGGTGCTGACGTAACCACAGTCCCTGGCGTGATGTACGCCCGTCGTCCGTCCGGCACATCTTGCCGACGCTCTCGAGGTAGTACCGGAACGTGGCGCCCGACGATCCCCTAGTCACCGGTACCTCGCAGCCCGAGGCGCGCTTCGATCAGCCGGGCAAAGCGTAACTCCCGAACGGCGTCATTGAAGTGTATGCGCTGGGCGGCTACGAGCTCATACCAGTCGGTGCGACCCGCGTCTGAGCTGAGGTGCTTAACCCGGTGTACCAACTCGTCGGGCGAGGTGACGCGCAGCCAGTCCTTCAACCACAACGGTGCGTCGCCGAGGATGTTATCCTGGACGTCGTAGCCGGGGTGAAAGAAGCACACGGTACCGGCCGCGAACGCTTCCCACGGCTTAGCCGTGGCCCAGCCGGTGCCGCTGGCCGGTGAGGTGAAGGTACAGCGTACGGAGTGAAGCTTAGGTACGTAGTCGCCCCACGGTGCCGGGGTGATCTCGCGGTTGATCTCCTCCTGGCCGGCCTGTGACCACGTGCCGTGAATCCACGCCGGTTCCAGTGGTAGTACCCACTCACGCATTACGTGTGACCGGGTTATGTCCTGGCGCACGTAGCGTCGCGTCTCATTCATGAAGAGGCCGAACCCCGCGCGATCTTCCCAGCGGTCGTTGAACGACAGCAGGTCGCCGAACGGTGTGCTGGGCAAGAGACCGTTGACCTCCAACCGGGCGTATACATTCCGCACGGACGCCTTCCACACCTTATCGACATCGCTCGGCGTCTCGACGCCGAGGTCGCACGTGGCAGACCACTCCTCAAAAGCGCCGTTCGGGCCCGGGTCTCCGTACCGCGCGTGCTTGATCCTGTGATGATACGTGTGTTGTGCGAGCACCGGGTGACGCAGCGGCCACTTGAGGTCGCGTAACTTGAGGTAGTTGCGCGGATCGGAGTTGAGCCAGATCTCCTCGCGCTTCCACGGGTTGACGTCGCGCCAGATGTTGATCGCTCGTGTCAGAAACGCGACGTAGTGCGCCGACCAGTCGTGTGGCTTGGTGTACTTACCGGGTTCACGTACGCCGGGCAGCGGCACGTTGGTCGTACCGTGCTGGCCGGCCCAGAGTACGATGCCGTCGAGCTTCGTTATGAAGTCGAGCGTTACCGAGTCATAGATGTCTTGCAGAGCGAGGTGGTCGGCCACGGAGTAGTTCGCGTGATTCAAGCCGGTACGGCGCTTGGCGTCGAGCAGCTGCGGACCCCACTTGATCCACGGGTTGTGCACGTTGCTCGGCAGGCCGACCGACGTGGGCTCCTCGCCGCTGTTCTTTCCGATGAGGTAGAAGTCTGACTCCGGGTTGCGCCGCGCGAGTTCGCCGATCGTCGCGGCCATCTCCACGTCGCCGCCGAGACTACCGCACTTCGTGATGCTGAGCGGCATCGATCTTCCTATCTTTCCGTACCCAACACGCATACTTATCACCTCCGTTCTAGATCCGGGATGCCGCGACGCCGAAGAACGCACAGGCCAGTGCGGCGGGGTTGTGGTGCGTAGCGAGCACCTGCCGGTTGTGCGAGGCGTCATATGACGATACGTATAGCGCGTGGTTTACCGCCTCACTCAGCGACCGCAGCTCGCCGGACAGCGCGGTCTTGAGGCCGCGCGGCTCCCACGGGTACGTCCACTGCCGCAGCACGCCGAGCGTCGCGGGCTCGGTCATGTGATCCGGTACGACGATCCGACAACCCGCGTCGATGGCCTCCAGCAGGGCGAACTCGGTACCCGCCGAGAAGCCCAGACGCGTCGCCGACACGTGCACGGTGTGATGCAGCGACACATCGTAACCCTCCCCGTAGGGACCTTCGTAGTGTAGAGGTAGATCAGGCGCGGTCCACGGCTCCTCCGCGCGAAACTTCCGGTCGCCGAGGTACGTGTGTTGAAGACCGTAGGCGTAGGGGTAGCCGCCACCCGGCGACGCGCCGTGAAGACAGACATCGACGTCGAGGTGCTTGGCCAGCGCGGCAACGTGCGCCACACCCTTGTCCGGCGCGAGACGACCGTGGAAGCCGACCAGCGGCGGCTTATCACCTCCAGGTCCGGCCGGAGGATCATACGTCGCCGACCGCAGGTTCCAGGGACGAGATAGCGGCACCAGCGTCGCGCGGTCGTCACGGACGAGCGCCTCGGGCACGTTGCCCGGGGTCTGCCAGATGACGCCCGTAGAGCGCGGCGAGCGGAGGATACGGTCCCAGTTGACGGTCGGATACAGGTTTCCGTTCAGCTGGAGCGTCCACGGCGTCTCGAGGAGCTCGAGCGTCTGGTACCACCACTCCTGCGAGCTCGGTGTCGTCTCCGCCTCGTTGACGTGTACGAGATCGAAGTTACGCGCCAGGTGTGCGATCTCGGCGGGTGTGCCCCAGTGGTCCGGGCGCCACGTCGTCGCGTCGGCGCGTTTCACGTCGGCGATGTCGCGTCCCCACTTACCGGACGGTCGGCCGGAACGCGTGGGCACGGCGATCGGCGGCGTCGGCCACTCCGGCGGCCAGCCGAGCGTCAGCTCGCGAATGTGCGTGACGGTGCCTGAGATCCAGAAGTTAGGCACCAGCATGAGTATCTTCACGTATGTGTCACCGTCTCTCGTCTACGACGTGCGCGTCGACGCGCACCGGCGCCGGGTCCGACTCGCGGGTGCGACGCCGGACCCGGTCACCTCGGTCGTACTACACGTTAGTCCTAGAAGGTCGGCACCGGCGGAGGTTGTGCCGGCGTCGTGACCGGTGACGCCGACGGCGTCGCCGGTCCCGCCCCGACCGTCGGGGCCTGACCTACCGTCGGGGTGGTCGGGGCGACCGGAGATGTGGAAACTACGGGAGCCACCGGAACCGGAGGACCGGACCGCGTCACAGAGGAAGCTCCGGGCACCGGCGGACCGGCGGGTGGGCCGACCGGTCCTCCCGGGACCGGAGGACCGGCCGGAGCTCCCGACAGCAACTGCTTGTCCACGACCGGTCGCGCGTTGGCGCCGGGCACCGCAGCAAATGACACGATCTCGTTGCGATCTTGTCCCTGGAACTGACGCGTCCCGATCTCGGCCTTCACGGCCCGGTCCGGCAGCTGCGCGGCGATGATCTGGAGGCCGTCTTCGACGTCGAGCTCCGCGGCCTCCAGCTCCCGGAAGAACTGGTCGTCGAAGCCGAACGCCGCCAGCTTCCGGAAGAACAGGTTAAGTGCGAAGCTGTTGTCCGGCGAGAACACCAGGTTGGTGAACGCCGACTTGCCGAATTGTGGTCCGTCATCCACCTTGAACTGACAGTAGATCATCAAGGACCCGGTGCTGGCGGTCTTACAGGTCGCCTTCGCGCAGACGAGACGGTACCAGTCGTCCGGTAGCGGGCGGGTGGCATCGTCCGCCTGCTTCTTAAGTGCGCCCCACGTTGTCCCGGTCATACATCCTCCTAGCTCGAGCCGTTCGGCGGACCGAACAGCTGTTCCATCATTCTACCGATGTGTGGGTGGTCCACGATGTCGGGCAGGGCACCCTGGAACCGCTCGCCCGACACGATCGTAGGACTGATGCCCTCGGCGATCATCAACTGCTTAAACCGCGCCGTCGTGGTCCCCTGGTCATCCACCGTTACGTTGGTGAACAGGTAGCCGCAGCAGTCGACCAGGTACGGCAGCGAATGCCCGATCTGTCCCTGCATCGCGGGACGCCACTGGTTATCCTTCATCGCCGTCTCGGCGATAAAGACCACGCAGCGCAGCGGATTGGGGTTGGGCAGCAGCACCAGGTCGCGTATGTCACGGATCAACTGATCCATGTTGACCAGTAAAGCCTCCCAGTTCTCCCATCCCTTCATGCTTCCGCTGGGTGCGAGGTGTCGCTTCAGCCTCCGCTGAGCCTCCGTAATGGAGTCCAGCACGATCGACCTAAAGTCGTGCTGGTCGGTCCGGGATAGATACTGATACGCTGCGGTGAGTGTGGTCCACTTACGCACGATCACGTGACAGAAGTCCCACGTTCCGTCCCAGCGGGGAGGCGGACCAACCAGCGGATCCCACTCCACACGACGCAGCGGAACGCCCGTTCGGTAGCCGGCCTCTCGTACGAACTTCCAACCTCCTTCGGCGTCCAGGACGCAGATGGGCATGGGTGCCGTCGTGGACAGCGTCGACTTACCCGCCTTCGACACAGCGTGAATAAGCCACGCCACTGTGTCATAGTTATACAGCGCCGACGTCGACATCTCGGTGGTTGCTCCGGTCACAGCTTAACGCACCTCTCGCACTTCCAGTCGCTGTGCTTCTCGCCTCCGCCGCGCATGGGACCGGGGCGCCGCACGAGTGCGATCCAGTCACCTACGAACATGTCCCGCTCGCAGCTTCCGCACCGCCGGGTGACGCGCGCCTGCGTCCACGCCGAGATGATGTCGGCCCCTTCCCACCGGCGTAGCCACTCGATCTGACGAAACAGAGCGTCATCGCCGGGACACGTCTCATGTACGTAAAGCACAGGTTGCAGACCCGGACGTCTCGCCTGTACGATTAGGTCCCCGGGCGACACGGTTAGACCACAGTCATCACACCTATTCTGCCGCCGGGCGCCGAACGGAAAGTCATCCCGTTCCGGAGGTCCGTGCATCTGTCGGTCCGCCAGCGCCAGCAGCACCGACCGACCTACGGTCAGCTTACGGTATCGGACGGGCGCATCACTTGTCGTCAATCGCTACACTCCCTTCAGGTAGTAACCCGTAGGATCTCCCTCGACGAAGTACGCGGCGAGCGCGCTCTCCACCCGGGAGCCGTCATCAAACATCGAGCAGTGTCGGTTGAAGTTACACCGGTACGTGCAATCCGAGTCCGGCAGCGGGTACGCGACGAGGTTCGGCGACACACCGGCGTCGAGCCGCTCGCGCAGTGCGAGGAGGTCGTGGACGACGCCGCGCAGCCTCACCTCAAACGCGTCCAGCTCGACGACGCTGTGGTGAACCTCAACTCGCTTATAGAACGGCGGCGTCGCCGTCGCGGTCCGCTTAACCCGACGCATCATGTTGTACAGCGCGCCGACGCACCGGACGTTCTCGTCCTGGTAGCGCTCGAGCGTCATGTAGAACAGCATCTGCTCGTCCAGCGGAAGCATCCGTACCGCCGCACCGAAGGCCCCGAGTGTCTTATGGTCCATGAAGAGGCGTAGGCCGTCCGAGACACGGCGGACACGGGCATCGATCTTACCGACCAGCCGGACGTTAGGCATACCCGGCAACTCCGCCTCGAGGAACTGCTCGGAGCCGACCACCTGGAGGTCCGAGTCCTCGCCGGTCTCCGCGAGCCACTCGACGTATCCCTCCACCATGATACGCTCGAGGTCGGACTCCTTCTTAAATGCGTCGGCAACATCGCTCGGTACCATCTCAGACTCCGGATATCGGTCGCAGATCGCCTGCCAGTCAAACGCGATCACGTTTTCGATCGCGTCGCGTACGTCGACGCGCAGCGCCGTGTCGCCGTGGTAGTGCCACCGCAGCGCGCGGTGGATCCGGTCCCCGACGGCACGAGCCCCGGTGTTGGGTTCGGAGATCGGCGTGAGACGACGGTAGTACGAGAGCCACCACGAGCGCCGGCAGCGACGGAAGAGGCGAAGCTCGCTGTTCGACAGCCGTGTGATGCCGTCTCGCTGGGTGAGTTGCCACGGCGACAGCGGAACCTGTACGAGAGGCTCGGCGGGAATGTCACTCACGTTGACTAGGCTCGGTGACAGCGACACCGAACTGATACCCGGAAACACCACGACGGGATCATCGTGAAACTGGATCACGGAAGTGCGAACCGGCGGCTCGGTTGTCGTGGTAACGTCGACCCACTGGATGAGCTCCAGGTCCTCCTCGAGCAGGTCGTTCGTGGCCGCCGGTGCGCCCGTTACGGTCTCCGGTACGGCGAGCTGTCCGGGTGACTCACCGACCTTCGAGGTGTCTTCCGACGGAAACGCGATCAGCAGCCGCTCCAGCTCGCCGGCCTTGAACCGACCGTGCGTCTCGATCCGCCAGACCGCGGCGGGTTTTACATCGGCGGCCTCGGCGAAGCGCTCTCGTGATAACCCGGAGGTCTTACGGATCTTAGCCCAGTGCGCCGCGACCTGTGGGTCAGACTCAGCAGCCACTGGCCACCGCCAGCACGCACCAAATCACCGTCGTGCACACCATGCCAACCGCTATGAGAAGTCCGAGTAGGACCAGACCGGGGTGGATCGAGGTGTCATGATCGTCGTCTCTGTCGGTCATTCGGAACTCTCCGGTAGTCCTAGGAAGCTGTTCACAACCCTGCTCTCCGCCAGGTCGAGACGGTACGCCTCGTCGGGCTTGATGCCCGCCGCGTGAAGTCTCGCCCGGTCCCGTGTGATCTCGTCGAGCCGCTCCCACTTACTGACAAGTCGTGGGTAGAGCGTCGTCTCCTCGATCGTATCACGTGCTACGTACTCGACGATGTGCACCGAGTCATGTACCTCTGATCCGATCCGGTGCACGCGACCGTCCAGCTGCACGTTCTTGAGCATGGACCACGACCGCTGGACGCACAGCAGCGTGTCGGCGCACTGGAGACCGTCGAGACCGACGCCGCCCGCGCCGATCGTGAGTAGCACAGCTTGGATGCGCTCCTCGTTGAACCGGCGGATGACGTCTTGACGTTCATACGTGTCGCCGACGTCGCCGGCTATGACGCCGAACGGGATCTTCAACTTGATGAGTCGCTTCTCGGCGAGGCCGATGAGCTGGCGCGACTCGGCGGCCACAACGACACGCCGACCTCCGAGTGACAGTAGATCCTCCTCCAGCGCATCCAGCTTGCTGGACGGCTCGGCGAGCGTCACAACGCATTTCAGTCGCCGAGAACATCCTTCATTGTGATACTTGTCGCCCGTGGTCGTGCACCAACACTCGGACCCGGGACAGTTGGTGACGTGGCGCGTACCGCCGTTAGCCGCACAGTCACACATCTCACGGGTCGGGATGAGTTGCTCGACCCACTCCACGTTCGCGTAGGACGAAGACAGCTGTAGCAACCGGGTCGCCTTCACGAGGTTATTCGGCGACACAAGGATTTGACCGTCATCGGTCACCGCAATGCTTCGTGCGTGCATCTCACGGTAGACGGACGCCTGGCGCGGAGACATGTCCACCCAGCGGACCGATCGCACGATCGGGGGAAGCTGGTCGAGTACGACGGCCTTCGGCGTCCGGCGAAACCGTGGGTCGATGATGCGAAAGAATTCATCACGTGTGTCGGGTGCGACACCTACGATGTCGAGACCGCCGTGCGCGTTCCACGCTCTTAAGGCATATCTGTCCACAAACTGTGTCTTAGTGGGATGCTCACGCGGTACGAGAAAGTGCATGATCGACCAGACGTCGCCGACGTTCGACGCGATCGGCGTTCCGGTGGTCGCCCAGCGACGTCGCACCGACGGGTCGTGACCGACGGACCAGCACGCCCGGGTCTGCTTCGACAGCGGGTTGACGATCGAGTGCGCCTCGTCCAGAATCACCGTGCGGAACCCGAAACCGTTCAGCGGCTTAGGGTGAACCTCACAGCGTGCCGGTGTGAGTTTCTCCTCACCGCGCTTCTTATCGCACTCCCGGCAGCGCTTCAGGCGTGTGGACCCGTACGGCGCGAGCCGGGCCAGCAGCCGCACGGCCTCGGTGTTCACGATCACGACGGCACCCGGGTCCTGACGCGCCCGCTCGAGCATCTTACGTCGACCTACCGTGCCGCCGGTGAGCACGTAGGGCGTCACCGGCGTTTGCCACAGTGCGATCTGACGCTCCCACCCCAGCTTCACACCGTTGGGGCAGATCACCAGGGCCGGCAGGGCGTCGGCTGGGTCCAGCTCTGTTAGTCCCTGGATGACAGCTAGTACCTGTGCCGTCTTACCGAGACCTAAGTCGTCCGCGAGTAACCCACCCTCGCCGCACCCGAGGAGGAACTCGGCTCCGGCCGTCTGGAAGTCGTAGAGCCTGTCACTCCAGCCGTCCACACGTGTCAGCCGGCTACGCATCTCCAGCGACGGACCGACCCGCTGCGACCACTCCCGCTGTGACCACAGGGCCAGCTCGTCACCGACCTCGAGGGTGTTGCGGAACAGACCGCGTAGCTGGAGACACGCTGCCCACGTAAGTGGTACGAACCACATCTTATCGTCCGGGCTCCAGCGGGCACCGGGAACTTGCTTGACCAGCTCAGCCTCGGTCCACCGTGTAGTTAGTGCGATCCGGTCGCCGAGAACGTCGGCGTGAGGCACTAGGCTACGTCTTCTCGAACGTGTTGGTCGATGAACCGGTGATACGCCGGGTAGGCGACTCGAAACTCTCGGACCAGTCGGGTCGCCTCGACCTCGGTTACGGTGCGGTTCGGTGGAAACTCACGTGTGGGTTGCGTGTCACCGATGTTAGACGCATCACTCATCGTCGACTCCTCGATCATCGGACGGTGCGAGTTAGATCCTATCAGGTTAGCGGTTCGGGTCCCAGCAGGCGAACGTACCTCGCCGGATCGGTGAGGGACAACGCCAGGGCGACCTGGCCACACGCACGACGCACGTGGTCGGGTGCACCTATGATCCACCAGCCCAGCCGGGTGAGCACGTCACGCGCGGCGAACGGGTCGGCGTCTGCGGATCCCTGCACACGAAACGCGGTAGGTTCGTGGTGGCGGGCGATGAACCGCGCGGCGCCGATCAGCTCCAACGCGTCTGGCTGAGATGTTCGCGCCCGACCACCTACGATCGTAAACCTCTCCATCGCGATGATGCCGGGCGGATGCTTGCCGTAGAACGTCGTCAGCAGGGCGTCCTCGGCTTCGATGCGGGTTAACTCACACGCCTCGAAGTGGTCGTCGGCCCACAGCCGGGCGAAACCCACGTGAATGCCGGGATCGACGCCGACGATCACGAAGGCGGGCGGCCGGGTGGGTGGCGCGGTCACGAGAACCACACGTAGAGGATGATGAGGGTAACGCACGCCCAGATCACGAGGATCTGCGTGACCACGGGAGGCCAGCTCGGGCGTCTCACGCGGCGACCTGCGCGTGCTGCTCACTCCAGTCGAGCTTGGACCCCCACCTCTCGCCGAACGACACGGACGCGGTGATCGGCACCGACAGCATCTGGTCGTCATTCATGATCTTCTGTAGGATGTGCACCGCGTCGAGGACATGCTCGCCGGGTACGTCGAGCAGTACCTCATCGTGAACGGTCGCGAACATGTACGGGCCGAGACCGGCCGCGTCAAGCTGCACCAGCTTCATCTTGTTGATCTCGGCCGCACCACCCTGGGTGAGGTAGTTGATGAGGGCATACTCCTTGCGGCGATCCGCGACGTACCGGCGGTTGGTGAAGGGTGACCGGGCGTACGCGATGCCCTCGGTGGCTTGCTGCCCCAAGGCTAGCTCGAGAACGGTGTCTTGAAATTGCCGCACACCCGGGTAGAGCTGATCGAAGCGCTGGAGGAACGAACGCGCCTGTGGTACCGGGATCCCGGCGGTCTGGGCGAACTTGTTAACGCCTGCCGAGTAGATCTTGGCGTAACCCGCGTTCTTGGTGATCTGGCGGCGCTTGTCCTGCTTAGTGATTGTCTCATCCTCGTAGATCTGGCGAGCAAGTGTCACGAAGAAGTCTTGCGGCAGCTTGAACGCCTCGATCATCGCGAACTCCTGCGCGAAGTGCGCCAGCAGCCGCATCTCGATCTGGTCGAAGTCGCACATGATCAGACAGCCGTGTGTGAGTGCGTTCGCAACCGGGGTCAGGTTGGGATCCCAGGGACCGTAGCGCGTTACGATACAGTTACGCACCAGGTCGGCGAACGGCGTGGAGCCGGCGCGCGGCAGGTTCTGCAGGTTGGGGTCGCTGCACGACATACGCGACGTTCGGGCGCCCAGTGTGTTGAACGACGGGTGAATGAGACTGTTCACGTCTGAGCGTTCGACGTAGAACCGGAGGTACGTGGATGACATCTTCTGGGCGCGCCGGCGACCGAGGACGGCCGTCGCTAGCGGGTGATCGATGCCCTCCAGCACCTCGGCATCCAGCGACTTCGCGCCGGCCTGGGTCGCCTTCGAGAAGCGGTAGCCCTCCTCCTCGAGGATACCTACGATCGCCGCGTTGGAGCCGGGCTTGACCCGGTACGTGTCTCGACACCACCGCTCCACGCTCTCGCAGTACCGCTCCAACTTACCGTGGTGCTCTTGCGCGTAGGGCACGTCCACCCGGGTACCGTAGGTTCGCATGCGTTCGACCACCCAGAGGACGGCCATCTCCAGGTCGTACGCCGCGGGCGCCTCGGACAGGACGCGCGGTCGGTGGTAGCCATCCAGAGCGTACGTCAGCACCGGGTCCAGCGCGGCGTACGTCCAGTACTCGGGGAACTCGACCGGTACCGTCGCCCAGTCGAAGCCCGTGCCGCCGAGCTCGAGCTGCAGCCCGGCGGCGCGCGGGTCCACGTGGCGGGCCGCCTGTGACTTGAGCGCCATCGACATGTGTGACTCGTTGACTCGTGACTGCACCATCGTGTCATGAGTCCGGTGACGCGGCACCTCGATACCACACGAGTTGGCCAGCATCGACGTGTCGAACGGCGCGTTGTGTCCGATGAGGTCGCCCTGCCAGTTGGCGAACACCCAGCGGGCCACGCCGAGCCAGTCATCCCGGTCGAACGCCCACCCCGCCGCGTCGTCGCCGAACTGGATGAGGCGAACTCGGTCACGGATCGTATCCAGACCCGACGTCTCCGTGTCGAAGGCGATCGCATCGTTCTCGCGGCGCCGGCCGAGCCACTCTCTGAAGGCGAGCACCTCATCCAGTGAGTTGACGAGGTGAAGTTCGACATCATCGAGGATCAAGCTACTCTCCTACGCGTTATACGTGACCACGGGACCCGAACCGGATAGGTTACCGGTGTGCACGATGACCGATAACCCACACCTCTCGAGAAACCGGTACGTGTCGTCGGGCTTGCGGTGGGCGGCGAGGCCGTCCGACAGCACGACCACGGTCGCCAGACCCGAGTTGGCTACGACCTTAGCACAGGCGAAGCAGACGTCACCCGTCGTGTAGAGGGTGCCGCCGCGACCCAGCTCGCGGTCCATCTTGAGCAGAGCGTTGACCTCCGCGTGCACCGTGTAGCAGTCGTCGTATGACGGGCTAAAGCGCCGAAACTTCTGGGCGCGCGGGCACCACTCGACGCACGGCCGATCGTTGTGCTCGAACCCCGCCGGGACGCCGTTGTACCCGACCCACGTGCGGCTGTTGTCCGAGGACACGATGACCGCACCGACCTGGGCGCGCGAGCAGAGGCTGCGCGCGCCGATGGCCCGCGCCTGCGCGAGCCACGTCTCGTCCCACGACGGGCGAACCCTAGGTGGTGAGCCAGTCACGCAAGATCCTCTCGGAGACGGACAACTCATCGGGCTTCACGGCGTCGAACAGCAGGTCACGTGCCCGCTGGGTGGTCGAGTGTGGGTTGCCGAGAACCTCTCCAACACCGGTGTGAGGTTGCTGAGTTCGATGCTCGGCGGGTGGCGGATCGGTCAGCCAGTCGAGCTTTGTGATATCACGCTCGTAGATGTGTGTGGACCATGTTGTGTGATGATAGAGCGCCGGTTCGACCCCAAGTAGTCGGGCAACGGTCATCTGAAGGAGTGAGAACTGGAACCAGTCGTAGGGCGTTCCGAGCCAGACATCCTGACTGCGCATGGTGACGTTCATGTCGAGGCCTCGACCTCGAACTACCTCGAACCCAATCGCAACGGTGCATGGGTAGTCCTTCTTGCCCGGTTGGTTGTCCAGCCACGGATCCCACAGGGTGATGACGGCCTGCCGTGAGCCGGGGTCCTCGCGCAACTTCGTCACAACCTGGACCAGTTGGCCGCGAATTCGGTCGCCGTATGCGCCGTGAAACCGTCGGGTGTCGGGCTCCAGCAGCTCGCCGAAGAACGGCGCGGCGTCTACCAGCGACCGAGGATCCGAGTGACCTCCAACGAGTTGAAGCGCCTCCAGCGCCGCGATTTTTGTGCTGACCTGGCGACCGACATCGAGTGGCAGCGACTGGGTGACGTCGTGAAGCACAACCACCGTAAAACCGGCGTCACGCGTCGGCAGGCCGCGCGCGGTTCTTGGATGTGATCGGTTGAGCACGTGATTCACGTAGTCGCCGTAGCCACGAACGCCGTTGGCGATCTCGATGAGAGCACCCACGTTGCATCTCCTTATCTAGCGGTTGGTTGCCATGATCTCACTCGGTCCGACGTGACGACGCGTGAGCGTCGCACCCCAGCCGTTGACCGGCGTCTCCGCGGCGAGCGTCGCACGCGCGGCTAACTCGTCGGGACCACGATACAGTATGATGTCCCGTGGGTCGCCGTCCGCCGTAACCGTCCACTCGTACGGTAAGTCACCGTTGCTGCACTTCGAGCAGTTCACGTTAATCTCTCACCTTAGTTCTCACCGGTGGTATCGACATCGTGCCACCTACGCACGTGCTCCCCGTATCGCCCCGCGCGGTGGATCGCTTGACCGTACCTGACGGCGTCGTTAAAGTGAAATCGCCGTGCGTACTGCGGGTGAGGCGTCGAGCCTCGTGCGAATGATCCTAACTCACGTGTCGCACGTACGCCCAGCGTCACGATCAGTGGTTCGCCGAGCACGTCCCACAGATCCTTCCAGTCATCCACGTCGCAGGCGTTCGCGACGCCGATGCCCGCGTCGCCGCCGGCGTGAAACATCGCCTCGGGAAGGTACGTTAACAGGTAGTGGCCTGACGTGCCGGGATACGGCCCAAACGCCGGACCGTACGCGACGCTGTGCCGAGGTGTTAAAAACGAACCAACACGGTCGCGCAACTGGTGGCGCACGTCGCCCAGCAGGAGGTAGTGGGGTCGCGCAGGACCCGCGTACGTGGCGAATCGGCCGAGTGGGATAGCCTCATCCTCCGCGCGTCGTGCCTCCTCGAGAACCACCTCGGCGACGCCGGCCGCCGACCAGCTGTCGTGTGTCAGGTGCCACCGGCGCAGCCGTGACCGGGCGACCTCGGCGTGATAACGGAGAAACAGCTCGGGTAGCTGTCCGGGGACAACCGTGCTGTCGCCACGTGCTCGGAGCTGCGCCTCGACACGTGACAGCGGCGGGTTCACGTGAACTAACAGGGCGCCACGCGCCTGCAGGAACATGTCCAGCCACCGGCGACTCGCCTCATCCGCCCGGGACGGGCGACCGAACACGGCGGGGTACACCCACTCCCCGACGTGCCACCGGTCGCAGATGATGTGACGACCGACGCCCGGCCGATAGTCGTACAGCGGCCGGGCGTACAGGTCCAGCGGGTGCGCGCCCGGAGGTGGAGGTCCGGCGTGCCAGACCTCCACATCATCGTGGGGACACGTGGCGCGGAGGGCGGCGGCGACCGCGGCGACGAGGGTGGACTTACCCGCGCCGTCCGGGCCCTCAACTATACACAGCAAGTTGCCGTCCTAACGATTCATCAGCTTCTGCATCTGATCCCACTTCTCGGCCTTCTCGAGCACCTGCGAGTCGGCGTGAGCGCTCGCCACGGCGACGCGGTCTGCAAGCTCCAGCAGGTCGTGCTCGAGCTGCGCCAGGTGGAGCGCCGCGGCGGCGGCCCGGGTCGCCAAGGCACGTGTCTGGGTCTCGAGGTCAACATGTGTTGTACGGCGCGGCCGCCGTGCCTTAGGCGCCGTGTCGGGCGCGTGCGCGACGTCGGCGGTCTCGGTCGCCGAAGTTACAGTCGTGGTGGGCGTCTGGGTGTCCAGATCCGGCTGCGGCTGCGGCTGCGGCTGCGGCGGTCGGAGTGAACGGGACGGCCGGTTCCGGAACTTGTCCATGTGCGTGCGATACAGCTGTGACACGTTCTGGCCGTTCCACGGTCGGCCGTCACGACGCGGGACGCCGCGCCGGTTCAGCTCGGCCGCGGTCTTCTCGCACTTACCACGAACGTGCTGACTCTCGAAGTCCCGGACCAGCTGAACGAGGGTGCGCAGGACGTCGACCGGGTAGTCGGGGGCGTTCTTGGTCGGAGAGTGTGCGGGCATGTGCGAGACCACAGACTTGAGGTTCACGTGACGCCACCCGCAGTGATCGCACTCGTAGAGCTCCCGCTCGTCGGCGAGCAGTAGGTGGTTGGCGTGCGTTATCGATACGATCTTGCCGTTGAAGCGGGGGTGGGGGTGAGGACCCTCGGCGGGCCTCCGCTCGATGATCTCTACGCCGTCGACGTGCGTTGATCTCTGCAGCAACTTCATCACCTCGTCGTAGTTGGCACGTGCGTAGCCGGGGAGTGTGGGCCCCGGCCGGGCCGGAGTTCGGGTCGCGACTGCACGGTCGGGGCCGCCTATGTATGACTATATCACGTTTGTCACGCCTGTGCCGGCGGACCCGGCTCGGGTGCCTGCGACGGCGGTGGATCGGTCGACCCTCCCGATCGACCCAGCAGTCGTTCCAGCAGGAAGTTGGTGTACCGCTGGGCGTACAGCAGCTCGACCAGCGCGTATGTGTTGGCGAGCCGGATCCCCCAGCGCTCGTTCGCCACCGGACCGGTGAACTTCGGGTCGCCGGCCAGCCGCCGGTCGAGGGCGAACGAGACCTCCTGGGCTGACGGCATCACGTGAGCACGCTGACGACCGGCCTCGCCGGACCGCTGTGTTAGATCACGTTCCACGTCCGGCCGTAGAAAATCCGCGTACCGGAACGCCTTTAGCCGGTTGTCGTGCGCGAACTTGAGTGCGGCGTGCATGCGCTCGATGTACGTGCCGCGCAGGGCCAGGTAGTCGCCGTCGCCTGAAGTCGTCACGTCTCTCTCCCCTCGGCCGGTGGCTGTCCGCCGGTTAGTACATACGCGTAACTCTCGAGCCAGCCGCGCAGCGCCTCATACTCGCGGAGCTCGAACTCGCGTTCGGCGACCGCCGCGGCGCGACGTACCCGGTTCGCCGGCACGACCGGCGACGAGAGAGCGACCTGGCGACGACGTCGGCGAATCTCATCGCGTCTTGCGTTGTGCGGTCGTTTACACGGTCGGCCGACACGGTTGACCAGCCGCCAGGTGTCGGCCGATCGAACCGTCGACGTCGGGTTGACGCCGTGTGGCCAGACGTAGACGCACGGCTTGCCTGATCGCGCGGCGCACGTACCGCACGGCACGGTCAGCGCGACCTCATCGGACACCGCGTCGTACCACGCGTAACCCACTAGGTTGCCTTCGGCATCTGGCCGACACGGTCGCCGACCTCGTTCACGATCGCGTGTGCCGCCAGTCCGACGCCGCGGTGCTCCGCGGTCCGCTCGAGATGATCGCCAAAGCTGTAGATCTCACGGGCGATCTTAGATCGGTACTTAGACTCAGTCAGACGTTCGGCGGGTACGCCGTCGAGCGCCTCACGAAGCTCGGCGACGACGGCAGATGACACGTTGGGGTTGAGCGCCAACCGGTCGGTCAGGTCACTCACTTCGGCAAGTTGGTCCTCTAGCTCGTGAATCCGCGCTAGATGCTTCTCGCACTGAGCAACCAAGTCGCGTACTCCGACGAGACCGAGCGGATGCTCGATTTCGGCATTGCGCAGAATCTTCGACAGCTGCTCGTGCACTTCGTCAAACTTCTCGTGCCAGTCGATCCGGTCGCCCGTCTCGTCATCCAGACCGGTTGCCCAGGCGCACAGCGTCGCGAGGTTAACGCACGCGAGAGGCTCGACGCGGAGCTGCCGGCCGTCGTGTATCTCGGTGCGCCACAAGATGACGTTCAGCTCGACCGGTCCGCGGTACTCGTGACGATCGGATACCCAGCGGGTGGCGCCCTCGCGGGGCAGGTCAATCGTCGTTACGGTGTGGCCGTGCATCTCTGCCGGCCAGAACCCGGCGTTGTCGAAGTCTGTGCCCTCGACGGTCGCCGTGAGGCTCTGCTCGTCGGGCTCGTGCCAGCACGCTCGGACGCCGAGCTCTTCGGCGAGGGCGACCAGCTCGGCCCGGGTGATGATTCGTCTCACCGGTTCACCTCGCCGAACAGCGCCGCGAGTAGCGTTCCGCATAAGACGGAAAATATGATCGGCAGGCTGGCCCAGAACCAGGTCCAGTAGTTCGGTGCCGTGAGACCGACCTCGGGTAGCAGCACCCGGCCCCACCAGTAGAACAGCGCGGACCCGAGCAGCCAGCTACCGAAAAACAGAAGTGAAAGCAACAACCTACGCATCTCTCATCATCCTCTCGTCAAACTTCACTCTCGGTTGTGGGTGATCTCCTCGACCGCCGGATACCGGGCGGCCTGGGTGCGTACGTGCTCACCTGCGGCGGCCAGCAGCGCGTCGATCAACGGTCTCACCGCATTGACGTCTAGGTTCTCACGTTCGCCGAAGAACCTCGCCACCGCGGGGGAGACCCACGACAGGTCTACGTGCGGTGGCTCGTCGGTGGCCTCCCACTCGTCATCGAGACTCAGCGACACATCGTCATTACTCCAGCCCGCGCACTGCGCGCAGATCGAGGGCGCCAGCTCGTGGGCTTTATCCAGAACCGTCTCACTCAGGTCGGCGAGGGTTAGGTCGGCGACCGGAACGCCGAGGTTCTCGGCGATCGCGGTCAGCTCGTCGTCGGATAGCTCAACCTTGATGACGGCGTCGGCGCCGGTGGTGAGGTTGACGGAGAACCTGCGACTCACGGTGACTCTCTCCTTCGAAGTTCGGCGTCGGTCGGCCGGTACAGCCGCTGGAACCGCGAGATCGTAGCGGACAGTGAGTTGCACTCGGCCATGATGTGAGGGCTGTGGAACACGGTGTGGCGCAACAGCGCGTCGACGACGAGATCAAAGGCCACCTCCGCCGTCGTGCCCTCGATCGCACGGTTGAGGACCTCGAGGCTCTCGTAGAGCTCCTTCGGGTCGGTGGGACCCGGCAGCGGAGCCCTCACGACGTCACAACCGTCAAGGTCACCGTCACGGGCGTGCAGTACGCCCGCGGCACCTTCGGCCAGTACCGGCCGCCCTCGCCGCCGGCCCTGACCAGCTTGACGTTCTCGACGTTGTCGCGGATGACGGAGTAGATCACGTCTAGTGGCTGCTTCCAGCCGGGCCCGGCGACGGTCACGAACTGGCCGGTGACCAGCGGCGGGTGGTACGCGATCGGCGTGGCCTCGGCCGCCGACACGCCGGGACGCCTGGGTTCGGCGCCGGGGCAGCGGCGCACGATCTCACGGTCGGCTCGCAGGCCGCGGGTCTCACCCGGGACCTCGAGCTGCACGTTGACCTGCATGATCTTCTTGACCCGAAAGCGCCAGCCCGCCCGGCGGGCGGACGTACCGGGGATGAACTCGACGACGTCACCTACCCGGTAGCCGAGGTCCTGGGTGCCTGTCACGTGAACCACATCCCATCGATCATCCGAATCGTCCCGGACCCGGCGTAGCCGGTCCGTCCGTTTAATCATATCACATCAACATCACGGTGTAAACAGGCGAGTTAGCCGAGGAACACGCAGACGTCGCCGTCGTTGCCGAGGCCCGGGTACACACGCGCCACCGCGACCAGGTCGGCGGACGGAACGAGGTGGACGGCTCGCAGCACGTAGCACGCGGACTCGCCTCGCGGGCAGCTCGAGCTGCGGTAGATCACGTACACCCGGCCGTTGAAGTTCGCCTTCAGCTCGGCACGGAACCGGATGTCGTCCCACGGCTCGCAGCGGTGCCGCGCGGCGGGCTCGGGGACGTCGGGAACGTCGGACGGCGTCACGGCGGACTCCTACGCCGCCGCGCACGACACGTAGGCCTCCCGGAGGCCCTCGTCCCACCGCGCGGCCTGGGAGAGGGCCCGTGCGGACCGTGCCGGCACGAAGACGTCGGCGCCGTTCCGCTGGGTGAGCAGCTCACGGACCTCCCAGGGCGAGTCGGTCCACACCGCCCGGCGGCGGTTCACCTCGCCCGGTACGACGCTGGGGCCGGAGGTGGCGACCAGGTAGCGCGCGCGGGCGTCCACGACTCCGCAGTCCCGGTCGTGGATCGCCGGGTCCGGGGAGGGCGACACCCGCCCGGACACGCCGGCGGTCGCCTCGCACGTGCAGTCCTCGACGTACTCGACGTCCACCTCGTAGATCCGGACCTCGAACCACCGACATGCGGAGCACCGTCGGCCGGGAGGCGCGACGTCGCCGTCGTGCGAGTGCCGGGTCCGCTCGCTGCTGGAGTACCCGAGGAGCCGGGCCCGGACGCGAAGTTCCCCGCTGTCGTCGTCGGGCAGCGGCACCGTGACGTCGCGGAGCCGCGGCGCCTCGACGGAGCCGTAGGTCTCGGGGGGACTCACGCGGGGTCGCTCCCGCCGGTCGCTCGGAATCATCTCTCGCCTCCCTGGAGGGGTCGGGAGCCGGCGCCGGCCGTGGCCGGAGGCGTCGGCTCCTACCAGATCATACCACAACCGGGGCGCCGGGGCGGCGACCAGATCCCGCCGGAACGAGCCGCGTCTGGGAAATGATCACAGCGGCCACCGGTGGTAGGCTGCCTGTCTACCCGGAGAAACACGGGGGCGCCCTCGGCCAGGAAGTCAGGGGCGCCCGCGCTAAACAACAGAATAGGAGGTCTACGCTACGTGTCGACAATACCACGGCAGACCGGCGAGGTGTACCCGGCGGGAGACGTCATTCGCGCGGCCGGTCACCGGTACATAGCCGAGCGCGGCTGGGCCGTCTTCCCGGAGCGCACCGGACCGGACGGCGTCCGGCGGTCGCTGCCGATGTGTCCGGCGTGCCGGGCGACGCCGCACCGGCCGGACGCCTGCCCGCACACCACCTGCCACGGCCTCTACGCGGGAACCCGCGACCCGGACGCCTGGGACCGCACGTGCGACGCGTTCCCGGACGCGGACGTGCTCGCCGTGCGCACCGGGCGCGCGTCGGGCATCTTCGTCGTGGACTTCGACGTCAAGCACGGCGGACCGGAGGCGCACGACGCGTGGGAGGAGGTCACCGGGCTGCCGTGGTCGTTCCCGAACACGCTGCGCCAGCGAACACGGTCGGGCGGCTTCCACCTGGTGTACGCCCTGCCGAACGGGACGGACGTCCGGTCCCGCAACGCGGTGACACGGCGGGGCGTTGACGTCAAGGCGGAGGGCGGACTGGTCATCGTACCGCCGTCCCCCGGCTACGAGTGGCTGAACGACCTCGCGCCGCGGCCGCCGTCCCCGGAGGTCACGGAGTGGGCGCGGACGGCGCCGGTGTTCCGGTCCGGCACCCGCCGGAGGCTGGGGGTGGTCACCGCCCAGCGGGTCGGGTCGCGGGTCGGGACGGACGCCGGCACCCGGCTGGTCCGGCTGGTGACGGACGTCGTGCCGGTGGGATCACGTGACGAGTTCGTGAACAACGTGGCGTTCCTGCTGCGCAAGGCGGGCCTGGCGTGGGACGACGCGCGGGAGGTGATGCGCGAGCAGCACGCGCTGCTGGAGCACCCGGAGGGCGACGAGTTCCGCTGGGAGTGGTGCGAGTATAAGCTCCGGAAGGTCTGGCGAGACGTGAAACCGGACCCCGTTGCGGCGGCGGGCCGGAGCTGGTACGACCGGGCGCGAGGATTCGGCGCCGGGAGACCGGCGGGTAGCTCCTCGGATACCTCGGCGAACATCTACCGGCGAAACGGTCGCCGGGCGTTCACAGGGGACCAGCCGTGACCGCGCCCGGCGGTTCGGCTGCGAACGTAGACGCGGAGCTGGGCGCGCCGGAGGGCGTGGCTGATGCCGTGGCCTGGGCGACCGCCGCGTCGGACGGCTTAGGTCTCACGGACTCCGCGAACGCCGTGCGGTTCGCGCGGCTGTACGGCGAGATCGCGCGCTACCTCACGGACGCCGAGCGCTGGATATTCTGGTGCGGCGAGCGCTGGGAACTGGACACGGCGGGGCACCACCGTGCGCTGGCCCTGACGCTCGGGGTGGTGCGTGAGATCCGGCGGGAGGCGGAGGAGGCGTCGGACGAGCCGCCGGAGGGTGGCGGCGACAGCCCGCTGGTCCGGCTCGCGAAGCACGCGACGGCGTCGGAGTCGGTGGCCCGGCGCGCCGCGACGCTGCGCGCCGCGGAGACGCTTCCGGAGCTGCAGGCCCGGCTCACGGACTTCGACGCGAACGACCGGGAGCTGGTGTGCGGTCCGGATGTTGTGACACTTGACCGGCCCGCGCCCCGGAGACCGGCGGTCACGACCCGCCCGGTATCACACGTGGACCGGGTAACGCGAACGACGCGCGCGCACTACCGGCCGGAGATCTTAGTAGGTCCGCCTCCGGCACAGGTAGCGGACTACCTGGCGACGTTTCTCCCGGACGAGGAGCGGCGGCGGCTGCTCTTTAAGACGCTGGGGTCGTGCCTGGTCGGAGGCAACGCCCAGCGCCTCTTCATCATCATCCAGGGGCCTTCGACCACCGGCAAGACGCAGCTCGTGGAGGCGCTGCTGGAGACGCTCGGCCCGGACTACGCGACGGCCGGCTCGGCGTCTGTGTTTCGCGGCAACCTGGATGACCGCGGAAGACCGGACATCCTGAAGGCCGTCGCCCGGCGGGTCGCGTTCTTCTCGGAGGCGTCGCAGGCGTGGGAGCTGCACGGGGACCGGGTGAAGGACCTCACCGGCGGCGGCACGATCACCGCGCGGCTGTTCCGTGAGAACGAGTACCGTGACGTCCGGCCCGCGTTTACACCGGTGCTGGTCACCAACGTGCTGCCCCGGATCGTCGGCGCGGACGCGGCGCTGCGCCGGCGCATGGTCGTGTTCGACTTCACACACACACCGCTGGTGGAAGACCCGGAGATCCGCGACCGCTTCGTGAGGTCTCCGGAGGTGCACGAGTGGCTGCTGGCCCGGTTGATCACCGGCTACGAGGAGGCGGCCCGGGACGGCCTCGCAGACGTCATCGTGGCGCAGGGACTTACGACGATGAACGCCTTCGACAACCTCACTCACCTGGGTTCGTTCTTCCGGTGGCTCACCGACACCGACCAGCTGACGGCGGTGGACACGAACGCGTACGGCGTCAAGTCCACGTACGTACCTCTTAAGAGTATGTACGACCGGTACGCGCTCTGGGTCAAGGACTACGGCGCCCAGCGGGACCGCGCGGAGAAGTTGAACTACGACGACTTCAACGCGCAGCTACGGTCGAGCGGCTGGAGGAGCACGAAGTCGGGGGTGCACCGGTGGGAGGGCTGGCGGCTGTCGACGCTGCTGTCGCTGTACGCGAGCGACGCGTAGAGAGACGGCTGTTGGATCTACAGGTGTCGATTAAAGTGACCGAAACGTCGCCCGGAAGGTCGCCCGGAAACTCGCCCGAAAACTTGGAACACACCGCGGCGTAGAGCGTCCAAGTTACCGGTCCAAGTTGGCATGTGCCAAAGTCGAAGCGGTAACGTAGCACTGTGAAGCGATGACGTATGATCGTTTTCGGGCGACTTTGGCCGTGTTTTGGGGACAGGTGGACGGCGGTTGGACCGAGGTTGGACAGAGCGCGACGACGGGAAGCGGAATTAAGACTTATGACATTCTTCCAGCTCAGAGCTAGTTTGTTGGTATTTATCTCTCTATTTTTTCAAGATACTTGGACAGTTGGACTACAAACGCAGTTGTTACGCGGGTACGCACACACATGACACACTACGCGCTACGCGCCCGAACCCGAAAATGGGTTTCGTGGTCCAAAGTCCAACTTCTACATAGTGTAGTACTTCAAACAATCAAGATCGTTGATTTATGGCTAAAATGTAACAGCCACCGGCGATACGGTGCACGAGAATGGTGTAAGTCACGATAATGAGATGTGATACTGTTGGCTCGTGACCGACATCCAGCTACCGTGTGTGGGAACACAGGTACTTACTGTGCCGCGCTCGTACGTCGCGGGACGTCGGATCACGTGGGTGCTCGGCTCACCAGATGTGACACGCCTCGGACATCGCTGGGTGGGAGGCGATTCCGCCGAGTTCAACGACTCGCGGTACCTGAAGCTGGCGCGGTGGCAGACGGAGGCTCTGGAGCAGGCGCGGGACGCCTGGAAGGACCGGGAGGATGATGGACCGCCGCGGCGTTGCGGCAAGCCCATACCGCTCTCCTGGACCCGGCCGGGACGATCTGGCCGGCCCTCCCGCTGGGCGGGCCGGGCGTGGGAGCCGTGCGAGCGGCCGGCGGGTGATAGGACCGAGAACGAGGGGTACGGACCCTGTGCCGCGCACGGCGGTCGCAGGGCACGAGGAAGAGCGGAGGCGGCCTGGGTGGCGGCGCACGCGTACTCGCAGGAGCTCAACCTGTCGCCGTGGGACGCGCTGCTCATGGCGGTGCGGATCGCGGCGGGGAAGGTCGCCTACTGTCAGCTCGTGCTGTCGCGGGCGACCAGCGACCTGGAGATCGAGGGCCGGCTCGTCAAGAGCGACGAGGGGCTGCTGGTGGACCCGGACACCGGCGAGCCGCTGGGCGTCGGGAAGCTGCGCGACCTCACGTTCTGGAACACGAAGCTCGAGTTCTGGCACGCACGCATGGCACAGTGCGCGAAGTGGGCCGTGGACGCGGGCGTCGCGGCGTACCTGGTGCAGCGGACGCAGGACGAGGCGACCGCGATCGCACGCGTGATCAACGCGACGATCGAGGAGCTGGGCGACGAGATCAGCCCGGCGACCCGCGCCCGCATTCGCGCGACCGCCCGCCGCGAGTTGCTGCTCATCGACGCGGAGCAGCGGCGGGTCGCCGGGACGACCGACCCGGACGGAGCGGTCGTGGACAGCACGTGGCAGGAGGGCTGACGGGTGAGAGTTCCCCACCGTTGGACGAGGACGCACCGAGGTGAGACGTCGCGTGAGCGTGCGTTGTGCGACGGGCGACGGGCGGTGCGGGCGGCGAGACGCCAGTCGGCGTACCTCGCACTGAGGCCGTTCTCGGACAAGTACGGGTATGACCGGCTGGGTGGCGGTGACTGGTCGAACGACAGGCACAACGACGATGACGGCTCGGAGCGTAGGCGCCGATAGCGTCATTTGTGGTATAATCGAGGTAGCCGTGCCCGGGTCGCGGATCGTCATCTTCGTCGGCTGCCGGGTACTTGTGATGAGAGGATGAGAGATGACACCGGATGACACCGCTCCCATGACCGATGAGGAGAAGGAGTCGGCGGCCTGGCTGGAGGATCGCACGGTCGCACGTGAGGAGACCACGCGGCGGTTCATCGTCGTGGGCGTCGCGCTGTGCGTCATCGCGCTGATCGCCGCGGTGTTCGTGGGCTGCGACCGGGCGAGTGACCGTGAGCGGGACACCAAGAAGGCGTGCATCACGTCCGGCGGCACGTGGCTAGGCGCGCCGGACACCGGTAGCGACGGCCACTGCGTCCGGGGCGCGGTGGGGTCGTGAGTCAGAAACCTCAACACGTTGGGAACGTGTACTACGACTCGGCAACGTGTGGTCTGCGGATGATAGGCGAGGTTGACTGGTCTGGTTGCCGGAAACCGGCGGTCTCGACGTCTTAAAGACGCACCTGGAACTTCGTCGTCGTGAGACTCGGCGGGTCTATGCACGTGATCGCGCGCACGCGATCGCCGAGCTGCTGGAGCGCACACACCTGGCGGGTCTACGATGATCGGCTTAGGAGACGAGAGATGACCCAGAACTACATCAACCACATCGCGCTGGTGTTGGACGCGTCCGCGTCCATGCGAGGACGTAAGCGGGACGTCGTCACGGTGGCGGAGGGCGAGATCGCGCACCTCGCGCGACGGTCGCAGGAGCTGGACCAGGAGACACGCGTCACCGTGTACGCGTTCGCGGACCAGGTCGAGTGCCTGGTGTACGACAAGGACGTGCTGCGACTGCCCTCGCTGGGTGGCCTGTACCGCACGGGCGGCAACACGGCGCTGATCGCCGCGACGATGAAGTCGCAGGACGACCTCGCGGCGACCGCACAGCTGTACGGAGATCACGCTTTCCTGACGTACGTCCTGACGGACGGCGAGGAGAACGTCAGCCGGTACAGCGAGGTGTTCACGGGTCACCGGCAGGGAAGGTGGGGCCCGACCTCGTACACCACCGCCGGCGTCACTCGGCTTCTGGGAACCCGTCTCGCCGGCCTCGCGGACAACTGGACCGTCGCGTGTCTCGTCCCGGACCAGCGCGGCGCGCACGAGGCTAAGAGCTTCGGATTCCCGGGCGAGAACGTCGCCGTCTGGGACACGACGTCGCGGCGCGGCGTGGAGGACGTCGGCGGTACGATCCGGCGCGCCACCGAGACGTTCATGACCAACCGGGCGCGCGGCATCCGGGGATCACGGACGCTGTTCACGGCGGGAGCCGATGTCGTCAACCGAGAGACGGTGCGTGATGCGGGTCTCAAGCCGCTAGGTAGGGACACGTACAGGTTGTTCACGGTGTGCGATGACTACGACCTGGCCATCCGGCCACACGTCGCGTACGTCACCGGCGAGCCGTACCGGACGGGCTCGGCGTTCTACGAGCTGACGAAACCTGAGAAGGTCCAGGCCTACAAGCAGGTGTGCGTCCGGAACCGTAAAAGTGGGCGGATCTACGCCGGCGCCGAGGCGCGGGAGCTGCTCGGTCTGCCCGACGCGGAGGTTCGTGTTCGTCCCGAGGCCAACCCGGAGTACCAGGTCTTCGTGCAGTCGACCTCCGTTAACCGGAAGCTGGTCGCCGGTACGAAGCTGCTGGTCCTGCAGGACGTGCCGTCGTGAGGCCACGCCTGTGGCGCGGATTTAGTCTCACCTTCATACCCACGCAGTGGTACGTGGGTGTCTGGTGGTGGCCTGTCGCGAAGGATCTGGCGGTCGGCGTCAACCTGGGACCGTTCAGCTTGATGTGGACGCGTGATCGTTACTGGAGAGGATGAGACCTAGGTGACTAGGTTCAGGCGGGTGTACGTCGCCGCGTATCTCTGGCTGTGCGGCCGAGTGGCGGTCACCGGGCCCGGCGGCTGGCGGTATAAGCGGCAGTTCGCGCGTAAGCCGCTGCCGCGAGGCGCGGCGTGGGTGTGTCGTGCCGGTGGCGCGATCTCGGTGACGTGTGCCGCCGCGTACTACGTCGTCCGGGAGACGTCTGCACCCCGCTGGGTTGCCACGACGCTCGGAGTGCTGAGCACGATGGGCTTCTACACCTGGGTGCTCGTCGGGATCTACGGCCGGGAGCGCGGGGATGAGATTAGGCACTGATGGTTAGCCAATACGTACGATTGGATGATGCAATGCGTGACGTAGAGCGTACGGTTGGGTTGATCGGTCTCATCGTACTCGCGACGGTAGCTGGCCTGATCTTCGCGTCCGTAGGCGGCGCCGGTGCGGTCGTCGCCGTGGTGTTCCTCGGGGCGTTGGTGCTGTTCGCCGTCACGACGATAGGTAGGCGTTGGTCGTGAAGGTTACGGTGATCGTAGGCGAGACGTCTCGCAGCCTGGATGTTCCGGACGACTTGCTCACGGCGAAGCACAACGTCGACTCGCTGCAAGACTGGACGCAACACTGTGTGGCTACGGCGTTCGTCACGGCCTACCGTGACGAGTGCGCCCGCCTCGTCGCGAACGCCGTCGCCGCCCGGCTCACGGAGGTCACCGAGCTGTGACCGATGTTGTGAACCTACGTGAGCGGTTCCGTGTGTGGTGGCGCCTCAGACACTGTTAGACGTGCTAGGGTGTCGCACGTGGTAGCAACCTCAGGTAGGCCGTTCAGGAGGCGCAGGGATGTCATCGGGGCGCTCGCCGGGCCGGTGTTCTGGCTCCTCGTGTGCCTGCTGGTCGCCTCGGTTTCGGGTCTGTGCGGCGACGTCGTCGCGACGATCGCAGACCTGACCCGACACAGGTAACCGTCGACGGCGACGCGGTACATATGCTATGATCTAGTCGAGGGATCGACCGGGAGTCGGTTCCGGCCCGGACATGGGAGATCCAGACACGTGGTGATGAGGACGGGCGGGCCGCACGAGCCCTCCGCCGCCGAGCGCCTGGGCGCGGACGTCGCGGACCCGAGGTGCGTCGCGTGTCTCGAGGTCGGGTGTCCGACCGAGGTACGCACCGTCGAGGGACACACCTTGCGGCTGTGCGTCGACGCCCGGGCATGTCGATCCCGCTGGGTGAGTTAAGATGTGTTACGATCGGGAGGATGAGAGATGACGAGCGACGGCGACGGCGACGTCAAGGTGACGCTGACGGACGGTTCCACCGTTGAGCTCGCCTGGCACGACGTGGCGAGCATATCCGCGAAGGAGCTGCACAACGCAGGATCCGCCGCACTGCGAGACCCGCGAAACCGGATCACCGACGACCGGCGGGTGGTACTCGCGGTGCTCGGCGACTCGGCGAAGATCGCCGCCAGCCTCGCGGTCACGGCCGAGCTCCGGAAGCTGCGTGAGCTGTTCGAGGGCGCGCTGCTGACGCTGGTCGGCAGCTACGTCGACAAGATCAACCCGGGCTTCATCGAGCGGATGGCGGCGGCCGATGAAGACTCTGCTGAGACCGGTGGGACCGGCGATCCCGACCTGTCGAACGACCTTCTGACGCGGATCCGGGAGGCTCAGTGGCGAACCGCGGACGATGAAGTCACGCTCGTTACACCCGTGGACCTCGGGTGACTGACCGGCCGCGTCTTCGGTTGCACTCGGCCGACCTGTACGCGATAGCACGTGCCGTGGAGAAGCTGAACGAGTCGGGCGTCCGGGTGGAGAGCGCGGTCATAGTGGGACACCGTGTGACGCTGGGGTGGACCGACGACCAGCGCGAGGGCACGTACTACACCGTGACGAACATCGAGCCGGAGGGGTCGTAAGGCCGTGGTCGCGGACCGGATCCTCGAGTACGCCGTCGCGGCGACGCCGTACCTCTGTGCGCCGCTGACCGTGCTTGTGGCCGCATACTTCGTGTTTAGGGGAACGAGTGGTCGCGGCGGTGACACGTGACGTGGGGCGAGTTCCTGGCGTACTCGGCGCCGTACGTCTGCTGTCCGGCGCTGTGTATCGCCGTCGGGTGGTGGTTCGGCGGACATACGATCCGGCGGTGGTATCGGTGGTGACCGGCGCCCTGGTCATCTCACTCGTGGGCGTCGCCGTCGCGGTGTGCGGTACAGCGGCGGTCGTACGCGGCGTCGACACGGTGTGGTCGGCGAACGGCGCCCACGGCGAAGCAGGCTCCCGGCTGGTTCTGCGCGGGTTGGTCGCGCTGGGTCTGGGTGTGTTGTTATACGTGGTCGGCATGTGGGTAGGCGTGCTGGTAACGGGAGGTGACGGCGGTGGGTAAGCCGAAACGTTCGGCGGAGCCCGCCCTGTGGCTCGCGGCGGCGGCGTTCGCGGCGTTCACGGTGCTGTTCGTGGTGCTGGTGTGGCTGCCGTAAGACGCGGCATCACCCGCACCGTGTGGTTGGTAGGTCGCTGGGCGGTCAAGGTGCCCTCGCTGCGGCCGTACGGCGACGGGCTGCGGGGCGTCCTGTGGTCCGTCTGCCGCGGGGTTCTCGCCAACCAGAGCGAGGCGGAGTGGAGCACGTTCGCGGAGGATCGGGGCAAGGTCGCCCCGGTCCTTCGATCGTGGTTCGGCGGGGTGGTGAACGTCTACCCGCGGTGCGAGGTCCTGGTCGCGGTGGACATCTCCGGCGAGTTGCCGACCGATGTCGCGCTGCGGGTGCCCGAGCTGCTCGGCGCGCCGCACATGGACCTGAAGGACGAGAACCTGGGTTGGCTGGACGGCCGGCTGGTGTGGCTGGACTACGACCGGTCGTACAACGGCTGCCTGCACGACCGGTCCGGGGCGCTCAACTCACGTGAACACGTGATATAGTTAACATATGAACGTGTCGAGGAGGTTCTGGATGGTTGAACTGCCACCCTTTCCCGTCGATGACGGCACACTGGACATGCTGTGCGCGGCGATGGACCCGCGCGGCGCCGGGGACGAAACCGCTGAACGTTCCTGCATGGGCGATTTTCTGGTGCTCATGAGCCAGCTCGGTGGCAGCGACACCGAGGCGGTCGAGGAGAACCACGGCACGATTCGGATGATGCGGGATCCGTGCTACGGGGAGTTTGACGTCATCAAGGCACTCATCGATGAGGTTCGCCGGTTGCGTTCGGGGTTTAGCTATGGCTGAGCCGCTGTGCCCGTGTATCTATCCCGATGTTGACCCGGACGAAGAGACCAATCCGGACGGTCTGTGTGCGTGCGGGCACCAGCCGGAAGACGAGCACGATGAGACGGGTCAGTGCCAGATCCCACGGGTGATCGCCGATTCGTTCGTTTCAGGGGGTTCGGTGTTTCACCGGGAGACGCGCGCCGAGCGCGACGCACGACGCGCCCGATCGGAGTGAACATGTGATATAATTGACACGGGACAAGCGATGATCTCATGACAGGAGAACGCCCGTGGTACACGTTCGCGGTCGAGGTGGTCGGACGCATCACACGCCTATGATGGTAACACGCCTGCGCGGGGTGGAGCGGAAGCTGACGGGTAAGTGTCCTACGTGTGACGCCGCCCCGGGCCAGCGCTGCATCTCGCTGGCGAGTCTCCGGTCTAAGACCGAGGGCAAGTACCTGCGACGCATCAACGAGCCTCACCGCGAGCGGTGGTAGGTGCGTTCGGTGAGCGACGAGCAAACGTGCTGCTTCAACGGCGCGAAGGACGCCGGCGCGGAGCGCTGGGACCCGCGGTTTGACTGCGCCGAGCTCGCGGTCTGGCACGTGCTGTTCGCCGTAGGTGAGCCCGGCGACGCGGTGTCGAACGGTCCGCCGACGCACCGGGCCCGGCACACCTTTACGTGCGAGGAGCACGTCATGAACGTGTATTACACGATCGCGATGCGTCACCGTGCCGGTCCGGGCTGCGACGGTGCCGGTACGCGGTGGAACCTGCGGCGGAACGAGTGCGTTCCGTCGTTCACGAGATGAGGAGATGACGTCGTGTCAAATCACGTGTATGAGGTGGGTAAGCGGGCGCTTCTCGGTGCCGCCGAGGCCGAGGATAAGGCCGAGGCCCGAATGTGGTATGACATGCACACGCACCGGTCCCGTGTGGGGCGACACGCGCACGCGGTTGCACGTGTATCAGACTCTGGTGACGTGATGAGAGCCGAGCACACGGACGTACCGGTGTTCACGGGAACGCTCGCCGAGGCGCAGACCCGCTGGGTCCAGCAGTGTGAGACGATGCTCGCCCTAGGCGGTGATGAGGCCCTGGAGGACCTATCTGGTGCCAGCTGGGCGGTCACCGAGCCAGGTCACGACGTGGTCTTCGACGCAGACACGGCGGGAGTACCCGAGGCGCCTACGCCGTGGGACAACCGCGACCGACCCGGCGCCGCCCACTACGCCGGACTCGTGCAGCCCATCGACCTGATCGACGCGTACGGGCTGGGCTTCTACGAGGGCACGATCATCAAGTACGTCGCCCGTCACCGGCGTAAGGGCGGCCTCGAGGACCTGCGCAAGGCGGCGTGGTACCTGGAGCGGCTGATCGACCGGCTCGCGGGCGTGGGCGTCGACGTAAACGAGCCTGAGCAGGTCGACCGGTGAGGGGTTTCGCCGCGGTACAGGCTGTCCTCTCACTGGTGACGATCGGGTACCTGGCCCTGGCGTGGCTTAACGGCTGGTGGGTCGGGTTCTGGGTGGTGCTGCTCGTCGTAGTTTCGCTGTCCCTCAGGTCGTGGTGGCGAATCCTCACAGAGTCGCGCCGGTGAGGCGACGGCTGTGGCTCGGGGCGTTCGTCGCGCTGTCCGTCGTGGCCGCTGCGCTCGTGGTGGACGGCGTCCGGCGCCTCGGCGAGACCGGGGACGCGGGCGTGATACGCGTGGTGCTGGGTGTGTTTGTGCTCGGCTACGTGTTCGTGGGCGTCATTAACGAGCTCAGGCGACCGTAGGTGGGAGGGTGATGTGACGTTACCGGGACGTGAGGTTCGGCGGCGGGCCTGGGAGCTCATCCTCGACGGCGCGCAGGCCTACGTCGTTGACGTCGTGAACGCCGTCGCGGTCGGTGACGCCAACTCGTGTTACGAGTTCACACCCGGCGAGGACATCGCGGAGAACTGGGACCGGGTCACGGACGAGGCGCTCATCATCATACGTGAGTTACGCGCCCTGTACCTAGGAGGAAAGGTAACGTCGTGGTAATAGTTGTGGTGGTCATGTGTGTCTTGCTTCTGGTTGCCGTCGGCTTGCTGCTTAGTCCGTCGAAAAAGTGGCAGTGGGAAGGTTTTCTCTTACTGGTTATGATCACTACAATGTTGATCTCTGTACTTGTGAATCTCGCGACGTGAGGATCTTACTGCTTACCGTCTCACTGGGCGGCGGCATCGTTCTGGTGACATCCGGGTCGTGGTCCGGATACGGGCTACTCGCGCTCGCCGGAGCGATCTCGTGGCGTGTGTGGCGTGACCGGTGAGGATGTTGATGAGAACTTTGCGAGCGCTCGCCTACCTGCTAGGCGGGTTCGCCGCGGCGGTCTTCGGGGTGCTGGTGATCCTGTGGGACTACGACCTATACGTCGCCGGCGGCTGCTTCTGCCTGGCGTCCGTGCTGGTGTGTCGGGGCTCGCTGCTGTGGGTCGACCGGCCCGGGTGGTGGTAGGCGTGTTCGGTCAAAATCTTGTGTGAAAGTAGGCTAACCTGTTGCACCGAGGATGTGATTGAGATATTATATAACTACCGGGAACGTAGACCGGAGGCCCGCCGCAAGCGGGTCAACCGAGAAGGTTCGCAAGGCCCGGCGCCGGAATCAAGCTGGCGTCGACGTCCCGGTTCTAGAACTCATAGGTTAACGGCAGACCGCCGAGTTGTCGACTCGGTCGCCGGGGTTCAACTCCCCGTGAGTTCGCGTCGAGTGTGGTGGATCGGCCGTGAAGCCACACGAGACAGGTTCCACCACGAAGCGTCGGAACTGCCAGATGTCTCACATGCTAATTCTGGCTCGACGTGGCCGCAGGCGGGCATGTGCAAATGTGGCTTGTGCTGGAACCTCACGGTCTCGTAGGTTAGTGGTAGACCGCCGGTCCCTCAAGCCGGCAGCCGGGGTTCGACTCCTCGCGAGACTACGACGGACGTGTCGGGGACGTAGGTCTCGCAGGCTGTCCGGCGAAAAAGAAGCGGAAAACCGAACGGAAGTCCCGGCGAGCGCGGGGTGAAGGCATCCGGTCAGGGTGCCGGATCCCGGCGAAGAAGGGGCGAGGCGAGGGCCCGGTAAGCCCGAGTCGCCCGCTCGCTGAGGCTACCGACCTCCGCGGGTGGGTTTGCCGTTCGGGGAGGCGCGGAGGTGTCCGGGGTAACGTACCGGCTCAGACCGTTTGGTTCTCTCCTCGCATCTGCCGCACCTCTAGGTGGGCTGGTAAGCGGGTTCCTACTCCGGGCTCACCGCGAGGTTCTCGGATGTCTCGGTCCCGCGGGCCGAGCACATTCGGTAGGTGGGACTCGTACGCGGGGCCTAGCGCGTCGCAACGTGCGAGTCGTCCGGACAAGCGACTCTGCAGAGATCGTCTCAGGCGGGTTCGAATCCCGCCCCACCTGCGACCCACCGAACGGGGAGATAGCCGTTCGGTTGCGCAGAGGGGCATTGGTCTTGGGCCCCGGGTCGAAAAGTCACCGGCGGGAGCCGGAGGTAAGTGCGCACGAGCCTTCGGGAACCGTCTAGCACGACGGAGTACCGCTCGAGACTCCGGTGAAGCGACGAGCGGCCGGCCGGCGCGGGCAACCGCGTGGGAGCACCCCCAGCGGCCGGGAATCAGGTGGCACGTGCGCCGGACGCGCGCGTCGGGATGCGAACCCGACGGTGCCAGGTTCGACTCCTGGGTGTCACGCTGTCGGCGACGTGGTCGTCGACAACACGGGTCGCACGCGGTGTGCGGCCGAGGTCTGGGAAACACCACAGGTGTCGCACCCCGGGTAGCCTCGTCCGACCGGGTTCAACTCCCGGGCGGCCCACGCGATTAAGATCAGATGCCCGTAGGGCTTATTGATCCGAAAGTCGTACCTCTCCGACGATACAGGAGGGCGTGTTGGCGGACATGTCACATTCGCTGCGTGCTGTGAACGCGGGTAAGAGCTCCGGCGCCGTCCACCTGGCAACCGGGCCCAAAGATCACAGGGGTCTCTCGCCGACCCGGCGGACGGTGGTTGCCACGGCGGGCGCGTAGGTTGTGCGTACACGAGCGGTAGCGGAACGCACTAGGAGGCGGGGGTCGCGCGGCCCCCGACCTCCGAACATTCTGGGGAGTAGTGGTCGGTAAACACCGGTTCGAGTCCGGGGACGCCTAGGTAGGTTGCGCGGTTCGAGTCCGCTCTATAAGAACTGGTGCGCGAATGGGGCGACGGCCCGCCGGGTGGGTTCAACTCCCATCACTCCCACGATCACCTAGGCGTAGGTTGCACACGCACATGACACATGATATGATTAATTTGTGATCATAGCTGCTAGCTTACTCGTCGAGTACGGCACCGAGGTCATCTGTGTCGTCTGCGCGGTCGCGGTGGTCATCGAGCTTATCGCGGTGTGGCGCGAGTGAGCGGGGATGTTCCCGCGGCGGCGTTCGTGTGCGTCTGTGTCCTCCTGTCGCTGGGCGCGGCGTCCGCGCTGACGTACGCCGTCTACCGGTTCATCCGTGCGCTGCTGCGCATCCACTAGTCACCATCACTTCCGAGAGAAAGATGAGAGATGACACGAGGAAGACTGCGGCGTGCGTTCACCGCCGCGACGCTGGCGGGGGTGGTTGCCGTACCGACGGGGGGCTGCGTTCGTGATCAGACCGAGGATGTCGTCGCGTATGAGGACTGTGACGAGGGCGACCAGGGACCGCCGCCCGGATACCCGGGACGCGAGGCCGACTGCGGCTTCTGGATGCGGAATGGCGTCGCGTCCAACGTCCGGCTCGACGACACGTGGCTGTGGATCTGGTACCCGTGGGTGAGCCTAGGCTATCGAAGTTACCCGTCACCTGGCTGGAAACCGCCGCGCGGGGTCACAGTTCCGACCCGGGTGATCACCGTTCCGAAGGGTAAGACTCGACCGTGTGCGCGGGGCGCGGCGACCGATGTCGCCGTGGTGTCGCTCG